GTTCAAGTCTCCCCAAGAACTTCACGAAGCCATCCTCAAGGGTATTCCTGTAACCAAAGAACAAGCGCGTAAACTAGGCTTGACTGCTGTCAAAATCGAAGACTAGAATCTATAATACGATTATCATAGCCGTTAGCGTTAACTCTCGCTAGCGGCTATTTTACATCTATAAAAGAAATGAAAGTATGGGTATAACCCAACAATATAAGTAAGAAACCCTTGATAGTTTAGTTTAATATGAAAGATCTATCTCGCGAACTACGTAAACTGGCTAACAAGCTAGCTGCTATCGACACTCCTGAAAGGGAGCGTGAAGAGCGTGAGAAGGAGTTGAAAGATCCATTCATGCAGGGGCTACGTGAGCGTATGGACCCTAGGTATAAAGTGCTACGTGAGCGTATGCAGGAAAGTGAATCTACACCGACAAAAGACAAGGACGGTACTATCCGCTGGCTAGATAAAAACGGCAAGCTCCATCGTAAGGGTGGGCCAGCAGTTGAGTATGGCGATGGACGCAAGATGTGGTATCTCAACGGCAAGCTCCATCGTGAGGACGGTCCTGCTGTCGTCAATCCAAATGGCGATGAGTTCTGGTATTATAATAATCGCCCTCATCGGTCCAACGGCCCTGCAGTGGTATATGCTGACGGCACTCAAAAGTATCTTCAAGGTGGCATGCTCCATCGAGACGATGGCCCTGCCATTGTGAGTCCTGATGGCAATCACGAGTGGTATCAATACGGCAAAAAAGTTCGCTAGAACCTTGATAGTTTAGTTTAATATGAAAGATCTATCTCGCGAACTACGTAAGCTGGCTAACAAGCTAGCTGCCATGGACACTCCTGAATAAGAGCGTAAAGAGCGTGAGAAGGAGTTGAAAGATCCATTCATGCAGGGGCTACGTAGACGTATGCGTGATCAACTTACGTTGAACTCTCCTGAAGTAAAAGAGGCTTTCACGCAATATGCCGTGACTGCTATTTGGTCTTCTACAGATGACGAAGGCGAGCCTCTTGATAAAGAATATGATATGTCAGATTTGTCCGAGTCTGCCAAATCTACCATGCTCAATGAATTATTTGATTTCACCAAGCAAGTAAGCCGTCTAATTCCAGACCACAACTTCAATCTGTCTGACCTAGCTCATGATTTCTGGTTGACCAGGAACGGCCATGGTAGTGGCTTCTGGGACAACCAGGGCAAGCCCTGGGCTGATGACCAGATCGCTCAAAAGCTTACGGATATTTCCAAGAACTTTGGTGAGCAGGACCTTTACGTCGGGGACGACGGCAAGATTTACATCGGGTAGCTGGCGCCCCGCCGCCGCCCTGACTGCTGTAATTTGTCTTGCAGTTTCTTGTTGCTACGCAAAATTTTTCTGCACAATTTCTATTGACACACCTCTTGTCTTGTGTTAGTTTCTTTTCTGTGCGAATGACGCACCCTATTAACCTTAAAGGAGGTTAAGGCAATGTCCCAGTCACTTGAAAAGATTAAAGAATATCTTGATACTCAGATTTATCAAGAGTTCGAAGAAGTCTATGCGGCGGCAAGGGCTCTTGTTCAGAGTTGTGAATCGATTAACAAGAACTACGCTGACGGCAAGAACCATAATATCGTTCATTATATCAATGATATGAAGAGCGATATTCATGAGGCTTCTTCTTCCATTGAAAGGTTGAATGACCTGGTTCAGGAAGAAACGGATCGCCTGTCTCAGGACTAGGGTAAACGAAAAGGCCTCGTATATAACCTATACGGGGCCTTTTTAAATGAAAGTATGGGTACGTACCCAACAATAAAAAAAGAAATTCAACTTCTATAATAAATATATGCGTATTCTTTTCATAACGCATCCTAATCTTTATAAGACCAAGGGTGGCGATCTCGTTCAAGCGTTAGAGACAGCAAACGCAATTAGATTTTATGGACATGAAGTAGAAATCATAACTTCTGATCAATTTGACGAAAGCAAGCACGTAGATTTTGATATCTATCATTTCTTCAACGCTCAATACATGAGTTCAACAGAAGTTATAAAAATATTTGATGCAAAAGATAAGCATAATATTCCATTAGCCATCTCAACTATTTATTGGGACCAGGCAGAAACAGAATATGCCTCGACTTGTATCAAATCTTTCTTTAGTCAAGACGGCAACAATATCAACGAAGATAGCTTTCTTCAGGCTCTGTCAACCAAGACTCTTGCACTAAATGGAGAAGGAGGTAAAAAGTTTGTCTATAGCCGATACAAGCCGATTACTGAAAGTAAAAATGAGCAGTTTTGGCGACTAATATTTAAAGAGGCGGATATATTTTTACCTAACTCTTATCTTGAAGCTCAAAATGTACAGCATAGTCTTCTTTTGCCGAATATACCATTCAAAGTTGTAACAAATGCTGTAAATGCAGAGAAGTTTTCTAAAAAAATAGAAAAGCACCCACTAATTGGTAAAGAGCCTTATGTTCTATCTGTAGCGCGTAAAGATGATAGAAAGAATCTTATTTTAATTGCAGAGGCAGTAAAGCAGCTTGATTACCGCTGGATTGTTATTGGCGCTGAACCATTTAAAGAATATATGGACATTCTACGAAAGAGAAAATCCAAGAAGACTATTCTGATAGACAAGCTTGAGCAAAAAGAGGTAGCAAGTTTTTATCAGCACGCTCATGTTCATGTAAACGCAAGCTTTTGTGAGACACCATCTCTTTCTTCTTTAGAGGCAGGCTTATCTGGGGCATGCAATCTTGTTGTCGGAAACAGATCTGCTGAGATTGAGTATTTCAAAGAGTACGCTTATTATTGCGATCCTTTTGATTTTCAAAGTATAAAAGTTGCTATCCAGACGGCATTTGAGAATCACGCAAAAGATACAAGCAGAAGAGATCTTCTTAAGCAGATGATCTCTGGATATAACTGGTATGCAGCAGCCAGGCAAACTATAGAAGCCTATAACATGATAAAAAGATGGTAGTTTTTTAACTGCCCTCTTTTATTTTATAAGACTTACTTGTTGGCGTAAGCCTTGACGGTGACGACCATACCTGGCTCACCCGTCAAATGGCACTTGCCGAAGTGCCTGCCTTCTTCTACGGCAAACTCTACAGCACCATGCTTTGAACGTAATTCATGCTCAAACTTTCTAATGACAAGCTTGGACTCGTCAGAAAGGTCCATATGCTTCATCTCAAAGTCACCGTAATGCAAAGCGGGAGCCATATGAGGACAAACGTCATATTCTCCTATCTCTACTCGCGATGCTTTCTTGACAACGTGATGATGCTGTATGCTATTAATCAAATTAGAAAGTTCTTCAACACTATCTGTAAGATTGACAATGCCTATTTTGGCATGCTTCTTGAAAGCACCAGATTTGTCATTCAGCGTGTCGCGAACAAAGTTAGCCACAACAAGCATGTTCTCAAGCTTTTCTACGAGTAGAGAAGCTTGCTTGCTCTTAGCTATATCGTTCTCGACAAAATGAATCAATTCGTCTATTGAGTCCATGATTCTTCTTCCGAATCTTCGTTTTCCGAATCTTCGTTCATTTCTTCTTCTAATTCGTATTCTACACTATCAAAACAAGCAGAGATGGCTCCGACTGTATTACGCATATCAGACAAATCCATCTCACTTAGATTGCCTAAGCTCTTAAGAGCTGTATCTACGTCAGCAATAAGATCATTACCAAGGCCCTTTAGCTCGTTCAAGCTATCTTCTGTACCAGAAGCCTTTTTTGGAAGACCCTTAAGAGCTTCAGATAGCTTCTGCAGTTCTGCTGCTACTTTTTGAAATTTATTGTACAACTTTATATACCTCTATATAATAGTAAATATTAATCTAAGCCAAAGATTTCAATACGATCTTTTAGCTCATAAGCGTATTCAGATAGAGTATGCGGAAACTGCGAAGCATGATGACTTACATCGCCAAGCTTCTCTGACATCTCCTTGAGCAGTCCAGGTATTGGAGAAACTGTTTTTTCAGCAACCGCTTTCTCAATTGCAGCCAGATTCTTCGTGACTAGATCAGCAGCTTCAGCAAGATGTAAAGCTACCATCTCTAAGTGGTTTACCAGTTTTGATGGCGCAGTAACCTCTTCGACATAACTAACGACTTCTTCTTTACCTACTTGCTTATGTGCGTCATTCTCAAACCAATCTGTACCTTCTTCGACATCAGCAGCCTCAAGTCGCTCACTTAGCCATTTAAGATCTCTTGCGATGCGAAGAAGATTATTGGTTGCTTTTTCAGAATTTCTCATGTTTATACCTCACTACAATTATTATTTATTAAAATATTCTAACTGCTTCTTGAAACTAGAAGTATATAACTCTAAAGCTTCATAAAACTTGACCATATCACCGAAGTGACTGATTCGACTCAAGTTTTGTACGATAGATTCAGCTTGCTTTTGAAGTTCCTTGTTTCACATCAGAGTTCACGTCTTATTTCAACGTTTCCAATTTTATTCGATCTTTCGAGCATAAGTTCTCTGATTTTATTTCTGGTTTCTATTTCAAGCTTTTCTACTTGATCAATTCTTTTCAGTGTTTTCTTTCCATAAGAAACAGGAGAGAATTCATATGCTTCGCCAAGATTGACAACCATATCAGATATTCTTGTGTTTATTTCTGAGGAATGATTCAACACACCCCAGATTTCTACAGCAACAACACGCCCACGCATGCCAGTGACATCGTCCCAGCCTGTTTGTGGAAGAAACCCTTCGGCTACTTTGAATAACAGTTCATTTGCTTGATGAACCGTCTTGAGTTCGTCCATCCAAAAACCAAGCTCAGAAAAAAGCCCAGGCTCAAGCATGTCTGTTTGAAAAAGCTTCGTGTCCTTCTCTAGTTGAAGATAAGGAACAAAAACTTCAAGTACGTTTGCAAGACCTATGAAAGAACGTCCAGCATAGTTATTGTTAAACGCTACAAACTTATGGTTTCTTAAAAAACGCAACTTGATAACCGACACAAATTTCCGATATAATCTTGTCAGGCTTGCGCGAATATTTGATAGAAAACGTACTTTCATATATGACTTATCCTTTCTATTATTATAGTGAATACTTATAACGTAGTTGCGGCTTATATCAAAAAGATTGCTCGAATACCCAGGCTTCCAGAAGGCTTGCTTGATGAGATCATGGACTGGGTAGCACTGCCCTATACAGCCAATCTGAGGCTTATCGCCAGTAATAAAAAACCTCGCGCATACTCTCAGACGTTTAAAGTAAAACAGCTTAACTACGCCAAGCTAAACAAGAATAAAATCAGTGTGGCTATTTTGCCTAACAAAGGAAACATAGATGCTCAATATGATGAACGAAATAATCGTATTGAAATATTTATGCCAGAATTGTTAGAGAGTACAAAAGATATTATTCTATCTAAACAGTATTTTGATAAGCTACATTATCTTCTAAGATTACTTAGAAAAGATATACACCATGAACTGATTCATTTTATACAGTTCAATACGAATAAGTCTATTGGTGGAAAAACAGATATGTACGAAAAGTATCAAGAGCTACAAGAAGATTACTTTATATCACCGATAGAATACAAGACACAACTAGTTAATGAAGTAGAAGAGTTCAAAATAGGTAATCATACTAAAGATGATATAACTGATTTTATTGCTGAATCTGTATACTTTACTTCATTGAAGAATAGAGCACCAAAAAGATATCAAAAAGCTGTACGTGATTTCTACAGTATTCTTTACAGAAACTCTTGAATTCTTTCTTTATAAGCTTTCTTAGCTTTCGTCAGTTCTTTCTGTAGATACTCTGTAAGCTTTCCACTGCTGCTCACTTGGCTTGCGAACTTTTGATTGATTGACAGTATTTCATCAGTCATGGCTTCAAAAGGCCTATGTGCGTGCAGACCAATGTCTACAAGACTAGGCACAATGCTTTTGCCAGATTTGATGAGATTTAATGTAGGCTCTTGCATTAGTCCTTCTCTCTTGGAAGATTGTTTCTAAAAAACTCGATAAAGCTCAAAGCTTCTTGAAAGTTAGAAAATCCAGTATTATGATAAAATAAATCGCCGTCTTTATTGATCTCAACCTCGTAGTCATGACCATTGTCAAGAATACGGTAAAGTAAATTATTTTCCTGAAATTCCATGACCGGGGTTAAGACCAATTGATAAGACGATTTGCCAAATAACTGTAGTAAAAAGCGCCAACCTTTTTTGAATATTTTCATGACAGCGCAATCCCCCGCTTTCACACCCCACAATTAAGCGATTATTAATCATTCAAAATAGTTGGAAAGAAGGTGCCTGACTTTGCCTCGTAAATCCAAACCACTCGTTTGTTTTTGATAGTCAACCAGCCTGGAACCCTCAAGAATCAAATCGCCTAAAAATATAAACGATGGATACTCGACTACTTCAAGCAATAAAATATGAGCCGTCTCGACCACCACACACACACGCTTTGACAGACAAACAATGCTTGCTGGATCACTTAAACTGAAAGATGTCTCATAAAGCAAACGACCATGAACATCATATATAGCTAATGCCCGCGCCCCTTCGTCAAGTAACAGGCGCATTTATCATCATCTCCCATAATAACTTTTCACTCCTGACGTTTTATTTGATATCTTATAATAGGAAACTAATTAATGGAAGAAGACGATCATATTAATTTTGACTATGACGTTTTAAATAAACGTATAGCTAAAGCTAAAAAAGATCCGAGGTATGGTCTTGATGATATGGACTTTGGTGACATAGCCAAGAAATGGACTCAATCTTTTAGTAGCCTAAGTAAACCTAATAGACGTAGTATTGCTGATAATCTAAACTTTGTAGAGTTTCTTAAACTTATCAGTAACTACAGTCATATTAAAACAAAAGTTGGTTATATACTTTATATTGGTAAGTATATAGTCTCTATTCTTGGTGGTGATGGAGCTTTCTGTGATGAAGCTACTTTTGAAGTTGCAATAATAGATGATATGAATGAGTTTGTTACGAATACCTATGATTGTGCAGCAGATAGTTTACAGATGACGTTACATTATCAAGATTTGGTAGATATAGATAATATTATTACCTGGTGCTTGAATAAGAGTAAAGATATTTCTGATTGATCTTTTCTTTGATTATATCATTTCTTACATTTGTTTCTGCCGATTTATTTCTAGCATACGTGATTTCTTTTTGAATAAAAACACGAATAAAATTTTTCGCGCACAAGAAATTAAATAAATACCAGTAGAAAATCACGGTTTCATATTTGATAGATTTGATTGTATGACTGTAATTTTAGTTAATAAACATTAGTTTTGGTTGAATTATCCTGAAAATAAAAAAGTTTAGAAATTTTTGTCAGAAATTTTTATAGAACTTGAAGTATTCTACCAAATCAAAAAAGTTCCGCGCCAGCGCATGACTATCCCAAGTAAAAAGCCGCGCATTTTAGCGCGGCTTTTTTTCATTCCACTCAGTAATCGCGTCGGTACTTTAAAGATCCAGAAGAACCCCATACGTCAGTATGATCATCTTCTTCTAAACCTTCGCGCTCAGATTCGGCGTCAGGAAGCTGATCAAGAAGATCTTTAATATCCTCTGCAGACACCCCGTTAAGAATGCCTTTGAACTCTTTTTCTCTATCCATAGCTTATTATAGCACAGCCAGGAAGTTACTGTTGCTTTTGTGCACCAGCATCATTTTGCCCATGATGCTTCTTCAAGTCGCTATTGTACATCTCTATTGCCTTCTTCATGTCGCCACCGGCACTACGCAAGTACTTTTCTTTGCGATGGTGAGCAATAACTTGCTGAATCTTCATGTCTACTCCTTCTAGCTCTTGCTCAATGTCATAGAAGTCAGGCATATCGAGATCCAATAAGGACTTAGCAACACTACGTAACCTATTGATAATAGGAATGAGGACCTTCTCCTCGGGGGTCGCGTTTGGCATCTCACGAAGCATGCCTACAGCGGCGTTTTTCCTGGTTACAGAAAAACGCCTACCTTTTTCATTTAAACTGCGGTCCATACACTATAAGAGATTCAATAACGTTCTAAAAATCTTATGCCATTGGCTTTGCAAAATTCTTTAACTGTCATTTTTTTTTCTACTATATAGTCAACATAATCATGCGGATATGTTAGCTCAGTATGATTTTTCAAATCTTCTAGTATAGATAATTTGACGGTTTCGAGGTCACTATCGTGTTTCAAATCTACGCAGCCCTTGCCGAAGTTAAAGAAAAAGTCATCAAGTCTCAGGAGAATAGACTCCAGGAACTGCTACGTGACGACTTCGGTGCGCGCCGCACACTACAATATATATTATCAAATAAGACTTTAAAAAAGGCATTTAATGCTGCTAAAAATGCTCACGCTGGCCAGTACAGGTGGAAGGGTCGCGGTGGAGTTCAGGCGCAACCTTATATCTTTCACATCATCGATGTAGTAAGGCACCTACTGGATTCTGGGGTGGAAGATACACACACTTTAGCTGTCGCTATTTTACATGATACAGTTGAGGACCATGCCTATACAATTAAAGAGCTAAAGTCTATGTTTGACGCCAAAATTGCCGATCATGTAAGTAAACTTACTTTAACTGACGAAGATAAGAAAGATTACTACACAAAAAAGATGCTAAAAGATAGCTTTAAACCTATACGTGACGTGAAATTAGCCGACAGAATATCAAAACTTAAGTTTATTCATGGGCTTCGTGGTGGTTATGATAAAGATATGCAAGCCAAGTTTATTAAGAAGTATAATAAGCTAAAGCAAGAGACAGAACGCGACTATGGGCACTGGTTCGATCAGGAAACAAATGTAGAACTTCAAAAGCTATACAATGCTTACATGAATTCACCACATTCTGAAGCCTGGTTCTCTTAGAAGTCTTCGATTTCTCTGTAGTATACTTCTCTAACTGAAGCAGCTTGTCCGTGCTTTATTACAAGATCTTCTATTAGTTTAAGTGGTCTTGTTGTAATAAAATCTGGAACTCCGTTTGAGCTTGTCAGATAATGTTCTCTAAATTCTTTTATACTTAAATCTGGAAAGCCCATATTGATTAAAGTATGCATAACATTTAAAATAGTTGCAGGTTTACCCTCGGGTAGTTTGATTACCTTCTGAGCGATTTTCAAGTTTCTTTCTTCTTGAAGATCTGCTAGAGCTTCACTGTTTTCTACTTCTGCAAGAGTTGCGTGTTCTCCGTATATGTCAATTAATGCATCGATCATTCTAATGAGCGGAAACATATCCTTTGCGGATTGCACGGTAGTTTCTGGTCCCAGGAGCTTTATAAGGTCCTGAACCATCGTCTTGATAAGATAAAGCTTACCAAGCTTGATCTCTTCGGATTCGTTACTCAAAGGATTAAACGCTCTCCTTACAGACAGTTCTTATTAGAATACTAGTAATATCATTAAGTATATGGGGCACAATAAGAGTCATCCACTAGTAGGCAAGCAGGTAACTGTCTACTGGAAGGATACTGACTGTGACTGGAAAAACTACGAAGTACTATATTTCGTTTATCCCGTTATTGGTCTACAAGGACTAAAGCAAGGCAATATAGAATTTACAGGTAGGCCAATTTGGATTCATTTCGATAGCATTGAAATGATTGAAGAGGGCCTTTACAATGGCAGTTAAAGTTTTTCAGTCTAAATATGGACATTGGAATGTACGTATTGGTAAAATGATTGCCGTTGGGTTCAGTAGTAAGATGATAGCTGAAAGATGGGCTATGTATGTACTACTTCCCGTTCTATATAAGAATTTGTTATTTGAAACATGCATGAAGTAGAATAGTCATTTTTGTGCGTATCTTGTCACGATAAAGCGTATTCTTGCTTTCATAGTCGCATAGAACTAGGCCCATGTGAGGCTTGTCTGCAACCTGGTCGAATATTTGTTCGATGCGATGACCAGTACCGTGTGACAAAAGAACGACAGAAACCAGGGAAAAAATCGAAGCGTCACCCTTGACCGTGGTGGTCAGATTCTGTTAAGGTTGACCTTGTCCCGCACCTGAAACGTACCAGCGTTTTCGTTGCTCAAAGGAAGGCTTCGAAAATTGTCATTGAAAATTGAACCGAATTTATCTCTCAAACTTCAGTTTCTGAAAGCATCCCTTAGGTCTGGTAACGTTAAGTTCATACACAAGCAGGATTTCCGCAAGGATTTTGTGAAGGTGTACGAAAATACGTTCAACCACGGTGTTACTCACGGAATACTGGTTAAGGGTAAAGTTGGAATCATGATTGTCCGTGGAGAAGTGCTTACTTCTATGATGGAAGTCGTTGATGCTCTGACCGTCGCAGAATCCGCCAAAGAGATCCACTAGTAAATTTAACTATCTCGCCAAGAATACAAACTTGGCGAGATTTTTTTGACCATACTATTGACAAGAACTAAAAATCGTGATACCTTAGTAATCAGGAGGGCGTAATGGTTATCTATAGTATCTGGTCGGATAAGGACGGCAATCTTTTTTGGAAGATCAGCGAGACTACGCTGCAGCTTGGCCTGCACGCTCTGGTCGCTTGCATTCATATCTTCTCTGTCTTTGTATTGCTTGTCCTTATTTCCTGGATTCCTATGATTCAGTTCGGTGACCATGTGTTTGGCAACTCTTTCTCTGATTCTCTTGACTATGTATCCTACAACAAGAATGTTACCTTCTGGGACTTCTGCAAGCACCTCAACTGGTTTTACAAGCTGAGTATCCTGGGTGGAACCTTTGCCCTCGATCATCTCATCACCAATAATGGCGATTGATTTGATAAAATTTATTATGTGAGATGATTAATGGATACATATTCCCTTCAAATAAGGCTGTAGATAGGCTATTCCCTCAAGAAGTGGATAAATACGAGAACTTTTCTATCATTTTCGTCTTTAGGAAAACTGATGATGAAAAAAGATTGAAAAACCTTGAAGCTTGCTTAAGGTACTACAGAAAAAATTATTCTTTAGCACAAATCATAGTAGCTGAACAGTTTTCAGATATACCAAAGATAAACGTAAGCCAAGATGTAGAGAAAGTTTCATTTGAAGACTCTGGACTGTTTTTAAAATCTAAACTCATGAATTTATCAGTCATTAGATGCAAGTACAATAAAATATTTTTCTGCGATGCTGATATACTTGTGGATTTCCATATTTTAAATAACTGCTTAGCTTATTTAGGAAGTTACGATTTTAGTAAACCATACGCTAGAAAGTTACGAGACGTAAAAATAAATCTTGAATCAGATGATCTTTTTTCAGAAAAAAGAGAAGTAACAAGGCAACGAACAGACTCCCCTCTTGGAGGCGGGGCATTCTGCTTTACCAAAGAGTTCTATCTGAAAATTGGAGGAATGGACGAGTTTTTTAAAGGTTATGGTTCTGAAGATCATGCATTTGGACTAAAAGTTGTCAACTTAGGTAAGGCATGTTATTTGGATGGAGAGGCACTACATCTGCATCATGATACTGCAGTAAAGACTTTAGTTAATTACAAAGAGATAGCCGATACAAACAATGATTACTACCATAAGCTATCTAATTTTGATCAAGAAGGTTTTGACAATTATATACGAAAACAGCGCTTATATTTCGAAGCTAACTATTTGATTTAACTATAATAATTTATGGATTTTCCAATTTCACAACTAAAAATAGAGCTAGAGAAGTTTCGGGCAGAAATTAGCCAGAAAATTAAAGACTTAGCTGAACTTGCCGGTAAGTTGAGCGAGGAAGAGATGTCTGAAAAGGTTGAAGATATCAAAAACCTTCAATCGATCATTCAATACAAAACTAATCAATACTTCAATAAGATTTCAGAGCAGTCTCAGAAGTCATCCTACACTCCTGAACAGGTTGCTGAGCTTACCAAAAGAATCAAAGAAAACCTTAAGTAAAACCATTTACCCTACTCTATAAAACTATACGAGGAGAAGCGTAAATGGCTAAAAAGATTCTATTTGGTGAAGAAGCCCGGAAGGCTTTAGAGCGTGGTATTGATCGAGTAGCTGAAACTGTAAAGGTTACTCTCGGCCCAAAGGGGCGTAATGTTGTTCTTGGCAGGACGATGGATAGTCCTCAAATCGTAAATGACGGAGTTACGATTGCAAAGGAAATTGAAATCGAAGATCCGCTTGAGAATGCGGGTGCTGCTCTTATCAGAGAAGTTGCCTTGCAGACCAATAATAAGGCTGGTGACGGTACAACAACATCGACGGTTCTTACTCAGGCCCTTGTAAAGGAAGGTCTAAAGAACGTAGCTGCTGGTGAGAATCCTGTTGGTATCCGTAATGGTATGAACAAGGCTCTTGATATCGTTGTTGATGCCGTACTTGATATGTCGATTCCAGTAGATACCAAAGACCAGGTTGAGCGTGTTGCTACGATCTCTAGTGGAAGCTCAGAGGTTGGTGGAATCATTGCTGAAGCTATGGAGATGGTTGGCAAGGACGGCGTTATCACAGTTGATGAGTCACGTACCATGCAAACTGTACTTGAAACTGTAGAAGGTTTCACTATCGACAAGGGTTACCTATCTCCACACTTTGTCAATGAAGATTCTGAGAATTACGAAGTAGTTCTACATGATCCACTTGTATTGGTTACAGATAGAAACATGAACATTATCACAGATGTTGTTCAACTTCTTGAGAATGTTCTAAAGTCTGGTCGTTCTTTGTTTATCGTTGCAGAAGATGTTTCTGGTGATGTTCTACCTACTCTTCTTGCAAATGCTCAGCGCGGAGGCCTCAAGTCGGTAGCAATCAAGGCTCCTGGTTACGGCGAGAAGCGCAAGGACCTTTTGGCAGACATTGCTATCATGACAGGTGCTGAGCTAATCACTGCAGAAAAGGGTTTGGAACTACGCACTGCAACATTAGAGCATCTAGGTACTGCTAGCAAGATTGTGGTTGGCCGAGATAAAACTACAATTATTGGCGATAATGATGAAGTCAAGCTTGAAAACATCGATAATCGTATCGATCAGCTAAGGAGCCTGTTGCAGGTAACAGAGTCTGAGTTTGACCGTGACAAGATTCATGAGCGAATCAGCAGACTATCAGGTGGCGTTTCTGTCATCAAGGTTGGCGCAAATAGTGAAGTAGAGCTAAAGGATCAAAAGCTACGTATTGAAGATGCGCTGAATGCTACTCAGGCTGCAGTTCAAGAGGGTATTGTTCCTGGCGGTGGCGCTGCTCTGCTTCATGCATCAAAGGTGCTTGAGTCTCGGCTATCTGACTTCAGCACCAGCGAGATGGTTGGGGCGCAAATTCTCCTCCGCGCCCTAGCTTATCCAATCAAGCAGATCGCAACCAATGCAGGGCTTGAAGGCGGCATGATTGCTCAGGCAGTTGTTACTCAGGATGCTCCATTTGGCTACGACGCTCAGAATAACGTCTACGGTAACATGTTTGACCTTGGTGTGGTTGACCCTGCCAAGGTTGTCCGTAGCGCTCTTGAGAATGCGGTGTCGATTGCCTCAATGTTCTTGACGACAGAGGTCTTGGTGGTCGAGTCCACTGGCTTAACACAAGATTAATAGAACACGGAATGGCCCGAGGCCTATAGGTGATTGGAAAGGTTGAGAGACCTAACCTTCACCCAAAAGGCTTCGGGCCTTGTTGCTAAAGAGGGAACCTAAAATGAATACCAATCCTTTCGCCTCTGTCACCAAGTTCTTCAATGAGACCAACAACGCTATTTCTAGCGAGATTGACAACCTTGACGCCTTGAGCGCTCAGGGAGTTGATATTACTTCGATGATTGAAGAGGCAAGCATCAAGGTTGCGGCGCTTCGCAAGCAGGCTGATGATCTTCTTGAGTATACGTACAACCAGGAAGTCGATAACATCAAGAACAACGGTTAATCAGCTTTAACCATAACGAACACCAGGCATCCTAAAAGGTGCCTGGTGTTTTACTTTTATAAAAAGGTTACTATAGATACTTATGACGCCATTGGTATAAATAATGCAAGATAATTTATTTGATCGAAAAACATACAATCAGATCAAAACAGATTTGATTCACATTCAAAATGATCTTATGACAACCCATGAGCAGCATGCAAAAGTTGCACATGTGGTTAACTTTGTACAGAAATCTTTGCCAGATGTATTGAAAGTTTCTAGCTCTGAAGAACAGCTAGATTTTTTGAATGACTACTTTAAAATTAAAGCGAAGCCTGTATTTGTACCTACCCTTGAACCAAGTGAAAACAGAAAAACAAGGGCTACAAACTTTATGCAAGCTTTGCGAGCCGGTAGAATACCTGACGATGAGATATTAGATAACGCCGCTGCTAAGGGCGGTAAGGTTTATATTATCGAAGAGGATGGTGACCCTTATCCATTAGACAGAGCTTCTGTAGCTGATTACTTGGGTAACATGCTATCTAAAAATAAAGATAATTCTTTATGGGTGAAGAAGTTCCTGACTGATGATAGGCTTGTTGACCTAATGCATCAAAAAGGTTTAATTGAGCAAATAAACCACGCATTCAAAAAAGATAAGATGGCTTTCTTAGATGTTTTTGAAGAAATTGCAGCACGTCATCCATTTGACAACTCTGATTTGTCCCAGGAAATTTTGAAGTTCTTATTCAGAGCTGAAATGGCTTCTGAGTCTCCTTATCTTTACTCCTTCTTGGATAAGCTTAAGAAAAATAACCATAACGTCGCTCTATCTTTGCTAATTCCTTTGGCCCGTAAAAAATACCCACGTGATAAAGTCAAGTATTGGGATAAGATTAAGCCAGAGACAGAACTTAAATTTTCAGACGAACCTTTAAAGGATGATGTTAAGGCTAAGTCTGATGGTACAACTGATAATAAGACTCGGAAATATCTTATTGAAAGAAGAGAGGATGAGCCAAAGTTATCAAATGCAAAAAATATTGCTTTAAGAATGCACAGTTTAGGTAAACGGAACGAAGTAGAAAAGGCTAAACAGCTTTATTTCAAAGCTTTAGCTGCAGGATTTAAAAAAGATATCTTACTTTCTGAGCTTAAAAAGTTACAAGGTAAATAATGTCTTTAGAATCTGATCTGATGCAGTTTGCTAAGCTGCAACTCTCAAATAAAATCAGAAAAACTAAAATAGATACGTCTACTAAGGAAAAATCTGGTTTTACTAGGCAGCTTAATCAGCATATTGCCCAAATCGCGAATGCCGTTTCTCAACTAATAAGAGATGGCATAGATGAAGGCGAAACTGAAAATAAGCTTAAGAGTGATATTGTTGATCTCATTCAAACAAGAGCTTTAAGCAAGGCTTTTTTTGATTCCATTGATGATACTTCTAAAGGGATGACTCTTGATGAAATCATTGATGTTTTAGGTATTGCCGATATTGATGAAGCGATAGAAAAGCTAAAAAAACTATTCCCAGGCAAAGCTTTAGATAGTGTTATTAGCTCAAATGAAATTGCCGAAAATAGAAAAAAGCTACAAGCTCTTAGGCAAGAGTTCAGTGACGAAATACAGGATGAAAAGAGGCCTGTAGAAGTTAAAACAAAGTCTTTCTGGTATAAGACTTTCGTGCAGATGACTTTAGGCATTTTAAGTAAAGAAATTCAGGCTAACCCTAGATTGAAATCTTACTTTTCCCTTGACTCTTTGACCCGAGGTGCTGTTACGAACATTTCTACCTTAGATAAGATTGTCCGTGTTGTAGGATCTGAAGAAAATGAAACGAATAAGACAATTGTCAACACTCTATCATTAAAAATTCCAGTATCCCTGGAAAGTAAAGCAGGATTCTTAAGAAAGGTAAAAAAACTTACTATTACCATTAGTTTAGATTTTTCAGAAATAAAGTTAGGCAGTAAAACTTCATTTTCAGTAGAAATATCTGGAATAAAGAGTGATGAGTATTTTATACCAAGCAGAAAACTAAAATTAGAGTCTAACGATCTTCTAGATATGTGCAGTGAAGCTGTTGATGATTTATTTATTCCGGCTCTTATTTCTTTACGAAACAAGGACGTTTTTAAAGAACTATAATTTTAACAAATATGAAAGACGATACCATTTTCAGTCTATCTGAATACAAGAACTACCTTTTAGAAAATGATTACGAAGACGATATCGCTGTCAAGGTAGTAAATCTTAAAATAAAGCATTCTGTGCTTGGCATAATTGGAAGGGATGATAAACCTGCAAGCACAAAGAAAATGGTGGTACGGGACTTAATTGAGCACTTAAATAAGTGTATGCATATTTGATATAAATTTTATAAAAAGTTCTTATATGGGCCTTATAAAATTTGCCGATGATAATCCAGAAAACTCTAACGGTTATGTCTGGGTTTATTTACCTGATCATCCAAATGCGATGAGCAACGGTTACATATACGAGCACCGTCTCGTTATGGAACAATACTTAGGTAGATTCTTGCGTAATAACGAACAAGTTCAGCACAAAGATGGCGTACAGGACAACAATAATATAGGAAACCTAGAGCTTTGGGTAGATGATCCAAAGCTTGGTTTAATTAGAGATACGATCTCTGATAAGATACGTAAAACTAAAGATGTCCCTGATGTACTTCAGAAGGACTATAAAGCCAAAAAGAAGCTAGAGCGCAGCATGGAAAAGAGCAGCGCTGTTTCAAGAGTAGTTTTAGCTTACTTAGCTAAAGGGTCAAAGATATAAAATAGCTTCCCGCAAAGATCATTGATCTTGCTTCTTAGGTAACTAGGAATGTTTCCATTTTCTTTACAGGTAAGCATTAGTTCTTTCTTTGTCTTCTTTAGAAAGTCAAACTCTGCTTCCCATACATGTTGAAGATTATCTGAAACGTAATCTATACAAACAAACTGGCACTTTTTAAGGTCTTCTTCCTGACCTACAATGTAGATAGAGAACACTCCAGCTTTTGTTTTAATAGCCAGGTCTACAGAGTTCTGCGTCATCTCTACGTAGTCTTCCCAGCTTTCACCCATCGTTTCTTTATTGAAAGGGTCTAGAAGTATTTCAGCCCTTGGAAAAGACTCTTTGCATGAGTTTGCCACGGCAGCTATTTTTGAAATCAGCTCTGGATTCTTAGTTTGATCTAAGGCATTCATAGAATAAACTAACCTCCTCTCTTCTGCTCTACTATAGACAGTTAAGAAGTCTTTTATTGTTCAGGTTTGTAGATGCAGAGTACCATCCTGATAGACAGTTACTACATCCCGCTAGCTAAGCTGGATGCTAGGCGCACTGTCATTATGCTGATTACGGGCCGCGCCATACCAGCGGAGCATACTCAAGGTAAGTACGTAGGGTTTATTAAACTTAATAGGAACCGAAGGTTCGTATTTCCTACACATCTTCAAGAACTAGTCAGCGGAGATACCTTCAAGATTCCATTCTGTATCAGGCTTATACATCCCGTAGACAAGAAGTTCTTGAAGTCAAGAACAGCTCCGTCCAGAAATGGCATACTAAAGCGTGATCGATACACTTGTCAGTATTGCGGATCTAAGTCTGCGCTTACTCTGGACCACATCATACCTAAATCACGAGGCGGTCAGGATTCTTGGGATAACCTGGTGACGTGTTGTAACCCTTGCAATAATAAAAAAGCAAATATGACCCCTGAAGAGGCTAATATGCCTATCATAAAACTCAAGGACTATAGCGTTGGTGAATCTTACTCAGACTTTTGGAAGGACTTTTAGCTAAGTGAAGATACTTATAGCTACTTTTGCTTTACTTGTTAGCTTGTTTCTAAGAATCGTACCGAAGTATACGGTTACTCGAAAAAAGAAGAGAGTTATCTCTAAGAAGCAAAATAATTATCTTCACCGTTGCCTGCAATCTAGAATACACACACTTCAGGTCATTGGTGACAATACTAGATCTTACGACTTCCCGGATAACTAGCCGGTATCTTGCCTTCTTCACACATGGGGCACTCTTCTGGGTCCCATGTTTCTACTTTTAGCTTTACAAAGCTCTTTAAGCTATCGTCATTACTTCTATTGACGATACAAACTCTATCTACAACTTTTGCACCATAAGAGTTTACAATGCTCACAACTTCATTCATTGTTTTTGCAGTTGTGACTACATCTTCTATGCATAAAACTCTTGCACCTTCAGGGAGGCTGAATCCTCTTCTAAAAGTAAGAGCACCGTTTTCACGCTCCAGGTACATAAATGTTTTTGACATGGTTAGTGCCAAAGTATAACCAAAAAGAACCGCTCCCATAGCAGGAGCTACTACATGGGTTACATCATGCTTCCACATAAGGTTTTGGTCGAATAACTTACCCGCAATAGAAAGTAGTGCATAAGGACTAGCATCTAACTTTGCACATTGTAGATAAGTATCTGAATGCTTACCGGAGCTTAGTTGAAAGTGACCTTTGTTTATAACCCCAAAGGTTTCAAACATTCTAATAGCTGGTGGTTTATTTGATTCCGGCATAAAACTTTGCTGTGTTAACTACGTTTTCATCTTCAAAGAAGGGTCTACTAACGTTAAAGATGAAGTTATTATGCTTAATCTTGTTCATTAAGCTAATCTTTCCTCCTTGAGCACCAATACCAACTAGAAGAAGAAAACTATCTTCTGCAAGATCACAAACCAGGTCGAAGTAGTCTTCTTCTCTTGTGGTTAAAACATAACCACAACGACCTTTGGTTTGTTTTACTATTTCTGTACAAACTTCTCTAGTCTGTACAAAACTAGGTTGAGACATTCTTGTTAATACAAAATGGAGCGAGCCCTCCTGTTTAAAGAAGGGCTCTAAGTTATCTATGCCGCAGTATGGGTTTAAAGTTAGTCCGTCAATATGTTTTACTTGATTCAATTTTGCATAGTAATCATTTGTTGAACCAATGTCACCAAACTTGCCGTCAAGAATGAGAACATTTTCAGGACATATTGATGTAATTTCTGAAATTATTTGATATAGCTCGTAAAACGAAGTCTTAGAAATAAAGTGAGCCAAATTAATCTTATAGGCTACACAATAATCTTTGGTATTTTTAACTATATCGACAATCTTTGAAGGATAACACTTCTCTGGAGGATCAATTCCGATACAAAGATGTGTTTTCTTGTATTTGATTGCTTCAGCTAACTTATTCGAGGCAGGCTGCATTTCTGGGATATACTCTTGCTTTACGAATATCAGATGAACCGATGATGAACTGCATGATTCGATCCATGCCCATACCCGTGCCACTGTGTAGTGGAATCTTCTTCGCCTTCAAGGGAGAAGTCCCATTGATTATATGCTCGCGGTAAAGTTTCAATACGTTTTCTTGGGGCTCCTCAAGGTGGGCGTTGAGGTACCAGTCGAAGTCTTCGTCCTGGACATTGGTTGTCTCCTTGAGGATTCGGTACATGCTGTTGCTGAGAAGCTTCTCGCAAATCTGGAAAACGTCAGTCTCACGCTCAGCGGCGCCAGCAGACTCTCCAGACAAGGGAAGAATCAAGTCTGTTGAGTTGACTAGTCTATCGTTCTGAGCGTTTGCCTTCATATTGAAGAACTTGATTTCCTTGGGGTAATGCGTAATGAAGATTGGGCCGTTTAGAAGCTCAGTTAAACGTAGCTCGTGATCTGCCTTTAGGTCGTCACCAAACTTTAGTTCTGGGAACTTATCTTGATTAAGTAGTTCAATAGCTTCAACATAAGTGACTCTTTGGAATTTTAGGTCTGTGATATCTTTTGGATTGCGACCAAAAAGATTATTTAGCTCTTCACCGTGATTCCAAGCAACCTCATTACAAGCTGCTCTCACAGTACCACTAATTCTTTCGATTAGAAGGTCCAGGTTGCCTAGTAGCTCTAATTCAAGTAGGCCAAACTCAGTTTGATGCCTGGCATCTACATCTGGCTCTGCACGGAAAGAACGAACTAAACAAGATACGTTAAACAAATGTGGAGTCCAAAGCTCCAAGTAAAGTTGGTTACTCTGAGCCAAAAAAGCTTCCTTGCCAAAATAATCGACTTTAAATAGAGTACTGACATTCTCACAAGCGCCAGTTACGCCTACGATGTGAGGCATTTGTAATGATACATCATGGAAGTTATGGCTATCTAGGTATTTTCTCGCACCCTTGAGGGCTGAGCTTGCCATTTTAAATAGGGCTACTTTTTGCTGGTGTGTATTCATTAATAAAATTCTCCTGGTTAAAAGAAAAGCCGGAGCCATTAGGCTCCGGCGTGGTAAGCTAGTCCTTGAATAAAGTTATTTCGATATAACATTTAGATTACCTTATTCTTGTATAAGCGAGAAACGAAAGAAGTATAAGAAATTTTATGGGTATTCCACACGCAGTAAATAAATTAGCGCTTCAGGCAAGGCTCACTCAGGTTTACCTTAACTCTGTTCAGAACTCAAAAACTAACAAGCCTGCCGAACTTCAAGCTCAAGAACTTGCTGCAGAGTTATCCAACGCTATTGCCGATTTTGTTCAGAACATCATGGTTCAGGTTAACGTGACTATTCCACCGGCACTGATTGCTCCACCAGGGACCATATCCACTGCTGGTAGCCCTGCTGCACAAGTCAGCGTCACTCCTGTGCCAATGTCACCCGTTCCGCTTCCCCCTACCTTTGGAAGCGTCCTATGATTTTTCGAATCAGAATGAAGCTATCCGCTTTTGACGCACCAGAACGAGCAATATCTTATTGTGCCAACTGCCTGGAGTATTTAATGACTCACGCAGATGTTTTTTATGTAACAAAGAAATCTGATACCAGAAAATATAAAAAACAATACACTTTTTGTAAAGAATGTTTCAGAAATCATCTTTCTGATGAGTTTGAGGCCAGTAAATGAGAAAAAAATCTTTAACACAACATTTAAGTGATAATATAACCAACTTTGTAGGTAGTTGGAAAGGTTTTATTTTTCATGCTATTCTTATAATAGCTTGGGTTACCTTCAATACGTCAGGTAGCGCTTATGTCTTTGATCCTTTTCCATTCATCTTTTTAAATCTTGCCTTATCTACGGAAGCTGCTATCTCAGCTTGTTTTGTTCTTATGAGTCAAAACAGAGCAGCGGATAGAGATCGTAAAACCTTGGAAGAGTCTTATGTAAGTAATCTTGAAAACAGACTATCGGTTGCAGAAATAGCTGACAAGCTAGATAAAATTGAATACCTTATCAAAAGATTGAGTAAGAGTAATGTCAAAGAAGAAAAAGAAGATTAAGTCTTTCAAGGTTATCGATGTTTCAAAGTATAACGACGAAAAAACCCGAGAGTTATTTGATGCAATCGTAGAAGAAACAAAAGATATTACTCTAAAAGGTATAATTTCTATTGTAGTTCCTGACAAAGGGCAACCTTTACTATATATGAATATAAGACCAGAAGATGCTTTTTTACAAACGTACAGAGCAACAGGACTTATTGCAAGTATGATTTCCATGCAGGAAGAACAAGATGCAAACTATGATGAATGATTCCTGGGTCTCTCTAAGCGATGAGATCGGGACTAAGTTCAAAGGTTGGTTTCGCCATTCTCACGAACAAGATGGCTTCTACATCGACATTCATCTTTTCTGGTTAGAGCCATTCGATGAGTTCATTGAGCTAACACCAGAAAATTTACATTATGGAATTTTTCATCATTGTCTTGACAGAGAAGCTTTTGAAACTGCCCAGGGAAACATAAACATTAATAGCCTGAAGACAGTATCCTTGTACTCAGAGCATGCACCAACCTTCAAAAGAGTCGGCAAGGTAGAGGATGTTGCTGAAAGGGAATCTCAGAGGCTTGAGGTTCAATCAGAAATACTCAACCTCCCGAAGTATCTAGACGTTCTAAAAGAAGTCATACAGGGCCGTGTAGAGCCTCAGGATGCAGAATTTCTGACAGGTTGTGTTTTGTCTTCCAAGATTCTTTGATATTTTAGGTTAGAGTAACAACACTATTATCCGTAAAGGGAGGTATTTGTTGAAACCTCCAAAGAAAGATATCAGCTTAGTACGCAGAGAAGTTTCACTATATGCATCTCTCGGCGGTAAAAGCTATAAAGTAAAAAATACGGAAAACATCGTACATTTTTTACATCTTGGACAAATAGAAAGATATTTCAAAGAGACAGGCTTGATGCCTCTTCTTGTCAATACGAAGTTTGACTTGTTCTTGGTAAATACGTATTACGATATTTACAGCCAGGAGACAGGAGAGCATCGTGACTCTACTCCTGACGAAGCTCTTGATGTTTATCTTATTGAGTACTTTTCGACAGGTTTCATCGAAGAATCTGGTCTCGTCAAAGACGGCGAACTGTAAATTTTTTCATAATTTCTTTCAAAAGATTCCAGTAAATCTCCTATAAGGAGTTGGAAGACGGAGCAGAAAATTGCTACGGTACACGGTCAAGCAAACCAATCCGTTCCTTACAGCTACTCACGGAACTTCAATTCAAGTAAGTAGATAACTATCTAACTTTGGAATTATCCCAAAGGGATCAAACTTTAAAAAAAAACTAAGACGAATAAGTTGACGACGACGAAGACGATAAGAACAAGTACGATAAAGCTGATAAGCAAGAAGACGAAGTTCAAAACGTTCAAGAGTATGATTAGTAGTAAGGTGATTAAATTAAATCTTTCAGATCATAAAAAGATCTAATAAAGTACTTTGACAATTTAGTAAGTTTCTATTGAAACTAATTTCTTAGATGAAACCTAAAAATACTGTGTATACTGTAAAAGCTTCAGCTAGTAAGAGAGATCTAAAGAGATTACTACTTACTGACAGATATGCTTTTAGAAATATTTTCAAGGTTCTAGCCAAAAAACCCTTGAAGGTAGATCTAAGAGATTCCAATCTTTTTGAAGAAGTCATGGATCAAGGTCCAATTGAATCTTCTATCGGTATTTCTCTTGTTAGTGGTTGTCTTGAGTTTGTTTTTAAGAAGGCTTACCCAGAAAAAAGCTATAGACTTTCTTCTTTGTATGTTTATGATAAAGACAAAAATGCCCTTTTCATTGACTCAAGAAATACAGTTACCAGTTTTGTAGACGCAATTGAAGTTCTAAGAACTAAAGGTTGCTGTCCTGAAAGATTAGGTGAACACAATTTAGCTACTTTGCAATCTTATGGCAGCGATGAAATAGAAATGTTAGCAAGATCTGCAAAAGTTAAAAAAGCTTACAGACTTGAAAGGTTAGAAGAAGTCAAAGCTTGCTTGGTAGAAGGTCTACCAGTAGCTGTCTTGTTAGATGTGTATGAGAGCCTGTTTGGGGTTTTTGTTTATCGGACAGGTGAGATTTCACCTCCTGATAAAAATGGAAAGAAAATAGGCCAGCACGCCGTGACTATCGTCGGGTATGATGACCTATTTCAAAGGTTTACTATCAGAAACTCCTGGAGCAAAAGCTGGGGAGATCATGGTTACGGATATTTACCGTACTACCTGTTCAAGTTTATGTTTATCGAAGGTTACGCTTTAAAAGTGTAACTCATTCTGTTTGTGGTAGACAATGATAATCTTTTCTATCTTTTCGGTAGAAGGATTACGTTTCCACAAAAGTATGTGTTCGCTGCTTGTTAGCGTATACATTTGAGAATGATCTTCATTCATACCGGCAAAGGTCATAGGATAAGTTTCTTGATCGATACCTTCGATAGAGTTGACAAAATTAACTATCGATTTTTGATCGGTATTTTCTGGGTCAAGTATTGTAATTTCAGTTCCTATTGGATCGCCTTTGGTGTATACGGTTTCTACTACACACTTTGGTTCTAGAACTATCCAGTACTTGATGCCATCTCCATTTTCCTGTACATGAAAATGTGGACTTTCCATATTTTTAGGATATTCAACAGGTTTGTAGGTAGAGCAAAGAAGTACAGCAGTTGCTAGAAAATTCTTTATCATGAGAATCCAGTATTTACTATATTGGTTTGGCGGTAGTAACTAATAAAAGGAAAAAGATATTACATATCATGTCGTATAATGATAACAACACTGAAGAGCCTATCTGGATTAAAGTTGTAGGTGACTTTGATACAACAAAGGAACTTCAGAAAGTAATTGACAATCTAGATATTGATTTTGGTGATGACTCCCGTTTGCTTGCTCGTACAAGTAAAAAGCGAGGTCTTCATATCGTAAAGGACCCAGAGCCTTTTCAGGATTATGAAGCAGATGCAGTAAGAGATGTTTTGACTGCGATTTCAGGCATTGATGAACTTTACTTTAGCTATGAACTGGAGACTAGTGAGTCGTTTGGTTTTTAGAATAGATGAACTCCTGGCTTATTACTACTGCCACGAATTCTATAGACTAAGAAACGAAGTTAACGCTTCAGAAGAAGACAAGGTCCTCAATAGAGAGGACCTTGTTGCCTATATGGATATGCTGCACAATGTGTGCAACAAGAACTTATGGGACAACGAACCTTATTTCTTTGGTGGTGACGACGAAGATTCACAAGTCTTGCTTTATAGCAAGAGCTTGTCTGTGTTTGTCAACTGCTTCGCAGTAAGGGTCGTCAGTGGTTTAGTTGAGCCTATATTCTTTCTGAAGAGTTTGCCAAAAAACATAAAAGATAATCATTTACTATCTATCTGTGTAGCCTTACAAGCTCTTAGAGATTTAGGTGTTAAGGCAGACAGAGCCTGGCTGACTACTGGAACAGAACATTTGTCAGTCGAACCTCCGGTAGAAAACTTTGAGATAATACAGCGTATTTCATCATGGCTAGCAAAAGGTGAGTACAGTGTCAAAGTTACAGGTAAGTGCAACTTCTGCCCATTGAAGGGTAACTGTGAGGTCTATGATAATATTGAGAGAGTCAAGAGTCTCTGCGTTAACGGCCCTTCAAGGTTCTTGTTTTGATTATGGATATATTAGGACAAAACGAAGTAAAACAATTCTTAGAGAGCAGGATTACTAATCTTCCTCCTACGATGATGTTTTGCGGACCAGATGGCGTTGGAAAAGTAACTACAGCAAGAGAGCTTGCCAAGCATATTTCTCTTAATATTTATGAGTTCTATCCAGAAGACGGTTCCTTCAAAGTCAATCAAGTTAGAGAGCTACTAAAGCTATACCGTGAGAATACCTCGGCAGTTTTCTTAATAGCCGAGGTAGATAAGCTTACAGGACCATCAGCGTCTATCTTACTAAAAAGCTTAGAAGATCCAAAGCCTGGAGTCTACTTCATACTTACCGCTAAAGAGTCTGATAAAGTATCTTATCCGATCTACTCCAGGTGCGTTACGCTTGAGTTCAACTTGCTGACAGAAGAATCTATTTCAAGCTATCTTCAAAACAAGTACAATCTTTGGAATGAGCATTATGCAAAAATAGCAAACGGTTCATTCAAAACAGCAGATGAAGTCGCTTCTGGTAACTTTATCGAAAGCCGTAATCTTGTCTGGTCATTTTTAAGTGAAGTAAAGTTTATTACTGAAGATAATCTAACAGTTCCAGAAAAGCTAAAAGACAATACGGAAGAGTTTGTCTCTATTGGACTAAACTTACTTTATGACTTAATTAAAGTTTTCAAGGGACAGACAGATTTAGTTGTAAACACGGACCTTATCGACGAGTATAAAAACTGGCTAGATAGGTATAGCTTTGACTTTGCAGTTTTTGCAATCATATGCTTTAGAGACTTGATTAAAAATGTCCCTAACTTTTACAATAAAGATCTTCATCTAAAGACTTTAATCCTAAAGCTTAAGCTAGGTTCAGTACCGTTATGAGTGCAGCGCCAAAAGAGTTATTACGTAACAAGCTATCTGAGTTGGGTAGAACGTTACCAGAATACCAACTTGAAAAGATTGTCTCTTTTATAGGAAACAATGATGTTCTTCTGCAGAAAGCAGCAGACAAGATAGATCTTCTTCTTGATATAGATACATCAATCAATATTAGAGACCTCGAAGATTTATTCGTAAAGAGAAGCTTCGATACATACCTTAAGCTTACTAAATCTATTGGTGGGCAAAATACCAAAGCTTGCCTGGAAGAGTTCAATAAAATACAGGATGAAGGATTTCTTTTATCTTTCGCAAACTATTACTTCAAGTGGCTAGACAAAGCTTTTGTTTTTATCGTAAAGAAAAACAAGAACCTGGAAGATCATCACATTAGAGAGTCGATGGGAATAAGCCACTTTGAGTTTTCTAATCTAGAAAAGTATATCAGCGGATACTCGTTAAAGAGGATAGTTAAGATTCTCAACGGTTTATGTGAGCTTGATATTGACATCAAGAGCAAGGGCTTGCTGTCGCGAGAAAGATTTCATAACTTTTTGATTGCAGCTTGTAGCGGTTCTTAGGTTGTTTATGATCAGTATTATTTAGGTGTGTAATACTGACTTATAATGTCTAAAGAAATAGATCCCGTATATTTTACGAACCACGTAAACAAAAAGCTAAGGCCCAGCGATGATCTTCAGGGTGAAGCTTCCGTTCATGGTTTGTCTGTTGCATCTAATGTTCAAATAGGAACAGCAGATGCAGCTCTTAAGCTATTTAGACTAGACAGTACCGGAAATATCAAGACCAGCAACAGCCTGGTTTTCAAAGGCGAAACTGGAGCAACGAGTAATCTAGTCAAGGTAGAGGGTGGTCTTTCTGTAGAAAGCGGATCCGGTTTATTTGTCAGAGCGCAACAAGGCATAAGAGTAATTGGTGATGACTCATCAGATACTTTGATTGACCTGACTCGCTTTACAAATTCTGAGCGGGCTGTTGTCAACTTTATACCAAGCGGATCTTTGAGTAGCGCAAATGTCAAGTTTAGCATTGGCTTTGACTACGGTAGCACTGGTTTCTCTCTTCTTTCATATAATGGAACTTCTACCACTGATTACTTGAACGTATCTGCAGCAGGTTTAGTAACTATTAAATCTGGTACTACGATAAGTGGTAATGCTGCTATATCCGGTACGCTTACTCAAAGAGGTAACGCTACCTTTTTAGGGGATACAAACGTCTCTGGAAATAGCTTTGTTTCTGGTAACTCTAACGTATCTGGATTGAGTACTTTAAATACAGTAAATGTTACAGGAGATTTTCTAGCTTCTGGTTTAACAGTAAAAAATAACGTTAGCATTACTGGCACATTAAGTGTCACAGGGCTAACTACTTTAGAATCACTTGTAATCAGAGGAAGCAGTACGCTTGATGGTGACTTCGGTGTACTAGGCGACACGACATTAAATACATTAGATGTAACTGGTTCGTTTGCTAATGTAAGCGGGTCAGCTACTTTTAATACTCTAAACGTTACAGGTTCTTCGTTTAGCGCTAGTGGAGCTTCTACTGTAAATACGCTTACAGCAACAGGCACATCTGTCAATGTTCAGCAAAACCTAAATGTTTCTGGCGCCAGTGTCGTTAACACGTTAGTTGCTAGCGGTGCAACCATTGGATTATCTGGTGCCCTTACACAAAGAGGGTCTGCTAGCTTTTTAAGCAATGTAAGTATTTCTGGAAACACCACAATAAGTGGAAATACTTTTGTTAGCGGGATTATTAGTGGCAGTAATCTATTAAAAGAAACAAATGGTCCTTTCTTCTTCAAGATTTTAGACGGTTATATAAACGCTAATCCTTCTGCCTATCATTTTGTAACCAGGCCAGAGCTTAACTCTTTTGGGAATGTACCAGAAAGCTATACAGTATTTTCTATAAAGAAAGATTCTTCTACTAATAATGGTGCTGATGATAAACAAGTTAATGGATTATATGTTGGGTTAACTCCAAACTCTGGTACAACATCCAGGTCAGAGCTAATGGTAGCGGTATCTGCTCAATCCATAGCAAGTTCAACTGCCACAACAGCATTTAATGGAAATGATAGTTTTAGTGGTATTTCTTTTGTAGCTTTATCGCCTAAGGTGACAGCAAGACAAGCAGGAACTACTGGTTCTGTAATTGCCTATGGTTTATACATTGAACCTCAGAAAACTGGGTCAATAGTTACATCTGGTATTGGTATTTATCAAGCATCATCGACAGACCATAACTACTTCAATGGTACTTCATATCTATTTTCGGTTGATAATGGCTTACGAGTTACGGGTAATTCTAGCTTTTTTACTACGCTAACAAGTAGTAATACTGTATCACATGAGATTTATACTACCTGGAACTTAGAAAATACAATTTCTGAATATTCTGGTACGATCCTAAGTTTATATAATAACCCATCTTCAATAACGCCAAGTTTTCCGTTTGCCCAGTTAACTAAGGCTACTGGACTTTCAATAAAGTTAGCGATAGAGACAGGATCTAAAAACTTCACAAATAAGACAGTTGGTATTTATGTAAACGCATTAAACTCATCTTCTTCAGATTCAAAGTTTACTTCATCACCTTCAGCTAATTTTACTGGAATAGCTTTATTAGCAGCAAGTCCTATTGCAGCTAATAAAAGTGGTTCTCACACGGGTGAAATACATTCTTATGGTATTTACATTGAACCTCAGAAATCCACAGCAATAATAGATGAAGGCTATGGCATTTATCAAGAAGGGATAAATGACCAAAACTACTTTGCGGGTCAAACTACTTTTGAAAAAGACGTTACTTTTAATAGCGGAATATATGCTAAAAATGGATTCTTTGATACATTAATTTCAGGTTCAGCTTTGAATGTAGAGTTTTCTTCTTATTTATCTACAGATTCATCAGCTTTATTAGGTATAGGCTTACCATTCGGTTCTGTTTTAGAGGGGCCAGTAGATGTTGCTTTAGGTACAGTTTTTAGAGACAATATTAAAGTTAGCGGAAACGTTTCATTAGCTCTGGTTACTGGATCTCAAGTTGGCATAAACACCATAACACCAGTATCCGGTTTAAGTGTAAATACCGACGCTGTTTTTCATAGTGGAGTTACGGTAAGCGGTAGTACACATCTAATCGATGATGTATTTTTTCATAATAACTTTGAAACATATAGCTTTAATGAGCCTTCAAGTGACCCATTGAGTTATGTTGGGGAAGAGTTTCAATTTACAATAAACAAAAATAAAAAAAATCACTTATTTTTATCACCAAATGCTACGAATGCTTATCCTACTTTTGAATCCAATGTAAACTATAAATTTCCAAATTATTATTCAAACACTATATTTTTACCTTCATATGATGATGTTTTAAACGGTACAGAATACAACCTATTTTTAGAACAAAGTTCTTATAATTTTACCATTAACGGAAAACAATTTTTTAAGTTTTATAATATAAGTGCACCAGTTGCTACATATATTACTGGAAATTACATTGAAATGCCTAGTTCTACTGAAGCATATCCTGACAACATACCATGGGATGCTCAATCTGCACCTTTGGATCATAGTTCAGTTGGGGTTTATCCTGCTCTATCTGTTGGTAAGTCCTTGAAGATATTTAAATGGTTAAAGTGTGTCTTAATTGGAAATACTTGGTATCTTTCTGATTAGTATACAATTAAATTACATGTTAGAGATAGATAAGATATGGCAAATGAACTAGATCAAGTTTATTTTATAAACCACACTCACAGAAAACTTCGTCCCAGTGATGATGTTGCTGGCGAGGCTTCTATTCATGGCCTTAGGATAGCGTCTAATGCTCAAATAGGTACATTAGATGCTGCACTAAAGATATTTACTCTTGACTCTACCGGTAACTTTACTACCAGTAACAGTCTTACTTTTAGCGGAACTGGTGGTTCTTTAGCTAACTCAGTTACCATAAAGGGGTCTTTAACTGTTCAAAGCGGTACAGGATTATTTGTCGAAAGCCAGGGTGGAGTTGAGATTACTTCTTCTAATAACTCTGATGTATATCTTAAGCTTTTCCGGTCCAACAACAACACCTTTAGCTATGTTCAGTTTGTCCCATCTGGTGCTGTAAGTTCTTCTAACCTTGAGTATAGGGTAGGAACACCTACCGGTACTACGAGCTTTGCTGTAGTGTCTTTCGATGGTACAGATGAACAGAATATCCTGGTAATCAACACAGGTGTTACTGTAGAGACAAATTTAGATGTAAAAGGCAGTGTTTCAATAACTGGTGACCTTATTGTCAGTGGTAATGTTATTGCAGATAATATAGCTGCGACTTTTGATCCAAGTTTACCTTTAGTTCTTGGTTCAACTTTAGAAGTATCTGGGGCTACTACATTAGAGTCAACATTAGTAGTATCTGGCTTATCTACTCTTAGCGGTTTAGTTGTACAGAACGATGTAGATGTTACTGGTAATGTTACTGTCACAGGCGATCTAACCGTTCTTGGTAATATCATTTCAGATAGTATTCCAGCAGCATTTGATTCTAGTCTTCCTCTAACGTTAGGTTCAACACTTAATGTAAGTGGTGTTACAGTATTAGAATCTACTTTAGAAGTATCTGGCGCTACAACCTTAGACAGTACATTATTTGTTTCAGGTCTATCTACTCTGAGTGGGTTGACTGTACAGAATGATGTTGACGTTACTGGTAATGTGACAATAACAGGTGACCTGACAGTTCTAGGTAATATTATTTCAGATAGTATTCCAGCAGCGTTTGATCCAAGTCTACCTTTGACTCTTGGGTCTACATTAACTGTATCAGGCGTAACTATACTAGAGTCAACTCTTGAGGTATCTGGTTCTACAACATTAGACACTACTTTAGTCGTATCCGGATTGACCACAACAAGTGGTTTGACAGTTCAGCATGACACGAATATTCAAGGTGATACTTATATCTCAGGTGACTTGACTGTTGCGGGCATGATTTATGCCGATTTAGGTACCACTATTGACCTTAACTCCCCAGTTGTATTAGGTAATACTTTAGAAGTATCTGGAGCAACTACTTTAGACAGTACATTATTAGTTTCTGGTCTGTCTACGCTAAGCGGATTAGTTGTACAGAATGATGTTGATGTTACAGGTAGTGTTACTATAACAGGGGATCTTACTGTCCTTGGCAACATCATCTCTGACAGTATTCCAGCATCGTTTGATCCAAGTCTCCCATTGACGCTAGGTTCAACGCTAAACGTAAGTGGTGTTACGATACTTGAATCAACTCTTGAAGTATCTGGATCGACAACATTAGATAGTACATTAGTTGTTTCTGGGCTATCTACGTTAAGTGGTTTAGTTGTTCAAAACGATGTTGATGTTACGGGTAATGTCACGGTAACAGGCGATCTCACTGTTTTAGGAAGTATTATTTCAGACAGTATTCCAGCATCGTTTGATCCAAGTCTCCCATTGACGCTAGGTTCAACGCTAAACGTAAGTGGTGTTACGATACTTGAATCAACTCTTGAAGTATCTGGATCGACAACATTAGACACTACTTTGTTCGTATCTGGTCTGTCTACGCTAAGCGGATTAGTTGTACAGAATGATGTTGATGTTACGGGTAATGTCACGGTAACAGGGGATCTTACTGTTTTAGGAAGTATTATTTCAGATAGTATTCCAGCATCGTTTGATCCAAGTCTCCCATTGACGCTAGGTTCAACGCTAAACGTAAGTGGTGTTACGATACTTGAATCAACTCTTGAAGTATCTGGATCGACAACATTAGACACTACTTTGTTCGTATCTGGTCTGTCTACGCTAAGCGGATTAGTTGTACAGAATGATGTTGACGTAACAGGTAATGTAACAATTACCGGTAATCTAACAGTTGATGGTCAGATATTTGCTGACTTAGGTAGCACTATTGATCTTAACTCACCTTTAGTATTCGGGTCAACCCTTGAAGTCTCTGGTGCTACAACTTTAGATAATACATTAGTAGTCTCTGGTCTATCTACTTTAAGTGGTTTAGTTGTTCAAAACGATGTTGATGTTACGGGTAATGTCACGGTAACAGGCGATCTCACTGTTTTAGGAAGTATTATTTCAGATAGTATTCCAGCAGCTTTTGATCCAAGTCTACCTTTAGTGTTAGGTAGTACATTAGAAGTATCAGGTGCTACAACATTAAGACAAAGTCTTTTAGTTGAGGGTGACACAAGTACTAGTGGTATCTTTGTAAGTTCAGATGCTATTGTAAGCGGTAACTTATATACAAAAGGCCTAAACTCTTATATAGGATCAGGTGGTTCAGTCGGTACAAGTGCTAGCTACGCACCAGTAGTTGAGGTTTCTCTTGACGATCAAGGTGAGTTTATAAGCATGACTCTTATGGTTTCGCAAGATGGTGGAGGTGACGGCAACAACCATAACTCTGCCATCATTCAACTTAGAGTCAAGCAGCAGAACACTCTTGCTGACGCATTACCAGAGCCACCAGGAACTCTGACTTTAAGTGAAGCAGGATTAGCTCAATGGTCTGCTGTGTCCGGGGCAACTTCTGGTTATCAATATCAGTTTTCCACTTCTTCTACACCAGATGAAAACGCTTGGTTATCTACCATGTTATTACAGGCATTTGAAGATATTTCAGGCTATATAGGACAAACATTTTATGTATTTGTAAGAACAGTTCCGGCATCTTCTTATACATCTCAGTATGTCTTTGTAAACTATCCCGCACCCTCTAATGTAAATCTTGACGATTTAGGTAACGCTAGTTGGTCTGCGGTTTCTGGGGCAAGTAGTTATGAGTATCAGTACTCTACGGATAGTACACCTGGATTAGGCTGGTCTGTCACTTCAAATCTCACAGCATTTTTTGATATTTCTGAAAACATAGGGCAAACTTGGTATTTCTTTGTCAGAGTAGCTGCATCTCCAAACTATGGATCAGATTCAGTTGTTGTTCCAGCAGAAAACATCGATGTCTTAGATTTCAGTTCTCCTAATCATGACTTTTCAACAGTAAGACCAGGTTTAGCGATAGAGTCAGAAACAACTACAATAGACCTTTCTGATATTTTTATTTAGTTTTTAATTGCCTTTAGAATGGTTTAGTAGATACTATGCCCAACGAATATGTCTACAATTCGCCAGAAGTAGAGTTAGAAGTACTTTCTGTATCTGGTGATTGGAATCCTGAAGACTTTATATTTTCAGTAACCACAAATACAGAGCTTCTTAAAAAAGGAACTCTGTTTATTAAAGTTGGCGAAGATAATACCAATGTTGTTTCTTCCGTACTAAATTTCTCAAATAATGGTGGAGCTTCCTATTCAGTACTTAATACTGGAAATTCTTTAGTATCAAGTTTACCTGTGTCTGGTATAGAAACTAGTGCAGACTTTTTAGTAGCCTCCAGGAATGATTTTACTTCTATCTATGTTAATGATACAGAAAAAGTACGGGTAACTCTTACTGGAACCACATTAGATAACCTAGCAGTTACAGGAAATACTGTATTATCTGGTGATTTGGTTGTAGGTGGGAGCTTAACTGTAGATTTAAGCAGTTATTTAAACTTTCAAAACCCATTTGTTTTAGGGAGTACACTAACTGTATCAGGTTCATCTAGTTTACTAGGTGGTATTTCAGTAGATGGTGCTACAACTACAGACTCTCTAGTAGTATCTGGCGATACAGTTCTATCTGGTCTTGTTGTTCAGAACAGCTTATCAGTAACAGGAACTTCAACTTTAGGTGAACTAATATCTTCTGGTGATTTAGATATTCAAGGTAATGCATATGTTTCTGGTGATTTGATTGTTGGTGGCATGATTTATGCCGATTTAGGCACTACTATCGATTTAAACTCACCAGTTATTCTTGGAAATACTCTTGAGGTATCTGGCTCGGCTACCTTAGATAGTACCTTAGTAGTTTCAGGGCTTACTACAACAAGTGGGTTAGTTGTACAGAATGATGTTGATGTTACTGGAAACGTAACTGTAACGGGTGACTTGACTGTTCTTGGAAATATTATTTCAGATAGTATATCAGCACCTTTTGATCCAAGTCTACCTATTATTCTAGGTTCTACTCTAAATGTATCTGGTTCAACAGTTTTAGAGTCTAATCTTGAAGTATCTGGTGCGACAACTTTAGAGTCAACACTTGTTGTCTCTGGGCTGACTACAACTAGTGGTCTAACCGTATTAAATACTTTAGATGTCCAGGGTAATGTAACTGTAACTGGCAACGTTACTATAGAAGGCAACATTACGGCAAGTAATCTTGGCGGAATTGATCCTAATCTACCTATAGAGTTTGGCTCTACTCTTACGGTTACTGGAAATACCAACTTATTAGGAAACTTGAATGTTTCAGGATTGACTACAACAAGCGGCTTACTTGTAAAAAATAATATTATATCTAGTGGCACTGTATTAGCAGATGGCTTCACATCTTACATAAGTACGGGTTCCAGTATAAATACAGACACTTTTTATGCTCCATTAGTCAACTTATCTATTGCCGAGCAAGATAATTTTACTTCTTTAACTTTACTTATTGCTCAAGATGGCGGAAGTTCTGATTCAGACAGAAATTCTGCTCTTCTACATTTTAGAATAAAGCAACAAAATGAGATGCAAACTGTTTATGTTACCCCACCAGATACAGTTACACTTAGTGAAGATGGTGAGGCATCTTGGTCTTCTGTTGCAGAGGCAACATCTGGTTATCAATATCAGTTTACAAATAACGCAGTTCCTGATGAAAATGATTGGTCAGTAACTTCTAATTTGACAATAAGTGAAAATATAAGTTCTTTTGGCGGTCAAACCGTTTATTTCTTTGTAAAGTCATTTGGTGGAATTAGTTATAGCAGCGATTCTGTATATGTAAACTTTGCTGCTCCGGTTACCGTCGTTCTTGACGAAAACGGCGATGCATCTTGGTCATCAGTAACTAACGCTCCTGGTTATCAGTATCAGCTTTCTACTATTTCTACAGCAACAGGTACCTGGAGTTCCCAAGTAGTCACTACTAGTGTAACTGGGCTAAGTCTATCTGGGTTTACCGGAACAGTAGCTTACTTACATGTAAGAGTTACAGACTCTACCAATTCCAGTTTTGACTCGACATATATACCTTTTTCAGCGCCTACTGGAATTATATTAACTGTTGATGGTGAGGCAAGCTGGTTTGCAGTAACAGATGCGACAAACTATCAGTATCAATACTCAACTAGTTCTACTCCTGAGATTTTAGATGAAGACTGGACAACAACAACAAATCTTTATTCAAGCGAAGATATATCTAGTAATGCCGGTGATGAGGTATTCGTTTTTGTCCGGGTATCTGGTTCCGCAAATAATTATGGAAGCGATAGTGCTGTAGCGGCTGGTGTTCCAACTAATCTAGTGTTTAATACATATACTAGCGGTATAAGCTGGGATATGGTACCAGGTTCTCATCTTGTTGGTGGTTATAAGTATAAAGTCACAACGAACTCAGATGCAGACATAGCGCCAGAGGTTTGGGTTACTACGCCTACAGAATCTAACAACGTTATGTTAGACAGCTTCTCTGCAGGGCAGACCGTATACCTACATGTAAAAGTTGCAAATTCTGAAGTTTACGCTTCAACTTCTTCCTCAATGCCTTCAGCCCTTACCAGTGTTCTTTTAGATACTGATAGCAGAACGGCAACTTGGAATGAACCTATTTCTGGATTGTCTTATCAATATCAAGTCAATCAAAGCACATCACCGAATGCTATGGCTTGGGTAGCCGTAATAGGAATACAGCCTATATCGTTAAATCTTTCTCAGTATGCTTCTAGTGCTCAAGTATACTTCCATGTAAGGGCCAGCGGACTTACGGCTACAGCATCATATGATGACGATACTATGCCAGTCGTAACAATAGATCCTGCAACAGGAGAGGCAAACTGGGATATCATACCTGGGGCTAATGGGTCTTATGAGTATCAAGTATCAACCACTTCAGCCCCTATGGTGGGCATGTGGACAGCTACCGACAACCCACCAGAAACGGTGAGTTTGGCAAGCATCACAGAAGGTCAAACTTTTTACTTCTTTGTAAGAGCTTCAGGTGGTAGCTTCTATAACTTTACAAGCGCATTAAAGCCTGCCTCTGTAGTTAGTGGGTTATCTATAAATGTAGGATTATCTTCTGCTACCGGAAATTGGACCTACAACCCAGATGTTCTGTACCAATATCAGTTTGCTTCTTCCTCTACACCTAACGAAGGTTCTTGGCAAAATACTCAGTATTCCGGTCCTCCAGTTATGGGTTCAAGCATGCTGGTATCCCAGGGACAGCTTTTATATTTTATCGTACAGCGAAACAATACTCCTTCAAGCCGTTCATCCATATCAGGTGCAAGGCCTTACTACAGTGCCCCAACAAATGTCACGTTTAATTCAACTGGATATGCTACATGGGATCAAGTAATTGGTGCATCTTCTTATCAGTATCAGATAGGTACTTCAAGTACTCCAACAGGTGCAGTTTGGACAACGCCACCTTTTAGCTTCCCACCTTCTGTACAAACAGACGTTTCATCATATAACGGTCAAACTGTATACTTCTTTGTTCGAGTTACTGATTCTATAAATTATGGTTCTGCTTCTGCCCTCATAAATACAGGTATGGGCGGTGGTGGCGGGGCACCAATGTAGAGTGATTAGGTACGATTTAAATGCCATTTGAGTACGTTTATAACTTACCAGAAGTTGAGATAGAAATCTTGACTACAAACGGAACCTGGCAACCTTCAGATTTCGTTTTTACCCTAGAATCTAATACTGGTTCAGTAAAGTCTGGTACATTATTTGTAAAAACTGGAGCAAATTCAACCAATATAATCGCTTCAGTAGTAAACTTCAATCAAAGCGGTAGTGCGGTATTTGAAGTTTGTGATCCAACTACTACAAAAGATAGTGGTTTAGTAAGCGATCTTCCATCTGGTGATGATACTTATGCAAACTTTGGCACAGCAATCCGACCCACACATACATCTTTATATGTTGGTGGCTTCGAGTCTTTAAGGGCAACTTCATCTGGTATAAGAATTGGTGATACTGCCGGAAACCCATCAGCTTTATTACATGTATATGAGGATAATACTTCTGGTTCTGGGCTACTGATACAACAAGTTGGCTCAGGTGATGCTAAAATTAGATTTACGAATTCTAATACTTGGTCATTTGGTATAGATGGAAGTGATACAGGTAAGCTTAAAATTTGTTCTAGTGACTCTCTTGGTACAAGCACATTAATATCTGCAGATACTAGCAACAAATTAGCGATTGGTTCTGATTCTGTTTTAGCTTTTCATAGTTCATCAGATTTATTCCCAAATTCATCACCAAAGCTAGAGGTAAGGACTGGATCAGGTTCTACTGCCTATACAGAAGGCATTACTCTACGTCACGTAGATACTGGAACAAGCGGTACTTTATTCTTACTTTTCAAGCATAAAGATGAATCTAGCTCAGATAACTCTAATAAGATGACTGGAGTTGAGTCTAAAGTAAGCGGTTCATCGATAAGATTAAATATCATAAATCAAGGCACAACAGGAATCAGTATAGCATCTGGTCAGGTAAACGCAGTAAGCAGTTTTGTATTTGAAAGTACAACGACCTTTAGCGGAAATTCAACGTTTACGACGGAGATGAAAGGTTTAAGCGGTTCTTCTTTCATAAACTCAGGTGTTACATTACTTAGCGGCGCTACATCTACTCATGACTTAACTGTAAATGGTGTACTATCTACTCCATCTGGATTAAACTTTAGTGGCGCTATAGATGCGCTTAATGGAGTACACACGGCAAACGATTATGGGTTTAGTTTTTCAACTTCTGGAAACTTAGTAACAGCACCTGGTAATCCAATAAATACAACAGTATTACTGGTTCAAAATATAAGAACTAACCTGTCCGACAATTTTGTAGGTGGTTATGCAGCACAAGCTGTTTCTGGACTATTTGTCAGAACCGCACCAGAATCAGGAACTAGTAGTTTATCTGGTTCAGTAGCTATATCCGCTCAAGCCATTTACGACAGTAATAACGAAACCTCTTTTGCTGGAGGAGATTACCCAGACTACAAGGCGATTAACTTTTTAGCTCGCTCACCTAATGCACCTACAAGATCACCCCTTGGTACCCAGTCTCCCATTTACAGTTACGGATTATACATTGAGTCTCAAGATGTCGGTGTTGTAAGTGGTGGTTGGGGTATTTACCAGGCCGGTACGGGAGATCGAAACTACTTTGCTGGCGATATAGATTTAGCTGGTGATCTATCAGTCAGTGGTACACTTAACTTTGGCAGTGATATTACTGTATCAGGTAATCTTTATGTATCAGGAAACCAGTACCTTAAACCATACACAAATACTATTTTAGAAGCAACAGCAGATAATCAAGAATGGTCTATTGACTTAACCAATCAAGATGAAAGGGTTGGTTGCTACTGGAGAGTTTGGTCTGATGCTTCTGGGGGGGCTGGGAGCACAATTCTTTCCACAAGGGGTGATACGCTTAGAGTAGGTGTTCTTACGAGCAATCCTACTACTGATTTTGATGTTAGTGGTAGTGGTTTATTTAGGAGCAACTTAGAAGTAAGTGGGACGATAGAAGCTGGTGAAGCTTTATCAATTGGTCAAGCAGATATTAGCATACCCTTTACAGCAGCAAGGACTTATTCTAGCGACGATAACAACAACGTTGTAGATTTTATTAAGTTTTTTAGGAGAACAAGCGGCGTAACAGTGTTGAGCGGTATAGGATTATCTATGCAATTCTATGCACAAAACAGCGCCAGTGAGGATACGCTTTCTGGGTCTTTCGAGACTAATTTTAATACCATAACAAATGGTGATGAGACTTCTCAAATTATTCTAAAAACTATAAGTAATGGCGTAGAAAATTCAGGTCTTACAGTAGGCGACAAAATTGATTCTGCTATGCCTATACAGGTCAATAAGTTCCCGTCAACTACCCTAAGTATTAATGACACTACAGGCACGCAGCATTCATTTTTCATACAGGCTTTAGATGCAAATGGTTTTGCAGTTGGTGCTTCAAATATTGTAAGGACAGAAAATTATCCTAATGCAAGAACCTTTAGCTGGTTACCTGTTGCTGGGGCTTCTAGCTATAGAGTATGGGCATCTTTCAACAATAATCTAGCATCTATATCCATAGGTGGAGTTTACAATGTACTATTCACTGGTACGAATACATCATACGTCTATCCTGACGTAGCTCCGTTCTATACTGGAACCAAGAGAATTTTCTCTTACCACTCCGGTACTATTACCGCTGGTCTAGTAAAGACCAAAGATGTGATTAAAAACTACATACAAGGTATTGATTATTCTCAGACCTTCCAGTCAAGTGAGATACTAGTCAGCTCAACGTCTTGGACAACGATCACTTACGCTGAGGTTCAAGTAAGAGATGAAACTACCTTAGAAGAAAATCAATTTGTTCGATCTACTTTCAACGGAAGAGTAGATATGTCGGCTAATAACATTGTAGCTTTCATGAGATTCTACTATGAGTTTAGGGATTCCTCATATACTCTCGTAACTTCTGGGCAAACTTTTTTACCACCTATAAATGCAGGCGGATTACTTAATGGGTACTACCCAATAACCTTAGATGAGATCATACCTGTAACCGAGCCAGGATACTTAAAGATTTACGCTCAGGCAAGAAAAACAGATAGTTCTCCTTCTGGAACAGCCAACATTTATGGTACAATAATTATTCAGAAATTAAACTAATTTCTTAGTAAGTGTAGCCCTATAATCTCGTCAAGAGAAGAGGTTATAGAAAATGCTTACTAGTACATTTGGAAAGTTAGTAGAACCACAGTCTGTTACACTAAACGCCTTTCGAGTGGAGGAGCTTCTAGTTAATCCAGCAAGCAATCTAGTCAGGGTCAGGCTAAGTGCAGGAATTGACAAGAATGACGGAACTTATACTCCTGTTACTTCTGCTGGAACTTTCGATTTAACTCAAGATGGCCTTAGCACAGAGGTTCATGAGACTGTAAGTACGCTTTTACAGCAACTTACTGAGTTAGTCCAGGCTGAGCTACTTAATCAAAATAGAACTACTGAGGAAGTTCAGGCCTTTCCAGTAGTAACTACTGAGCAGGTAGGTGTCTAAAAATGGCTAAGCCAAGAATCCTTATTGTAACTGAAAGCCCGCACTTCGCGTCAGGTTATTCTGGTGTCTCGCGGAACCTAGCTAAATCCTTCACTAGAAAGTTCGATTTAGGGTTCTTGGCTTGGGGTTGGAGTGGTTACGTACCAACTTATTATGAGATGTCAGAGCGAGTAAGCTTTGGCGTGCCCGCCAAGTTCTATCATGTACTAGGTAATAGATTTGGCGCCGATGTTTTTGATGTTGTGGTAGAATCCTTTAAACCAGATGTAATTTTCTACATTGCAGACACTTTCATGCTTATGGGTAACTTAGCTCAACAGGTTCAGAAGTATCGCGGCAAAGTATGTCAGGTATTCTATTTCCCTGTCGATGGAGATTGCTTCCCTCTACCCTGGGTCCCTTTCCTTGAGCAGTTTGATGGTTTGGTTTGCTTTACAGAATACGGTAAGCGTGAAATTGAGAAGGTCACAAATAACCTTAAGGTAGATGTTCTTCATCATGGTGTTGATACAAATGTATTCAAGCCAGTAAGTCCATCAGAGAAGAAGGACCTTAAGGCAAAGTTACTTCCTTTCGCTAAAGATAAGTTTTTAATTTCATGGGTAGGCAGAAACTTCGTAAGAAAGAATCCACAGGCGATTATTCAGGCCTTAGCGCACTGGGAAAGAAACTTAGGCGGCGTACCGAAGGATTTAGCCGTTTACATGCATACCGCAGATAATGATCCAGCCGGATTCCCACTATCTGAGGTTATCAAGAGAGACTGCCCAGAAGCTACTCCTTATGTATTTTTCCCAGCTAACCATAATATTAATGACGGTATTCCAGTAAATATATTAGCGAATATCTACCAAGCTAGTGACCTATTTGTAAGCACGGCTATGGGAGAAGGTTGGGGCCTTCCAATTACAGAAGCTATGGCTTCTCGGGTTCCTGTAATTGTTCCTGATAATAGCGCTTGCCGTGAACAAATAGGTGACAATGAAGAGCGAGGCTTAGCTATTGAGTGTCCTACTGGTTTATACGCAACACATAACGTAGTTCAAAGGCTTATTGATCATAGACAACTAGCTGAGGCCATGAAGAATGCCTATGAGAACCAGGATTCTCTAAAGGATAAGGCGCAAACAGCCTATTTATGGGCACAAGATCATGCTTGGTCTGACCTTGGTAGGACTATGACAAATCTAGTTTCTGGTTACCTCGATAAAACCAGAAATAGCATCTCTCCTGCAATGATTCAAAAGGCGTAAAAAAATGTCGAAGATTCCAGTCTACTATCGAGCTCCTGTACTTGACGGAACAGGTTATTCAGAAACAGCTAGAAACTTATTATTAGGTCTTGAAGATACTAGTAAGTTTCATATACAGCTAGATAACTTTGACTCTAGTTATACAAGAGCCGATATTGAGCCTGGGATCTTTGAAAGATTGCAGAGAATGTCTCAAAACAGAATAGATATGTCTAGGGGTATATCTATTCAATCTATATTAGCTACAGAATGGGTAAAGTTTTGTCCTAAGAATATTGGTTATGGTGTTTTTGAAACAGACAGAATTCCAAAGGCTTGGATACCTTTTTGCAACACGATGGATGCCATTATATCTCCATCTGTTTTCAACAAGGAAATCTTTGAATCCAGAGAAGAGATGAAAACTCCAGTTTATGTTGTACCTAATGGCATAGCTAGTGACTTTAACATCAATGTCAAGCCTTTGGATGAGTTTAGCGATAAGTTTAATGTAGTATCAGTTGGGCTCATGCAAAACAGGAAAGGTTTTGATGTACTTATAAATTCTTTCCTTTATACATTTGCAAATGTTCAAAATGCAAGATTAATTATCAAAGTATACTCAGATTCAGAGCAAGAGATATCTGCATTAAAGAATTTAATAGCAAATATCAGACAACATCATCAAGCTTTTGCACCAGAAGTAAATATCATAAGTGCTTATCTAAAATATCCAGTTATGGCAAGATTGTTTAAGTCAGCAGATCTTTTTGTAATGCCGACAAGAGGTGAAGCGTGGGGACATGCTGGTCCACAAGCTGCAGCGTGTGGCGCACCAGTTGCAGTTACTGGGTGGTCAGCACCAGCTGAAATTTTACCTAAAGAAGTTGCTTACCATATTGACTATCATCTTGTTGATCTTCCAAAGCAGTCAGTTCGTCATCCAAGCTTTGACTTTGCCGATCAAGATAACGACCATAAGTGGGCTAACCCCGATCCAGGAAGCCTATCTAACATTCTTGCTCAGGCTTTTAATGACAGGCAGAGGAATAAGGAAGTAGGATTAAGTGGTCATAATCACGTCAAAGATTGGACGTGGAAAAAAGCGTCACAATCCTTAGCAAAGGTAATAGAGGAAGTCTATAAGTCATAGAGGAGGTTATTGTGAGCTTAGGAAATGAATGGTTAGGGGTAGCCGGTTCTTTTACTGATAGCCAGTTAAATAGTATCATGGAAGAAGCCATGGCTACTATTGTTGAAATGCCGTCAGATTCTATTGAAGCAGGCCCTAGATTTATTGAAGAAAAGATATTTGAAGCGCAAACAAAGTTCAGAACTCTAGAAACTCAAAGAGCAAAATTAAGAGATGCGCTAACTAAAGTAAAAAGAGCAGAAAACGCAGCAAAACTTTTACTAAAAGTAAAGAAGCAGGACATAATGAGCACTGATCCTTTTGCTCAGCAATTAACTGCGGTAAACCACAAAGAAGCTTATGCACAGTCAAAGCTAGATGATGAGATTAGAGAGCTGACAATCTTGAGGGACATGGTTTTAGCCCATGAAGCAGCTTTAGATATCGTAGAAAACAGAATCAAGTTCCTTAAAGACATAAGAAGCGATATTAGGACGCAGTGGGATATCATGAACTCACGGATCAAGCTTGGGGAGACCCCAATAGATAGGCTTCCTGATGTTCCACTAGTCTTGAAGAAGTTCGGAAGCGCTACTTCTTCACCAGTCGTAGGAAAACTAGCCAATGACGACTTGGACCTGTCTGAGTTTTTTGGCCAGAAATAAGTTTATCGGAAAAAATTCTAGGTTCCTATAATAGGTCACATCATCGGAGGAAAATATAGATGAGTGACTTTCTAGTCAACCTAGACGGGTTTAATGACTCGTCAGTACGCGGCGGTGAAGTAGAGAAGTATCGTGGTAAGCGTGGAGTTACAGATCGAATCGGCTTCATCTATACCCGCACCCCCCTTACCTCGTTCAGCAAGGAAAAGCTTTCTGAGATTGCACCTCGTGTGGAGTCTGGTGATATGGAAAAGGCCACTATCGACGGCAAGCACTATATTCATTATTTTTCTCCCGTCGCTGCACATGTCCACTACAATGATAGGTTCAAGAACCTAGGGGTTTTCTTCTGCCTATCAAAGCCAGGCCATACTGAAGTTTGCTGTGAAAATACTGGCAAGCCTACTCTAAAGATTGCTATGCCTGTTGTCCACTACACAACTGATAAGTCCGGCGCTCTTCAGAAGCCTTTCAACTATGTCGTCAAGCCTTGGATTTTCAGCCAACCTAAGTACACCTCGCTTAGGATGAAGAACAAGGAATTCCCCCTCATTAGACACGACCTTATGGTTACTTGTACGGAAGAAGATTATCAGAAGCTCGACTTCTCTCCTTGTAAGGACGCAGCCTGGCGTGCTAATCCCGATATTGAGAATCAGATTCTCGATGAAGCTGCCTCTATGATGCAGACTCTTAAGCGTGAACTTGGACGTGAGCGTAGCCTTGATGAGCTTCGTGAAGCGTTTGGGCTTAGTTCTGGAGCAGTTCCCGCAGACACACCCTCCGCTGATGACCTATCTGAGCTTCTTGCTCAGTTCGGGAACTGATAAAATAAACTAAATAGAGGACAGAGGCGGTTACACTTTAATTGGTGTAACCGCCTTTTACTTTGCGTTTGTATGGAAGAAGAAATTAAAGTACCTAAGCTTGGCATAGACAACAAGCCTAAGGAAAAGCATAAGACTAAAAAGAAAAAAAGAAAAGATCAGGAATTTACTTTTCCTGATCAAAACACTGGAAGTTTCATTTCTTGGGAGCGTTATCCGATTGGAAGAAACGCAGAGAAAAAGCCAAGCAGAAAAAAAGTAGTTAAAGATTATCTAGAAAGCAAAATGGCAGAGTTTCCAGAAAATAAATCTTATCCATTTCTTGCTGATTTAAAACTCGCTGATTAAGTATTTCTATAGTTTAATTAGTGATCTCTTTAGGAATAGATCAATCTTTAAGTAATACTGGAATAGTTGTTCTTGATGAAAACTTTAAGGTATTGTATAAAGATAGATTTAGCACGAAAACCGGTGAGTACTTAGTCATACGAGTAAGATATATCTCGGATAGAATATCAGGTCTCATAGAGTCATACGATCCTGACATAATAAGCGTGGAGAGTCCGAGCTTTGGAAGCTTTACATCAGAAACACTTCAAGCTTTGTATCAGTTTATTCTAAACGAATGTTGGTACCATAAACAGCTTGTATGCTCACCAGCACCTCGTCAGGTTCATAGGTTCATGCAAGAGTGGGCCAGGGCATATAAAGTGCCCTATAGCCAAAAGCTCCAGAAGAAAGACATAGTTTTCTTAGCTGGTGAAGCCGCGAAGACAAAGTTTAGGCAAGACGAAGCAGACGCTTATTGGATTTCCAGGATAGGCATAGCCTTCCATCAGGCGTTTTCTAAAGATATGATCCAAGATAGCTTTTCTATTGACATGTTAACCTCTGAGAAAATAATAAAAGATCATAAAAGAGGCATGATTTATAACGATGGTCAAGCCTTTTACGATTTCAGAGAAATAGACTACCCGTACAGGACGTAGCCAGGTTTTCAAGATCATTTTACTGACCCCTCCTATAATCCCGTAGAAGGGGATTTTTCTTGAATAGCGAGGCAATCTGTGTCTAAACAAAAAGCGTTAAATTTGCTACAGAAAGAGTTCAAGGGAATTTTCAGGAGTGACTTTGGTGATCCAAAGCCTATTGAAGTAATTTCTACAGGTTCACTTATTGTAGATAAGGTTACCGGAATTGGCGGAATACCAAAAGGAAGAATTACTGAGATTGTAGGTAATGAATCTGTAGGTAAGACAACTTTAGCTTTGTCTGTTGCTAAAAATGCACAAAAACAGGGACTAACAGTAGCTTACTTAGATTATGAGCATTCTCTTGATCCTGATTACGTTAAATCATTGGGTATTGATACCAAAAATGATACATTTCTAGTTTTTCAGCCTAACGATCTTGAAGAGGGCGATCATATCGTCAATGAAGTCCTTCTTCCTAATCAAGCTGCTGACTTGATTATCATTGATTCAGTGGCTGCGATGAACCCCAGGGAGTTATTTGAGAAGACAGCCGATCAAAGTCTCACTATCGGTGCTCAAGCTCGCGGTATCAACAAGTTCTTGCTTAAGGCAACTAAGCTTCTTAACGAGCATAACATTACAATGTTGGTAGTAAACCAACTTCAGACTAAGATTTCATCTGGTTTTGGTTCAATGATGGGACCTCAAGAGGAATCTAAGGGCGGCAAGGCCCTGAAATACTACAAGAGCCTTGCATTAAGCTTCACCCGTATTAGTACAGGCAAGGGAACTGCTTATAATGACATTACGGGCAAGAATGAGCAGATGGAGATTTATAATAAGATCAAAGTCAAGTGCACAAAAAACAAAGTTGCTTCACCGTTCAAGTCTGGCGAACTTTATGTTCGATTCGGTATGGGATTCGACAACTACTTGTCCGTCATTGAAGGTGGTTCTTCAACTGGTGTAGTACAAAAATCTGGAACAACTTTTTCTTACCAGGGAACCAAAATTGGTGTTGGTGTAGATGCTGCTGCCCGTAACCTTGCTAAGCCTGAGATGCAGACACTCTATGAAGATATTGTATCTAACCTAAGGTGGGATGTCATAACAGGTAAATCAGCTCCAACTGCTGAGGAAGCGGAAGATCAAGATATAAATCCAGAAGATTTAGTACTAACTGAGGTAGATTAATCATGTTTGATGATATTTTCAATAACGATCCAAACAAGAATAATGATGACAGTTATTTCAATAACTTTTACATCGGCAAGTGGTTCATTGACCCAGGTAAGTTGTTTAAGGGGTCAATGAACGATTCAAGAAATAGTTATAGTTGGCTTTGGGATGGCATTAAAAAGCCAAGGATTGAAAACGTATGTGTCGCCACTCTTTCTGATGAAGAACAAGAATGGCACAATCAGCTACTAGTAAGACAGCAGGACCTTACTCAGCGGATCTCAAATCTACAGAGGCAGTTAGAACGCGCTCAGCACGAACAAGCAATCTTAGACATAGATAATAGCGAGTTCAATAACGCAGTACGGGAGCGACATAATTTACCTATTAGCTCGTATCCTGATCTTACCGTAGGTTTAGAAGGCAAGCACATTTATCAACAAGTCGATCTTTCTAAGAACAAAAATCAAGAGGATTAGTATTTGTCCATCAAGATTAAAATTGAGAACTTTCAATCTATCAAAAACGTAGAGTTTGAGATCGATAAGTATACAGTACTTACGGGTCCTAGCAACTCTGGTAAGTCTGCAATCTGCAGAGCAATAGAAGGTGCCTTATTCAATAGGACAGGCGATGGATTTGTAAGAAATGGTGAGAAGTTTTCTGAAGTTACTATTACCACAGATGACCACGAGATCATCTGGACAAAAGGTTCAGGTAAAAATCACTATCAGGTAAGCAGCTTACTGTTTGACAAGGTCGGTACAGAAGTTCCTCAGCCCATACTAGATATGGGCTTTAAGGAGGTCGAGCTTTCCCGTTCAAAACTACGTCCACAAATGGGCACGGACCAGTTTGACATTCTCTTTTTAATTAGAGAACAAGGTAGTCTAATATCAGAAGTGTTTTCTGTCTTAGGTAGGCTTGATGTTATTACTAAAGCAGGTAAGGAATGCAGCTCTGATCTTAAGGGTAAGAAATCATTACTTAAGACCAGGTATGATGATCTTGCGTCATTAGACAATAAACTAGTAAAGTACCAAGGCTTTGAAAAAGTTTCTTTGATGTCTGAGTCTCTAGATGCAGTTCAGCAATACATCAAAGAAGAGCAGGATAAGCTTGGGTTGCTGGTAGAAGCACAATCAAGAATAGCGAGTATAGATAATAATCTTTCCTCTCTTAGTACCTTAAAAAAAGTAAGAGTTCCTACCTCTGTTGAGGTACAAGAAGTAAAGAACCTTGCAGCATTAAAAGCTACCAGAGATAGCCTCTTGGAAGTTGATGAAGCTATATACAACTTATCTAGTATTTCTTCTTTATCTATTCCAGAATATCCTAACGAAAAAGCCTTCTTGCTTATTAAAAAACTTAGCGATATAAATAAAACATACAAAGAGGCATCAAAGAATATTCTGATTTTGTATAAACTTACAGAAGTTGATATTCCTCTAGAAGTTAAAGAATCTGAAATAAAGAAGATTGAAGGATTGAAGAAAGCATTTGAAAAAATTAAGCAGTTAGACAAACAAATAGCTGAAGTTTCTTCAGCTATTTCATCTGCAGAATATTCCATATCGGAAGCAGATAATCACCTACATGATCTTATGGGCTCTATGGAAGAATGCCCTTTGTGTAATCGAGTAATGGAAAAAGATTATGTCAGCTAAAATATCTTTTATCATGTGTGGTGATATACACTTTGCAGACAATGCTCCTTCGTCAAGAATTGATGATTACGAAGCTGCTATGTTTGATAAAATAAGGCAGATTAAAAATCTCATGTTGGAGCATGATGCGTCAGCATTTATATCAACTGGTGACGTTTTTCATCATCCTACTCCAAGCAAAACTAGCCACAGGTTAGTTTCCAGGATCATCAAAGAGTTTGAAGGCTTTAGGTTTTTAACAGTAGCAGGAAATCATGATTTATATCATGGTCGATTGGATAGTCTTCCCCAACAGCCATTAGGTGTTCTATTTCAAACAGGCACTTGTGAGGACATAGACGCTAGCCACATTGACTTTACGTTAGAAGACTTAAATGTCAAAGTAGCTGGAGTTGCCTATGGTAAGACTTTAGATGATTATAAAAACATAAAGAAGAATGATTCAGACTTTCTACTTGCCGTAGTTCATGAGTTTTGCGATGCATCAGGTTCTGATTTCTTTGGTGAGAAGCGGTGGTCTTTTATTGACATGGCAGACTCAGAAGTTGATTACACTTTAGTTGGACATGATCATTCTCCTCAGAAGTTCTTTGAGTATGGAGGCAAGGTATTTGACCAACCTGGTTCCCTTATGAGAGGATCCTTAACTACTGATAATATTGATAGGGATGTTGTTGTTACCCTGCTTACCGTAGAAAAGTTTGAGAATGATGTCAGGTTCAGGCAGCGTCGTATTCCACTTAAGATCAACCACGGAAGCAAAGTATTCAATGTTAGAAAGCACGAAGACCAAGTGGAAGTACAGAACTCTTTCAAAGAGTTCTGCGATAAGCTAGTACAGACAAACTTGGCTAGAACAGCAAGTGCTGATCTGGTCTCATCAACTTTAGACAACATGGAAATATCTAGAAAAGTAAGAGATCGCGTAGTTGAGTATCTTACGAACTCAGGTTTATAAAATTGTCTGATATTGTATTATCTTTCCACGGATTCAAGGATTATCAGGAATGCCCTGAACGTTATAAGTTAAGATATATTGACAGGGTTCAGCCTAAGGAACTTGAGAATAAAAAGAATGCTTTTTTTGGCACATTATGTGCTGATTTATTTGAGATTTGGGTAAAAAATAAAATACACCTACAGCCTGAAGAATCTTGGTTGCAGTGGATTCTAGATAATGCCCACACCGTTGGATCATCTATTGTAGAAAAAAGCTTTATAATCTGGGACCATGACGAGGAGTATCAAGAGCTTCTTGGGTTAGCAGCTCATTGCTTACCTAAATGCTTCAAAACTCTAAAGGATGATGGTTTTTTAAACACAGGATTGAAGGCAGAAGTCAATCCAGGAAAAGTACAAATAGAAGAAGGTAAAAAGATTACAGGAAGAATAGACTTGATTACCTTAAGAGACGGTACTCTATTCATTATCGATGGAAAAACATCAAAAACAAGAGACAAGTACCTGGACTCTAGGCAGCTATACTTTTACTTTCTTATGGCTAGATCCTTTTTTGGTGAAAAAGTACCGATAAGAGTGGGTTACCAGTATATAAGATATGGTGATATTGATATATATGAAGTAGATCCCACTGTATTATCTAAGTTCATGGTGGATCTAAAAGCAACTTTTGACTCCATAAGAGAGAAAAAGTTCAATGCTACACCAAGTTTTGCAAGTTGCAGGTTCTGTGCTTACAAAAACGAGTGCGATTCCAAGAAGTTTTGGGAAAACGACAAAAAATACGCCAAAAATAAGGAAATTCATGACAAATTTGGCGATTCTTCGGTAATTAACTTAGATTTTTAGAGGCACTAGAGTTCCTATGGTATCAAATGTGATACCAAGTAGGTGATCATACTCGTGTTGAATGCAAATAGCCGTAATTCCAGTAGCAGTGAAAGATATTTTTCTAAAATTAATGTCTTTTGCCTCAACTACTATACTGCTACTTCTCTCAACTTGATAAAAACTATCAGGAAATGATAGACAAGCCTCTATGTTAGTGATAGTTTTCTGAGATTTCTTTAAAATCTTAGGATTTATCAGCACAAAAGGGTCATTTTCGGTATCTATCGTTATAATTTGCAAAGATATACCGACTTGCGGTGCAGAAAGTCCTATACCTTTAGACTTATACATAATGTCAAACATCTCAGAAACGTCAGACCTTACCTGTCGAGTGATTTTTTTGACCGGATTTGCGACTTGACGTAATATCTCATCGGTGTGATGAACAAGTTTCAACATATGTTTCCCTCAGTCTCTATATGAATATAGGAGGAATGTTCATGGAACTAGATTTAGAAGCCAGGGTACTGCAGACCAAGAAAGCTCTTGATACTGCAAAGGAAGACAAAGTACGCCTTGAGGAAAGAAGGGCAAACTTAACCAAGCAAAGGGAAGACTTGATTAAGCAACTTAACTCATTAGGCCTTGATCCTGAAAAACTAGATGACATTATCAAAGAAAAGACAGAAGAGCTAGAGAAAGAAGTTGCAAATTTTGAAAAAGACACTGCTTCTCTATCAAGCGCATTGCAAGAGATTCAAGATCGCCTAAAAGAGGTTTAGTAAGTTGGATTTTGAAACCCTTAAAAGACAAATAGATCGTCAGTCTGGAAAACTTGACGAATTAAAGTCCAGGAAAAAAGAGCTAGAGAATGAGATTACTAGCTTAGTTGAAGAACAGTCCCTGCTACTTGAAACCCATGAAGTTCTAAAAGTTCTTTTGGACAAAATGTCTCATGACAATGTAGATCAGATAGAGGGTTTAGTCACTTTTGGACTTAAGAGCATTTTTGGACATGTCTATGAAGATATAAAGTTCTTCTTTAAGAAGTCAGTAAAAAGAGATCAACTGCACTATGAGCCTATGCTTAGTGTAGACGGAGTAGAGGCTTCTTTAGACGATAGCTTTGGAGGCGGAATGCTTTGTGTTATCAGTTTTATTTTAAGGCTCATTGTTGTTACAAACTTAGGGCTTTATCCGTTGATTGTTGGTGATGAGATTTTTGCAGGCGTTTCAGAAGAGTTTCAAAAGCCATGCTCTGAATTTTTAAGGGTAATGGCAGAGAGAATGCGTTGTGATTTTCTACTTGTCACTCACCAAGAGCAGTTTGCAGAAAATGCACATATTAGATATAAGTGCCACAAGGCGCATAACCAGTTAGTAATAAAGCAAGTTTAAATACATGAGAGACGAGTCAGAGGTTAAACAGAAGTATCATCAGCTTCTGGGAAGAAATCTTGAAAAAGCATTTCAAAAAAAACTAGGAAAAAAACCTCATAATTGTCTACATAATCATGTTCATTCTTATTTGAATAATAAGGATAATATGATAGTTGTAGACCATGTTGGGCTATGTATGCTAAACTCGGAAGATCCATCTTCCTGGGAAGGAAACATCTGCGAAACAGTAGCAGATGCAAGATTTTGTCAATACTTTTCTCCAAGATACAACAAGCAAGATATCTATGTAGAATTTATGGAAAAAATATCCGATCCTGAAGTTCTACAGCATGAGTTTAGAGATATGTATATGCTAAGGTGGGTACTTGGGGAAGAAGCTAACCTGCCTAAACTTTCATTTTTAGATAAGATAAAGTTTTGGATATCTAACCAAGAGTGGGCGAACTTTAGGTTTGGAAAATCATCTTTAGATAATGAAGAAAATGTAGAAGAGCTTACGAAGAAACTATTTCCTGAAGATGGCAATTAGTTAATCTTTATTATTGTATTTCTTTTAGATTACTGGTATTTATTTTTCCCTTTTTAGGAGGTTTCTTATGCCCCTTGGTCCGCAAGACGCCGAGCATTCTGATCCTTTTGCAGGATCACCCTCATTAGAATACAGATTCCCTGTAACTGGCGGAGCGCCTGGGACCGTTACAAGCTCTAGTGAGCGTAATGGTGTATCCAGTGACATTTCTGATGATCTAGGCTTATCAGACAATACTCAAGGCGATTATGCCCCATCCGAGGAAACTCTAGATGGTCAGCACGCCGCAGCAATTTTAAACTCTGAAGTAGAAAATCAGTCTGTAACACTTCGCAAGGGCTTTACTGCCGCAGAAGTAGCAGAAGGTCTTCAGGTCTCTCAACAAGAGCAGAGCTCTTTCCCCCGCACTCGCGTAGAGTCCTTAGTGGAGCCAGTATCCGCTCAGGGCGCTTTAGATCCAGTAGATACCAGTGTACATTCTGATGTTGCAAATGAAGTCCCTGTACTAAATGAAATTGGTGTTGTTGTACGTGACAATGACCCAATGAATGATATGGTAAACTCTGACCCTTACTACGGCAGAGAAGAGTCCCCATTCACCAATCCTGCGGCTCCAACTGGCCTAGAGGCTTCATCTGTCTGGTTAGGTATGGATGGCAAGTATCGCATCACTTTCAACTGGGATAATGCTGCAGCCGCTGATGAAGTAGTAGCTTGGGAGCTATGGGAAGCCAACGAGAACGGTGACTATGGTGTCATTCTCGTACCTTACGATTATCCCTGGACCAACACAACTCCAAACCGTTTGCTAGATGCGGCGTTCATTACTGCTTCTAACGAAGATGTAAATTTAGACAGGGTATCAAACGGTACTTTCTCTTTTAAGGTCAGAGCAATCAGCAGCACAGGTCGTTACTCAGAGCTAAGCGACCCTGTCTCAGTTAACCTATTCCCAGCACCTGCCACTGTTACCTTACTAGCAGGCGGTACTGCTTCTTGGACTGCGGTAGCTGATATCGGTTCTGTTGGTTACCAGTACCAGATCGATAACAACGGCACACCTGGTTTAGTCTGGGTCGCCAATGCCGATACTGATGTTGCTGGCCTAAACCTAGCAGCATTTGCTGGCGGCGGTACTGCTTACATTCACGTAAGGGTAGCTGGTTCACCCAGATTCGCTACTGACACGGTAGTCGTTCCCTAGTAAACACAGAGACTGGGGCCTGTTAGGTAAATACCTAACAGGCCCTTTTTCTATAAGTATTTACCCTATGTTGAATCTTACTGCCTGGTCTACCGAAGCCCATGAAAGACTTAAGAAAGAAACTAGTGCTTTAGATTATTTAAAATCCAGAAACATTACAAGCTCATTAGTAGATAAGTTTTCAATAGGATTTATAAAGAAGTTTTATCAACTTCAAGGAAGCTCTATAGAAGCAAGTCAGTGGAATCAAACTTTTTGTTCAGGTAAGTTTCCTACCACAAATAGACTTATCTTTCCACATCATGATGACAATAACAGTGTTATTTCATTTTCAACAAGATCATTGTCGTCTAAATACTATTCACATTTCATACCAGAGTATGCCTCATTTAAAGGTAACTTTTGGGGATGGAAACAAGCCTTACCGCATATATGGGAAAGTAGGACTGTTTTCATAACTGAAGGTATATTTGACTTACTTTCTATTGCTCACGTAAAACCAAACTCGGTTTGTTCATTGACAAGGACACTCACTGAAGGACAATTTAGGAGGATTATCAGATATGCAGACAAGTTTATTCTAGCTTTCGATATGGATGAGCCAGGAAGAAAGGGATGTGAGTATTGGGAAGACAGATTCCAGAAAGTAGGAAAGTCTGCCAGCATTCTGGAGTACCCCTACAAGGATTTGAATGAGTGGTGGGTGTCTGATCCGAGAAATATGATCCAGAAGCTGTCTCTATAATCGATACAGGAGGGCGTCGTGTCAGATCGTATTAGTGAATTAGAAGTCCTTGACGCTGAAGTAAGGGCCACAAAAAACGTTACAAAAAATCAATATATTGATTTGAGTAGTATGGACTATCGCCATGACCCTGAGACGGGATTACATATCATGCATGATAGGAATACGCAAGAAGATTTTGTACTTCAAACAAAAACTGCGTTGAAGCAGCTTTGTAGAATGATTAAAGTACCACATGCATTTGTCGTTAAAAATCCAAACTTCTTAAATGACGGTATTATGAATTTCTGGATTGATAGGGCTTTATCTGGTGATGATTCAGGTTCAAAGAAGTCAAAACTATCAAGCAATAAAATTATTCGTTATTATGAGACAACAGACGGACCAAAGCACGTAAGGGCCATTATTGACGAAGATATTGTACCTGTAGACAATAAAGACCTTGTTGATATTGTTACGGCATCCTTTGGCTCTGGTAATATCAACTTAGATTTTGCTTCTGGTGCAGGTATGGAAGATGAGGACTTTCATGCTAGATTTTTCACAAATCATACATTTGATCCAGGCGACGGCCTAGAGTGTAGTTTAGGTTTCCATCTTAGGTCTTCAGAACTGTGTATGGGAGCACTTACGCTTGATGCGTTACTATTTCGTAAAATCTGTAGCAATGGAGCTATTGTAACGTATGGTAACTCTTCTTACTTTTCTTCTAAGTTTAGAGATATAATGGCTGATGATTTATCTGCTATACTAACTAACTGTGTAGATAGAATGCAAGAAGATTTGATTGAGATGATGGCAAGAATTCGTCTATCTCTTGACCATAAGGTATCAAATGATCAAGTTAGAGATCTTTTTACATCTCTTAAAAACCGCAGAGGGCTTAACAAAAACTTTGTTGAGTCAGTTGAGGGCCAGGCATTAGACCCTAATATTTCTAATTTCTGGCAGGTTACTAATACTATCACTAGATCAGCCCAGGACTTGAACGACAACCACCGACTACGGTATGAGTCACTAGCTGGTTCGCTTTTAAACCTAGACTTACCAAAACTGGCGTAATTTCAGTGCAAACTTCGGTATCTCTCGCGAATAAGTACCGACCACATCTATTCAAAGATGTGGTCGGGCAAACTCGTGCTGTGAAGTTATTAAAGGCTGTTTTAGCTAGAAACGCCTTTAAGGCTGCTTACATACTTGAGGGATCGCATGGTAATGGAAAGACAACGCTTTCAAGAATATTTAGCAGCTCTATTTTATGCAACAATAGAACTGCAGAACAAGAGCCGTGTCTTGTGTGTCCGTCTTGTAAAGATTTTTATGCAAAATCACACAAAGATTATATCGAGTTAGACGGCGGTAGTATTTCAAGCGTAAATGACATTAAAATTCTTAAAGAAAAGATTTCTCAGTTTTCTTCAAGAAAGATTATTGTTATTGATGAAGCTCATACTATTTCAATGTCAGGTCAGATACTTCTAAAGCAAGTAATTGATGATCTTGCAGATAAAATTATACTTATTTTAGTTACCACAGACTCAAATAAAATTGCCCCGGAGTTGTCTGGAAGGTGCTTTGATTTAGAGTTAGTAAACGTCAGTCTTGATGATATTTGCAAGCGCCTTGCACTAATAAGTGAGCAAGAAGGGTTTATTTTTGAAACAAAAGCTTTATTACAGTTAGCTCAACTTTCAAAAAACTACATGCGCGATGCTATAATGTTATTAGATAAGATTAGTATCTTTGGAAGCATAACTGAAAACTTAGTTAAAGAACATTTTTCTCTTCAAATAAGAGAAGATTTTATCAAAGTTATACTTAATGTTCCAAACAATATCATTGAATCGCTTAAAATACTAGAAACAATGCTTACAAAGAAGTCACCTAGAGATGTCAGTCTTGGTTTAGCCAAGGCTTCTATCGATGCCTATAGCGAGGCAAAGGGACTAAAAGAGGTTGACTTCTTTAATAAAGCATTAGCCAGAAATGCCTATGATCTTTTTGGCGAAGAGCTTTTAGTTATTGCAAAGTTTTTCGGAAGCCCTCACTTTGGTCTTACTAAAGAAGCACTAATAGCTGACGTATTATTAATTGAGGCTAGAAATAGAATTGGTAACCCTCTTTACAGTTTACTAAGCAGCCAGCCTAGTCTTTCTACTTTCGTAAACTCAATAAAAAATGGAAAGTCTGAAGCTATGCCACTTGTAGAGCTAGCCAGAAACCCAAAGCGCAATAGAAATAGCGCACATAGTCAAAGCGGCGTAAATATGGGCTCTACAGAGCAACTAGCAAATCTTTTAGGTGGCAGGTTAATTGATGAGTAGGTTTTTTACAGAGGAAGATCCAGGCTGGATAATTGTCAACGTAAGTTATGTTGGCGAACAGCAACCAGAGGAAGTACTTAAACAAGAAGTTTTTGATGTCATAGGTGAGTGTGAGATATTTTTTCCATCTTCTTCAGAGAAGATTGATAACGAGAAAATAATCAAAAGCATAATGCCTGGTTATATTTTTATAAAAACTAATACAATCAGGAAGAATCCTTATCTTCTAGAGAATAACAGATTCTTTGATCATATTGTCACCATAACAAAAAACAGAAAAGAGAGAAGAGCAAAACTGGTCTCTGACTCTTATATCAATTCTTTAAGGCATAAACTTCATAACATGATGTTTGCTAATCTACAAAAAGGTCAAAATGTTGTTATAACTAAGGGCCTTTACAGCAGTCTTCAAGGTAAAGTTGTAAAACTACTAGATAGCAGCAACGCTATTGTAAAGATTGAGCTAGCTTCAAAGACTTTAGAAGTAGAAGTTCCTCAAGTTTGCTTGACAGGGGTTTAGATTAATGGGCTCTAACTGGTTTGTTTTTTCTATGGAGCCCAGCGAGCTTGAAGCTCGTTTTGGTGCAGACTCTAACTTAGCTTATGATCCAGATTCTGAAGAAGAGCAGATTGTTTTAGATATGGAAGCAGAAGCTAAAGAAACAGAATTACGACGTATATTCAGAGAGCAGTTAGCGCAGGTATCTGAGCTAGTACAGTACTTAGATCCTATTGAGAGAGATTACATTCATATGTATTTTGAACTCAATAAAGATCAGAATGACATTGCCCAGATTTTCGGAATAACTCAAGGCGCTGTTAGTTATAGATGCAAAACAGCCGTAGAGAGACTTAAATTTTTAACAGTCCTCCCTAGGCTATGCAAAGAGAAACTAATTAGAGATTTAGACAGGATTATGCTAGATCCTCTTCACGTTGAGATTTTAATCTTGATGTATGAGACTTCTTCTCAGTCAGGAGTAGCAAGAAGGCTAGGATTTTCCCAGGGACAAATTAGATATCGTCTATTAAGATCATTGGAGATACTTGAAGCCTTTAGCAAGAATGACCCTCTTTATAGGGTTTACTTCAGTGCATTTGAGCTAATTAGAAAAAATCCAAACATCGTAAGAAATATGGATATTTCAAGCTTTTGGGTAACTGAAGAAGAGTTCATAGCTACTTTAGAAAAGTATGTCGGCGAAGAGCCTTCTTTGTAACATATAGTTATATTATTTTAATAGTTACTTTACAAGTATTGGTGTATATGCAAGAAGATAATGAGCATAATCTTAAAGTTCTAAAGATTTCTTCACTAAGAGACCTTCAGGGCTTTAGTAAAGTTGGTTCAAGTAATCTTCTAATCCACAAATCAACGCTTGATTTCTGGCAACTTTCTGATGACGGCACACATGTCGTAAAGCTTGTCAATGATGAGCAAGGTCCAATTAAGGATTAACTTTTATGCGTGAAGATGAACTAACTAATCCGTCCTTAGATTCCGTATTCGGTGAGGGTCCGCAAGTTGATTTAGGAGATATTACTGACCTAATCAAAGATGCTTCAATAGTAGACCTATCTTGGCTTAGTGAGCCTATCAGCTTTAAGCATTCTAACTCTATTGAGCCTGCGAACTCTGAGCTTGAGTATACCTGGGGCGACACTACAGATTCACTTTACGGGGCTTTCAAGCTAGTAAAGGGTAATCCACCAATCAGAGAACAGATTAAAAAGAAGAGCCTTTGGGATCATTCAGAAGAAACAGCAGATAATCTTTATAAGTATGCACCAAACTCAGTGTCTAGAGTTGCATCATCTGGTTCACCCACAAACAGTCATAAGTTCTTAAGAAGACTAATGCACAGAGGGTATACTGGCGAGAATTTAAATCTTGAAGCACGTAAGTATATGCCTCAAGAAGAGTGGAAGAAAGCAGCTTCAAACAGAAATCTTTTAGCTTCTGAAGAAGGTTTACTTGGAAACGTTTATGTTGATGTTACTGCCTTTGATAGCTGTCACAAGGCAAAAGAAGTTACCGATAAGTACAATAAGTTAGCAAAGTTTGTTTTAAAAACCTCCGCTTGCGGTGGGTGTTCTTTTAATAACTTTGGGCGATGTGCTTTAGTGTCAAAGAAGATTGCCACAAAACAAGAAATTTTTACTGATAACAATACGCAGCAATACTTAGATTACCTATTTTCAGTTAAAAGAGTAGACGATAGCTTTTTAAGCAAGCATGCTTCTTTGGCAAACAAAGAAAAGCTTCAACAAGCTTTTCTTGCCAGGAAAGAAGTTAAGCAAAGAGTCGCTGGTGTAAAGGCAAAGCTTCCATTAGCTCAAAATAAGAAATCATTTAATGAAGATTCTTATGTCAAGGTAGCTGCTAAATATTTACAAAAGGGATACTCAGTAGAAGAGCTTAAAGTTAAGTTCGCAGAAAAAGTACCACATAACTATTTAGATCAAGTTTTCACGAAGGCAGCTTCTTCGCTTTCTGCAGTGCCAACAGATGTAGCTCGCTGCGATTCAGAGTTACTTAAAAATGCCTCATCTTTAAGTAGAACTGCTAAGTGCCAGGGTTGCGTTTACGACATGTCTTCACATTGTGGTGTAAGTAAAACTGCTTTTAGTCAAGAGAGAAAATCTGCTCCGAGGCAAATCTCTGCAGCATTTGCTGAACTACCCATGGTTTCAGTAATGTCTGAAGATTTAATCAATAAGACAGCCAAGGCACTAAAAAATGGTAATTCCTATAACAGAGTTCTTAAAGCTGCTTCTAAGATTTCTGGGACTAATCAGGCGAAGAAAGCCTTAGACTTAGCGATACTACAAGTAAAGACAGCTTCACCTGATCAGTTTGATTCTTGTGATAACTCGTCTTTTGCTTTAGTATCCAGTATTAAGGTTGGAAACCGTTGCGGTGGTTGTTCTTACAACGCAGGCGCAGGCTGTTCATTACTTAAAAAGGCATTTGTCCAAGAAGCCATCTTCGATAAAGAATCCCTGAAGGACAATCATCTTTATGGCTCCTTCTATAAGGATCTTACTTTAGATAGAATGGTTTCTGTAGACAATCCTAAGAGCATTGAAACTATTGAGGTTGAAGGACTCAATCAGTTTAATCTATGAGCTCCAGTAACACCCCTTCTCGGAGAGAGCCAGAGGGTGAGTTTCTTAGGCCTGAAGATAGAGTCCAGGATAAGATAGAGCGAGCTTTTTCCGGCAGTTCAGACTTCTTCTCAATAATCCTTTCTGGATTAGCAGAGGAGATTGATAGTATGAGAATTGCAAGAAGAAAAATAGAACGAGCTAAGGGCGATGCTTCTTATATTAGCGATAAAATTGTAAGAGCATATAAAATATTAGCAGACATTGCGACAGAGCAAAAGAAAGCAGCGACAGATAGTACATTCTCGTTCCATAATCCTTACGTAGTAGAACTGATTCGCTCCATGTTATCTTCTGTAAACGATGTTCTTAGTGACCTAAAAGTTAATGACAATGAAAGAGAAGTATTCTTTCATAAGATAAACCAAAGGCTAATAGACATAGAAGATAGAGTCAAGAGAAATATCGACAACATTAAGTAGTTATGGGAATCATTAACGACATTATCAATCGTGAGTTCTTAGGAAACTCTGATAGAACTCTTGCTGATGTCGTTTCTTTTTGTGAAAGTGACTGGGGAGCTAAAGTAAATCTATTCCCTATTCAAAGATTTGTTTTAAAGATGTTCTACGGCATGCCTTTAGACAGACAGAACAAGACAATCAAATTGTTTGATAAGTTCAGGGAAACTCAGTTATTTGAACTTACAGAATACGAATACCTGCAATACTTATATAACCAGGGCCGTTGTAATGTAAATGAAGACGGTCATCAATTTAATGAAATGGCGATGGTCATCGGAAGAAGAGGAACTAAATCTACAGTAACTTCTTTGATTACCGCTTATGAGTATTATAAGATTTTACATATACCAGATCCATTTGAGTATTACTCTCTAATGCGTGGCGGTGAAATTAAGATTATTAATATCGCTAACGGACAAAAGCCAGCACAGAATATCTTCAATACTGTAAAAAATATTGTCTCTACAGTTCCAATTTTGGATAGGTTCAAATCTAACATAACAAAGCAAGAGGTTAGATTCAGGACACAATGGGAAATTGAAAACGAACCTAATGCAGACGGAGCGATTGTAGGACAGTCTGGTGGTTCACTTTCAAGGACAATGCGTGGTAGCTCCTCTATCGTTGTCGTACTGGACGAGTTAGCCCACTTTATCGATAACGGCGGTGTTGCTAGCTCAGAAAAAGTTTATGACGCACTAACCCCTTCAGTATCTTCATTTGTCAACAAGAATGGCAAGCAAGAAGGTAAGATTATTTCTTTGTCATCGCCTTTAAACAGATCCGGGCAGTTATGGAAACTATACACACAAGGTTTGTCTGAAGGTAAAAAGTCAGGTCTACTAATTCTTCAAATGCCTTCTTGGGAGATTAACCCTAATCTTGAATCAGAGTTCTTGAAATCAAGATTCAAGCGAGACTCTTCCGTTTTCATGGTAGAGTACGGTGCAGAATTTGGTGACAGTAAGAGATCGTGGCTGAAGGACAAAGATACCTTTAAGTCTAAGTGCATTATACCTGGAAACTATAAGCTAAAAGGTGAGTTAGGGCAGCCTTACTTTTTAGGGATGGACGTTGGTTCTATTAATGACGGAACCGCTATAACTTTAGGACATTGGGAAGATGACCGCTTAATTGTTGATTACTCTAGGGTTTATTACGGACATCACACCAACTATGGATTACCCGATAGATATGACTTTTCACGTTTACCTGTAGAAACTCCACAGTCATTAAGGAGTATTTCGCGTGAAGTCGCGGAGATTTGTAAGCGATTTTATATTGTCAAAGGTTACTTTGACCAATACGGTGGTTTACCTTTCCTAGAGCATCTTAAAGAGGCTGGCGTTAGGCACCTTGAGATGCTAACAGTAACTCGTACCTTAAACTCAGAAATTTACTCTTCATTAGGTTTATTAGTTGCGGAAAACAATATTCAACTACCAGTTCCCCATGAATATTTCAAGGATAATTTAGCATTTCCGGAGTCAGAGCCTTTCATAAAAGAGCTTTTTAACTTAGAAGAAAGCCAACATTCAAAATACGTCATAACAGTAGAAGCCCCTCCAGTTGAAGGTATGCACGATGATCAATCAGACTCTTTAGCTAGAATGGCTTATTGTGCGACTAAATTCAAAAGCAGCTTTGGAAAAAAAACATATCCCACCTATAGTGCTAGAGAGGCTGCAGGAAAAACTGCATCTTCTTATACCGCGTTTCATACAAAACGTTCAAAGCTACACGGTACGAATACTTATCGAACTAATAGGAAACCAAAGTAGTGTTCAATGATGGTGACTTAGAAAAAATTGAATCTGAATTAAAAAAGCTACTGAAAGATGCTGCATCATTAGAAAATAAGTTACAAAGCATGCATCAGTCTGCAAAAAGAGCAGGTTCTTCTCGTGGTTACTTAAGATCTTTAGGAAAACTACAAGGAATCATTCGCTGGGCAGACGAAGCAAGAAAAGATTTTGTAAAATCAGCTGATGAACACAAGCAGTTAGTAAAAGACGGTGGCGATAGCGTAAGTAATCAACGCTATAATTACACTACGGTCAATTTAAATAAGCTTCCGATAAAGAAGTACACCAGGTGATGTAAGTGCCAACAAGACGAACTACTGCTAGCTCAAAAACAGCAAATTCAAAGAAACCCTATGCAACTACTGCAATGGGGGCACCTAGAACCGCTAATAGAAATAGCAGTTTAGATTCCATTTTTAAAACCGGAAGCGATATCCTTCAAACACAGGAAGCTCCGTTTTTCAGTCCGTATCTTTCTACGGACATGCTCGAACTCCCAAGAACTAATAGAGAGAAGAGAAGATGGTACCGTCACTTCTATAAAAATGACCCTATAGTCGGTCCTGCTATCGACTTACACTCAGAGATTCCACTTTCTAAAGTAACACTGACTATTCCTAAGGCTAAGGACTATAAAACCGCTCAGAAGATTCTAAGATTCTATGAGGCTATGGTTGAAAGAATCAACTTATTCCAAAAGCTTCTCTCTATCGCACATGAGTATAACCTTATTGGCGATGTGTATATTTTCTCTGAGTGGGATGAGGAGATAAAATCTTGGTCAGCACTTAAGGTATTAGATCCAGACACAGTAGAAACTAAGAAGTACCCATTTACAGATTATGTTGAAGTATCTCTTGTACCAGACCCAGCAACTAGAGAATTAGTAGAGAGAGCTAATCACGGCGATCAATCTGCTCTAAAGGCATTAAAGACAATGCCACCAGATATTGTTGATTATGTTAAACGTGGGCAGAATATTCCATTAGATACAGACCCTTATTCTGGTAGTCATGTTTTTCATCTAGCGAGAAAGATGAGTGATTATGAGGATCAAGGCACTAGCATATTAGATAGAGTTTTACGAGACCTTCTTGAGTTCGAAAAGCTTCGTCAGACACAAACGCAAATTGCAAGCAGGAACATGACCCCGAAAAGAATTGTTTCTGCTGAAGGATTATCTGAAGATGATGTTGAAGGTCTCCGTGAGCAGGTAGAAGCTTCAATGATTGATCCAGATTACAGCATTATCACCAACTATGAGTTAAACTGGCAAGAAATTGGCTCAAATGATCGACTTCTTGTTCTAGATTCCGAGTATGGTAGAATCGCAACGCGACTGATGTCAGGATTAGGAGTCACAGCAGAGCTTTTGTCAGGTGAGGCGACTTATGCCGGTGCAAAGATTACGCTTGAAGTGCTGAACACCAGATATCTCCTTTTTAGGGAAGTTATGCAAAACTTTGTTGAAGAGGTTCTATTTAAACCAGTTGCAAAAGCAAATGGCTTTGTAGAAAAAGATGAAGACGGTAACGAAAAGTTAATTTACCCTAGACTATCCTTCAGAAGATTAGCTCTAAGAGATAGTAATGATACTTTTGAAGCTCTCTATAGCTTGTATCAAAAGGGATCAATAGACATAGCAACCATACTTGACTTGTTGAATATCGATCCTATTGCAACTCGCGAAAGGCTAGAAGCCGATATGGGCACCGTCAACGATTCTGCCTTCAATGATCTACTTCGTGGCATTTATCAAAATGTAGCTCAGGATCTAGTAGGTAAGTCTAATATTACTGAAAGGTTCGCTAAATACCTTAAGCTAGAGTATCAAGAAGGCGATTCCGGTAATGAGGTCGATATGGGAGGATTTGGTGGAGGTACCCTGGGTCAATTAGGTGGTGACCTTAACTTAGGTGAAGAAGGGGCTCCAGATTTATCTGGGGGTGAAGAAGCCCCAACAGAAGAGACTCCTGCTCCTGAAACTCAAACTGAAATAGAAGGTACTCCCGCTTAGAGCGTTAGTAAAAAATAATTAGTATGATGGATGATCTTTACTTAGAACTAATTAAGATTGCAAAATCTTATAATTTATCAGCAGTTTTATCAAGCGATCCAATAAAACTAGCAAAAAGAGTAAAAGATAAAGATACCATCAAGGAACAAAGAACCAGGGATCGCCGTAAGTCAGATCGTAAGAGACAGAACAAAAGAAGAAATGGTGTAGGCGTTCATCATAAACGCAGAGATAGGTCAGACACTAGTTTAGGCACAAGAGATACCAGCGATCCAGATCTAACTGCAGATTTGAAAAAAGATTGATGCAAGATAAAAATAGCCGCATTTTAAAAGCTTACTTAGATAAGTATGCTTTATTTGAGGCTAGCATTGATAACTTCAACGAAAAAGAGAAGATTTTATATAATCAAGTTCGTGGTGTGCTAATATCAAACTTTTACGACACTTCTAATGCTCATAACATAGCTATTTTATTTAAAAACGATCCAAACCCAGAGGATGACTTTGTAAATAAAGTTTTTTATTATGGAAAAATGTTAGGTAGATTAGATGAGCCTTTTGTAGCTCAGCTTTTTAGTCCGACTTATATTTACACTCAAACTGAAGCAAACTCTCCATACTTCTGGTTTAGAAAAAACTCTTCAGGATATGCAAAGCCTAACTTTATTCCAGTAGAGTTTATTGAGCTATGGCATCAGGCTCTACAAGAGCTTAAAGAGGAAAGTGTTGAGTTAAAACAAGATAGCCAGCCAAACTATCTTGAGGCAATAAAGCGTTATTCAGAAATATTAAGTAAGCGCGTGGATGAGTTAGAAAATGTTCTTCCACGAGAGGAAAATTAGATGTTTAAAAAGTTTGCCTTATATCCATTTGCAGCTAAAACCTCTGACTTTAAAGTTGGACAAACTGTGCAGCTTATGATTACAAGCCACTATGGGTCTTCATTTGTCGGGACCATTTTAGCTTTACATCCAAGCATTGACAAGGTTGATGTGCAGTGGCCTCACCAAATCGGAAGGCATTCTCCAGAAGATCTTTTACCTGTATCAGATGCTTTGGGAGTAAGGCCTACTGTAGTTGATCTAATGGTGCCATCAAAAGACGATCCAAAAGTTATCGGCGCCGTTGGTGGTGTTCCCTCTGCCGCTCAGGTTGGTGTAGTCGTATCTCACCTTAAAAAACTAGCTAGTGTAATGAAAGAAGCAAGACTTCTTAAAAACGAAGGCGATACAGAGCTAAGTACCTTTACTAAAGTAAGTAGCATGTTTGGCGACAACTTAGCTGATGAAGATATTCGTCTAGTAGTTTCAAGTCTTTTCAATAGAGATGTTGCTTTTCAAAATGCTGTTTATTTAACAGTCATTCATGATCTGATTGATGGATAGTTTTAGTGTTATCCATCTTTATCTGCAAAAAAAATCCAATCTAGCAGATTCTGCTCCTGGTTTTGTAGATGGTGGTATAGCTCCTTCTTTGTATTATATTGAAACACTACCACATGGTAGCTATTCAAACACATCTACTGGAATGGATTTCACTCGCTTGCAAAACGATCTTATTGAGCGTAAAAAGAGTAAGAAGAGAAAGAAGAAAAAAAATGGCGTTTAAGATATTTGCTAATGCTCTTTTTGTCGATACAGATTTTAATCCTTATCGAAAAGGTTTTTCTAAGAATGCAAGCGTTGGCTTGACTTCTAGTTTCGACATTAAAGCTTACAGTCCAAAAGAATATTTATTTTCGCATTGTACCATCATTGCATCAGTTGATACAGAAGAAGATTGCGATCATCACATCAAGCTTTCTTCAGAGAAGTACATCAATCAAAATTACGATAGCTGGACAAGAGGAACACTTAAGCAAACCTATCGAACATTTGTTGGCGCCCCAAACTACGTTGAGCATGTTCAGGTTCCAGAGCTTTCGAAAGGTACTATTGTAGATGCTGTGCTTAGGGATATTAAAGGTGAAACTTTATATTGCGATATTCTTGTTGCTACTCATAGAAAGCATGAGGACTTAGTTCATAGAATCAAAACGGGTTCGATGAAAGCTATGTCGATGGGCTGCATTGCTGCTTATACATTTTGTACAAAGTGTGGGAAAAAAGCCAGGAATGAACAAGAGCTTTGTGATCATGTCACAAGAGAAAAAGGCTCCAGGTTCATGGATAAAAAAGGTAACTTAAGGACGATTGCAGAACTCTGCGGGCATGAAAACGATCCTGAGTCGGTAAGATTTATTGAAGCTTCCTGGGTTGAAGTTCCTGCATTTAGTGGAGCAGTTTTAAGAAATGTCGTAAATTTAGATACTGCATTCTTGAGTAAGTCTGCAAATTCTTTAAGTCTATTCTCAGGTCTAGTCAAATCCGCAGCAGTCTCTAAGCCTTTGATGGCAGAGGACACAGATGATGAGGAAAATGACAATAAAGAGCTAAGTCCAGAGCAGGAAGATGAAAACCTACAGAAAACTTTGGATAGCCTTTTTGGTGGCGATGTAGAAGCCGAAAAAGAAGATGTTCCATCAGATGAAGAAGGCGAAGAAGAAAACCAAAGGGATATGGATGGCAATTTAGCAGCTTCCCAGTCCACTACACAAGAGAATGATCTAATCGTAAGAGACTAAGTTTTTATAAACCTTTTATAAAAAATCTTACATAGAGAACCAAACTCTATTTTTTAAAGGTAACTAACATGGCTAGTGAACAAACTTATGAAGGCCTGTTCAAAGTAGCAAAACAGCTCACTTTAGGCAAGTGTGAGTGCGGCAGGGATATCGTTGTAGACGTTGAACTTGCTCATGATGAAGAAGAAGCTGTTTCTGCTGCAGTTGAAGCAGTAGTAGAGAAAGGGGCTTCTGTTTCATCTTCCGAGAATAATGGCTCTTTTTCTGCCTTAGTAAAGAAGGCAAGTTTTATCGTTGATCAACTTGATGATGTTGCAACTCAGGTTGAGAATCAAAACCCTCGACTCGCTGCTCGGATTGATGCCGTAAGCAACGAAATCGAAAAGCGCGTTGCGAGACTTCTACAACGCAGACAGAATGCTAAGTAACTTGGAGGTTATTTAAACTACTATGGCTAACAGAAAGCGCCTAACCAAGGATGGATTTTCTCGTCGCGCTTCCGACGTTGAAAACGCCGATCCAAACTCTCTAAATCGTGTACGTCCCGTACCCGATGCAGAACAGTATATGACTTGGGACCCAGAAGCAAACGAGAACCATGAAAGACCTGACATGCGTGATGATTGGAAGATGGACAAGGATATGCGCCATCCCACTCTTAACGTAGCAATGCCTGGTTCAAAGCAAGCAAATCTTGCTTTACTACGTACAGCCCAGACCCTAGCTAAGAAGTCTTCTTTAGCTATTAAGGTTGCCTCTGCTCTATTCCCAGATGGTACTGATGAGTTCATCGAGAAGCAAGCCACTGACCTTATGGATCTACCCCTACGCTCCCTTATCGACACTGTTGCCCGCATCAATAAGTATGCTGCAGAAGTTGTTGAGATGGACGAGCTTGATAGTGAGGAAGAAGCTCCAGAAGCCGAAGGGATGCCTGAGGCTATGGCCCCTGAGATGGCTGCACCCATGGCTCCAGTTATGGGCCAAGAAGAGTGGCAAAAGGGCGGCGAGCCTGGTGAAGCTCCTGCTGACTTTGGTCCCCCTGCAAATATGCCAGAGGCAATGGCAGAAGTTCCAGCAATGGATCTAGAGGCTCCTGAAGCAGAAGAAGTTGAGGCTGATGAAGCTGGTGACGATCTAGACCTCGATCTAGATATGGCGGGTGAAGGCGATGACGAGATGGATGGTCTCGGTTCTGCAGTCTCTGAGGATGCCGCAGATGATATGGATTTAGATGATTCAGATAAGGCGATGAAGATGGAAGCTGCTATCAAGGACTCCCTTAGCAAGACCGCTTCTCGTAATGTCAATCGTGCAGCTGAAAAGCGTGGCGTAAAGAAGATTGCTTCTGCCCCTCGCGCCAACGGTTCTACGATGGATGTTGAGAACCTAAGCCGTCTATGGAAGTCTGACCCTGATGTCAGCGAGCACTTCAACTACTAAAAAATGTTTTTCCTGATTGTAGGAGAAAGGTAAAAAAAAATGGCTCTACGCATTCAATATGTGGGGCATCGTAACTCTCTATTCTCATTAGAGGAAGATGCTTTCACAAAGGTTAATTCACTAGGTGGTGATTACACCAATGACACTCTTAGTGCAAGCATGCCTAATGGCGTCCTAGGTGGTTCCGTTGCTGGTCTAAAGGATGATCTTTTAGTCGGCGCCTGTGACCGCTCTGATCGTCCCCTAGGTCTATTCATCAACAACGCTGCCGGTAATCCTTTCGAGAATACCCCCGCAGTAGCTTCAGAAAAGGGTCCCTTCGTCCATTGCCTAGGCGCTTGCCAGGTTGACGTTTATGAGACTCATACTAACGACGGCGATGGCGCCGCTCTAGCTGCTTATGCCGCTGGCGACCTTCTATATTCCTCCGCCAATGGTCTTCTAACCAAGGAAAAGGGCGCTTCTACCGTTGAAGTCGGCGTTGTTGTCAAGGCTCCCACCGCTTCCGACCCCTGGCTCGGATTACTACTTCTAGTTTAAGAGTAAGGAGATAAGATACAATGTCTGATCACATTTCTAACGAGACCAAGCAACGGATTATCTCCGACTTAGTCAAGACCGCTGGTGGTCGCGCTAAGCTAGCTGCTTCTATGGTCCAGCCCCTACGTCGCCGTCGCGACTATTCTTCCGTTGCCCGTAAGGCTTACCTCGTCGAGCAACTACCTGATGGCGCTCTACCCATCTATGACCGTGACCCCGATGTCACCGCATTTGTAATGGGCGAAGAGGGTGAGAACATCATCTCTGTTTCCAAGAGCCTTCGTGTTCTATTCCCCCTATTCGAAATCGCTTCCAACCCTGAGATTCCTCTAACTCAGGTCAAGGAGCGCCGCTTCGACCTAATTGAGCGTGCACAGGATCTAGCCAAGGCTGAAATCCAGGCTCAAGAAGATACCAAGAGCTTTGCAGTAATGAACGCTGTTATCGGCGCTGCAAACTCCCCTAACCAGCAGATCGGTATCACCGCTCCCCTAACCCCCTCCGCTCTAGCTGATGCCTTTGCTGACATTGAGCGTTGGGACCTTCGTGTTTCCCGCATCTTCATGAATGCTAAGGACTACACCGATATCCGTAAGTTTGGTCGCGATATCCTAGATATCGAGACTCAGGCCGTCTTACTAAAGACCGGTCTAATGGCTTACATCTGGGGCGCTCAGATCATCGTTTCTCGTATCGTTCCTCCCGGAACCGTATACGTCTGCGCCGAGCCTGAGTTCTTCGGCAGAATGCCAGTTCGTACAGAACTAACCGTTCTTTCCGCTGATGATCCAAAGAACCGCCTAATCGGCTTCTCCGTATTCGAGAACGTCGGTATCGGTATTCACAACCCACTAGGCCTCCAGTCTCTATCGATTGCTCGATAGGATATAAGAGCCTAATTTTAAGAGGCGGGTGGAAACACCCGCCTCTTTCCTTATCTATAATATAATATATTCGGAGATTTAATTTATATGCAGCAATATGTTGTAATTAAAAACTTTACTATCGGTGAAATAAACAAAACTCTAAGATCTTCCCAGGTAGTTGGCTTTGATGGGACCACTTTACTACTGGGAGAGCAAAAGTTCACAGCGCCTGGGCTTTCTGGTGCTATTAGGAGAGGGTGGTTATTAGCTACAGATGATTCAGTTGACGTAGAAGTACAGAATACGCCAGCAGTTAACCCGAAACTTAACTCACAGGCTCTTTTAGACAAGTATAAGGTTAGGTCTGCAGAGCAGTCAGACTCAGAGTTACCAAGAAAGAAACCTCAGCCAGTTATTGATTTCAGCTCGAAAGTAATATCTGATGAAGATGATGATAATGTACCACTTGATGAAGCATTACCTTCATTAAAGGCGAAAAAAGCTGCCAGAAAGTCGCTACAAGACAACAATGATCTTAAGAGCATTCCTAGTCTAGAAGTTTTGTCAGATGGCGGTGAAGCTACTCAACTTAATAGGTCACCCAAGATAACGGCGAAAAAGTTCCTTGACACCGTGCCTTTAGTTAACACAAAAAATAGCGTTCCTACCATAGAACCTCCTAGCCATAAGAGAGTTTTTGGCGGAAGCGAGTTAGATACAGAGGCTCTATCTACTGTCCAGCAACAAGGTATTGAGGTTCTTTCTGTACCTAAAAAAGAGGCGACCCCTGTAAAGGCAGAAAAAAAAGCAAAGACTGCTAAGTCTCAGCCAAATAAAGTAGAGGAAGCAAAAGAGTATACTGAACTAGCAACTTCTTTAGATGCAAAGCCAGATGTAAAGAATAACACAGTTAAGGACATTCCTTATAACTGGAAAGATCTTTCTTTCCGTGAAAGGAAAGAGTTTGTTGAAAATACTAATGATATTGCTACTTTAAGAGCTTTGCTTCTTCTAGAAAAGGGTGCTGTAAAGAAGTTTATAACATCTAAACTAGACATGTTGTCAAACAATGCCTAAATATACTTTATATTGCAAGGAGTGCGATACTTACTGTGAGGTATCGCACTCAATAAAAGAAAGACCAGTATTTTCTTGCGATAGTTGCTCAAACTTCTTACAGAAATTAATAGGTAATCCAAATATCCATCTTAAGGGAGATAACTGGACAGGTAAGTTACTGAAGGAAAAAGAGTTAAGAACAAAAAACTCTTTATTGCTAGATAGAAAGCAAAGAGTAGAGCACAAGTCAGATAAAGTTTTACCTAATGTCAATGGTGAGATTGTATCTTCTTGGTCCGATGCGAAGAAGCTAGCAAAAGAAAGAGGGTATAATACAGCTTCTTATGATAAATTTAAAGGATAATAGTATGGAAGCCCCAAGTCTTCAAGAAAAAGAATACGAAACCTGCGATTTGTACTTTGCTGCATTTCTTCAGTGTGCAGGATGCGACATGGTAAAAACCAGGAAAGATAAGTCAAGGTTCTTTTTTGTATTTCATGATTTAGGCGGAATAAGTCAGCTAAGAAATGAATATTTTGGACGAAGGTCAAAAGTTGATGCTTTAAGCTATGCAGATAGAGTCCAAAGCTTAAAGTCTCTTTTACATAGTTAATCGTTTGTATATTTTAGACGCAGATTAAATGTCGGCATTACTTAGTGAGGGTGATTAAATGGGACAATTTAGGGGTTTCCAAATCGCCAGTGGAGCAATTGCTTCACGTCACTTAGAGAACAACATTGCGATCAGAGGCACCTTCTCTGTCGCAAGTGGCACTGCGCTAAGCGGTTCTTTAACCGTCTCTAGCGGCGCTACTTTATCAGGTACTTTAAGTGTACGTTCTGGCGCTGATTTCTTAGCCAATGTTCATATTGCTAGTGGTTTATATGTTGGTCAAGAAGCCAGCATCACTGGCAATGCTCTAATCGGTGGCACCTTAATCGCAAGCGGCAACGCTCAGATGAAGGCCGCCCTACAAGTTGGTGGCGCTTTAACCGTTACCGGCGCTTCTATTCTAGAGAGCCTCTTAGACGTTGCTGGTGCGGCTCAGTTTGCTAGCTCTGTCGTTGTCACTGGCGCTTCTGCTCTAAAGAGCACCTTAGACGTTGTCGGTTTAGCTCAGTTCGCTAATAACGTTCAGATCACTGGTGCTTCTATTCTACAGAGCACTCTAGACGTTGCTGGCGCGGCTCAGCTTGCTAGCTCCGTTAGCGTCACTGGCGCTTCTATGCTAAAGAGCACCTTAGACGTTGCTGGTTTAGCTCAGTTCGCTAATAACGTTCAGATCACTGGTGCTTCTATTCTAAAGAGCACTCTAGACGTTGCTGGTTTAGCTCAGTTCGCTAATAACGTTCAGATCACTGGCGCTTCTGTTCTAGAGAGCACCTTAGACGTTGCTGGTGCGGCTCAGTTTGCTAGCTCTGTCGTTGTCACTGGCGCTTCTGCTCTAAAGAGCACTCTAAACGTTGGTGGTTTAGCTCAGTTCGCTGGCGCAGTCCAGGTAACCGGTGCTATCACCATGGAAAGCACTATGCTACAGAAGGGTGCAGCTACCTTCCAATCAACCGTAACCTTAGCTCAAGATCCTGCTTCTGCTCTACAAGCTGCCACCAAGCAGTATGTTGACCACGTTGCTCAGGGTCTAACCGTTAAGGAGATGGTCTGGGCTGCTTCTAAGGTTGCTCTACCTGCCAACAATGCTTCTGAGAGCGCTTCTAACAACAGCCATGGAATCAAGCACACCAAGCTAACCGCTGAGAACAACGGCGCTTTAGTACTTGATGGTTACTCTGTTGATAATGGTGATCGCGTCCTAATCAAGGACGAGGCTCTTGCCAAGTTCAACGGCATCTATATCGTTATCGATAAGGGTAGCGTTTCTTCCGCCTGGGTTCTTGAGCGTGATGAGGATGCTAACATTGTCGGTGAGCTACCCCGTGGTACTTACTGCTTTGTTAAGAATGGTACCGATCAGTCCAACACTTCTTGGGTACTAAATTCCTCAATCTCTGCATTAGCCATTGCTGACGCTGGCGATGACCTAAACTTCGTCCAGTTCTCCGGTGCAGGTACCCTACAGGCTGGTCAGAACATTTACGTTCTAGGTAACACCGTTGCACTAGGTTTCGATGGCAACAGCAGCCTAAAGTCTTCTGTCACCATGGTTTCCGGTGCAAACCTAACCATCGACGAGGGTGGCGACCTAATCCTAAAGAGCAATGTTCAAAAAGGTCATGGTTCAATGGTAGTTGAGTCTGGTGCAAGCATTTCTATGCAAGCTGGCGCCAGCTTCAGCGTTGATGCAGATGCCAGCTTCTCCTTCGCTGGTGACACAGCCCTAGGTTCCGACCTAGCTAAGCTAGTCAACGATTCTGTCATCTCTGGTGCAGACGCACTACACAGCCACGCCCTAGGCTCTCTAGGTATCAAGGAGCCTAAGGCTAAGGCAGTTATTGCTGATGATTCTAACGATGAAGTCGTATTAGCTTCTGGCTACTACTACAACCAAGCGAATTTCGCTGTTCCTTCCGCAGGCGCTGCTTCTGATTCCGACCTAGAAGTATACCTAAACGGTCAGCTAATCGAAGAAGGCAACTCTGGTGCAGAAATGCCCCAGTTCACCTTTACTCGTGAGAGCCGCGTCGTTAAGGTTTACGGTTCTATCGTCGGCGACCATATCTATATTCGTTACTTCGCCAAGTCTACCAACATCTAACGAATATAAAACCTTACTATCTTAAGTGGTAGGAGGGGGGCAAGATTTTTCTTGCCCCCCTCGGGCTTTTTAACTATAATACTCTAGTAACCTACTCAAAACGGTATAAATATAAATATGGCTAGGATTAGAGCTAATCAGATACTCGCAATCACCCAGGACCACGTAGAGGGCCTAACTGTTGAATTAAAGGGTAAAGCAACCACCACTACTTCAGATTATTCTGTTTATGTTGATCTTGTAAATGGTGATGATATGTTTTTAGGAGACAAGTTAGCACCTAAAAAGTCTATCCAAGCAGCTGTTGATAGCCTACCTATTTTCATCAATCATCCAGTAGAGATAAGGTTAGCTAAGGGCATATATACAGAGACAGTTAAATTCAATCAACATGTATTAGGCGCTAATGGGTTTATCATCATTAAGCCACAGGACAGCGCTACTGTAGTTCTTTCTGGGGACAATAGCCTAGAGCACTGCGTAATTGTTGATTTTGCTCAAGGAGTATGCATCAGGGACATTACGATCCAAGGTTATCGCGGAGAAGCTGTAAAAGTTATAAACTCAGCAAAGATTGATATGAACAAATGTGTTCTAAGAGATAACTATATTGCTCTTTCTTTATCTAATCAAGCGTCTACTTACACATTAAATAGCTGTATTTTCTTAAACAATAAAATTGGCGTAAGGGCAGTAAATACATCTACCGCTGATATCAGAGAGAGTTTCTTTGAGGCAAATAATGTAGCGGTTAGTGCAGATTCGTTATCGAATGTGTCATTAGTAAGTGCTAAAGTATCATCAAATAATTTGGCATTTGAGTCCAAGAATAATAGTATTATTGATTTCACAAGCTCAGTTGTAACTGAAAATGATAGTGTAGCCAGGGTTGAGCTAGCTACCATTTCTAGCAGAAATGAAGTTAAGAGTTCTCTTGTGTCTAATAATACTCTTGGGTTTTTAGGACTTAAGTCCGCAAAGATTGACTTACATAACGTTGACTTAGTTAATAATAAAAAAGTAGATATTGACATTGATTCAGGTGCTATTGCAATGCTAGAAGATTGTAGTATGCGTAAAGTATCAACAGATTTTAGCCTATCTGCTAAGAGGGGTACTCAGGTTCACCTCTTAGGTACTACGAGATCAAAAGCACTATCAGACAATCTATATAGCCCAGAGCATGAGCTTAGCATCTTTGGTTGATGATTAATATCTCATATCTTATGAGAATTTCCATATCATTCATTATTGATAGGGCTTAAGCTTTGGCATTTATTATATACGCAAATACTATTCATAACTTTTCAGCCATTTGGCTAGATGGTGATAGAAATTTGCTTGAGGTCAGTAATCCAACTGTCACGATCATTCATTTTGAAAGCGATGTAAAGGTGTTCGATCTTCAAGATGTTCCGATGAATAGAATAGGTAAGGGAATTTACAGATATCCTCTTCTTATGGACTCTACGGTTTTTGATGTAAGTAAAGATTATTTAGTAATATATAAAGCTACAGACTTAAGAGACCTGGAAGACGCTTTTATTGAAGATAGTTTTCAGGTTGTATTCCCAACTAGCCTAGACGGGCTAAACATATCAACTGTTCGGTAAAAGTAATGCCAATTGGGATTATCAGAAAACCAACCTTAGGGGGAGGTGGCGGCACTCCGCTATCTCTTGCCGAAGGATATGGTTACGGGACCAACTCTCACACTATTAATTTACTAGAGTTATTAGTTCCGGTATCTAGTTATTTTTCAAACTATGGAGTAAGAAGTTCAGGGGTCACTGGTGAAGGCCACTGGATTGATATTTACAGAAATGGTCAGTATCAAGTCGCTGGTTTAGATTTTTTTGAATCTCCAGTACGTGGGTCAGGGGCTACTTATTTCACATTCTCAGAGATTTTGCCTCCTCCAAGTCCCGAAGAGATTATTGTCGTTATTATCTATAAGTTATAAGAAAGGTCAAAAAAATGGACGAACATAATGTAGAAATTATTGACGACGAGGAAATTATTGTCGTTGATGCTGATGAGGTTTTCTCTACCATAGAGATTACGATTGAAGAACATGATCTTGAGGACATTAAAGATTCAGAGACAGCGGTTACCCGTGCCACAAATGCTGTTGCTACTGCGGCAAAGCTACAGAAGCTAGCTCTTGAGGAGCTAGAAAATGCAGAAGAGGCGCGTCAAGCTTCTGTCAGAAGAATGGCAGTCAAGTATGAAATTCCTGGAAACAGGGATTGGCAGATCAATCTTTCAACAGGTAAGATCGTTATAACACCTGAGCGCGGGTAATAAAAGTGGCAATCTCATACGAGAGAGGTCAGGAGCTAGGTTCAAAAGACTTATTCGTCATCATTAGAGACGGATTAGGTGTGTATACTGATGTTCTTGAAATCGAATATGAGATTTTTTACAATAATGATTGCGAACAGCAGCCCATGGCCTCAATGGAGACACAGGATGCTGTTAGGTTTGGTGTTGGTCAATACTATGCTCCAGTAAAGGTACCGGTTGACGCTCCCATTGGCACTTATACTATTCGATGGAATATTAAAAAAGACAACTTAACGAATAGATATGCTATAGAAAATAAGTTTAATGTTAAAAAGCTTAAAAGGTGCTAAAAAGTGAGAATTGCTTTTAACCGTGGTCAGTCTTTGGGGCCAACAGATTTAAACATTAACATTCGAACTATAAAAGGCATTTATACTGACGTTTACAGTTTAACTTTTACTATTTACAGAACGACTATAGGTGGGGCCAGCACGGTAATTATTGAAGATTTCGATGCCACTAGAGTTAAAGTAGGTGAATACTATGCCAACTTCACAGTAGGAGAAGATTGGGAGACAGGCGAACACTTTATATCCTGGAAGATCATAGAGTACGCAGGAAACGATCCACAGTACAGAGAAGAGAGATTTTCTGTTGAAGATTTTTGTGTTCAAGTTGACCAACCAGAATACACTGATTTTGAAAAAGATTTACTGAGAAAACTTAGGCATGTTTTAAGAGATAATAATCCTGAAAGAAATTATCACTTTATGCCGCCTCAAAAAAAGAATCGCGTAAAAAACTATACCACACAGTTTGGATTCATCTGGGAGGATGAAGAGCTTATAGACTTTCTCCATCTAGCGATAGATTGGATAAACCTATACCCACCCGCAACTAACCTCAAGTTAGATAATCTTGATGGCGGAAAACAACGATCTTGGCGTATTATGGTTATTATTGGTGCTGCTGTTCTAGCTATTGAGGCAGTAGCTCTTAACTGGATTGCTGATGAGTTCGGTTACTCGATTGGCGGTGTTCAGCTTGACTTAGAAAAATCATCAAAATACCAAGCTATGAGAGACGCATTAGAGCAGCAGTTAAATACTATGATTGAACAAGCCAAGGCTACACTAAAATATACTAAGGGTCTTCGTCAAGCCAGGTTCACCACAGGATACCAGAGCGGGTATCTTGGTCCTGGTTCTGCACCCGGCGTCATGTCTATTCGCAACTTGGTAAGTAGAGGTTTCGGTGTCATCTAGAGGTAAGAAAACGTTGCAGCAATCAGAAAATGATCAGCTTTCAGCTGAAGAGCTTAAGCTACTTGAGGACTACCGAGCAGGTAGACTTCAAGCCCCTACGAAATCTCCAGTAGTAGAGTCTTCTGACCTCGGTGCTTTGAATAGCGCCGATGTTCAGATTAAAAACTTTCTTTATGAGATTGGTATGCTTGAGGAGCGTAAGGCATATTTTATTGAGCAATTGGCTTCTGCTAGAAACTTAAAAAACAACCTACTTCAAGAAGTCATGCTTAAGTACGGTATTCCTGCCAATCATCCGTTTAAGATTAATCGAGAAACAGGAGCTGTAGCTTTTGATTTAGAAAGCTTAGATAGCGAAGTCTAATTTATGAGCGGATATGGATTCCCTAAAAGCCCCCCTGAGGCAAGCATATATAACCCAGGGGTTCAGTTTGCTATCGATATTGCATTCGGTGACCCAAAGCTTGATGCATCAAACTATGGCTTCAATATTGTTGGGGTCAATATTTATAGAGCCTATGATGACCCGAATGGTGTATACACAAAAGTAAATACAGATCCAATTGATGTTGGATATTTTAGGGACGCCCATAAAATAGAGCTAGTCACAGAAAATGTTTCCGACTCTTTTACAACTCGTGGTACTAATCCAAAGAAAGAGTGGATTTTTAGGACATCAGGCAAGCCTGTGCTCAATGACCAGATATATCTACAGTACAGTGAAGGTCAAGAGATTACAGTTAATATAGACGGACAGAGTATAGCACCATTTAAAGCCGATGGTGCAAAATCATTAGTTTGGCTTAACACAAAAAAAGTATACGATCCAGTCTCGCATATATCAATTCCAGCCATATTACCGCAAACAGGAAGTCAAGTTACTTGCTCTTACTATTCGGTCACCAACTTTGTTCAGACAAATCTCAATAGAAGGCTTTATTATAAGCTCACTACAGTAGGTGAAGACACTGCAACATCAGAGATTAAAGAAACTCCCTTGGCGGCAGCAGTTATGGTCAGACTTGAAGAAATGACTGAAGCAGAGCCTTATTGGAAGGAGGCCATGAATAGGAACAATTTTATTCTTGAGCAGGGTGGCGAGAGAGTAAAGTTATTTTTACGTAAATGGTCTGGTTCTGAATGCCATAATAATAGCCCAACTCATAAGTCAACGCTGAATGATTGCACAATATGTTTTGGTACGGGGTATATTGGCGGGTACACAGGACCTTACGATATATTGATTGCGCCTCCAGATGAGTCTAAGAGTCTTGAGGCTACCCCAGAGGGATTAAAGCCGACTTTTACCTTTGAAGCCTGGACTGGTGCAACACCTTTAATTTCACAGCGAGATTTTATTGTCAGGAAGAATGGTGATAGATTTTCTATTGGTGCTGTAAATCTTACAACCGTTAGTGGAGCTCCATTACAACAAAGGTTCAACTTATCATTAATAGGTTCTCGTGACATTAGGTATTCTGTTCCGCTAAAAGCCAGCCTTGTCCAAGCTCCAAATAAAGACCCAGACATTACCGTAACGCCAGAAGTCATAAAGGCAAGGAAAAAAGTCTGGGAAGATTTATTCTAGATGTTCAAGTTTTCTCAAGGACTTAAAAAACTATCACGAATTAAAGGTCCTACGGTGTCTCAGTTTAGAAGAATTTTTATTACTTTTTCCAGAGACCTGAAAAGAAGTTGGCAGCAATCCCAGACATATAGAACTTATCCTGAATACAGAAACCAAGTTCAATTTCTTATAAAAGTAGTAAACAACAATAGAATTAAAGTCATTGTTGTTGTAAAACAGTTACTTGTAATTGAAGAAAAAGAAACTGTAAGAGAGAGAAAAACTAAAAAACTTTTATACTCTAAGAAACTAAGTGCTAAAGTAGGTGGTGTTGAGTTAAGATACTTAGTGCCAAAAAAAAGAGATGTAAAAACTCCAGCTGCCACAAAAAGACAAGACTCCTACCTCGCTACTCTTAGGCAGAGAGCCATAGAGCGAGGTAAAAAATCCCCTAAAAAGACAAATTTTAATGTTAGAGAAAAGGCTAGTCGGTGGGGAACTGGTGGTCGTTCTTTCGATAGCACAAAAACAGCAAAAACCTGGGGAAGTAAAGGAAGAACAGTTAAGGATGACCGTAAATTTTTAAGCTGGGGAACCAAGTTTGGCTATAAGAACTTAAGACGAAATGTAAGGTGGGGAACTGCCAGTAAAGTCTTAGATCAAGATACGAATGAAACTTGGGGAACAGAAAGAGAGAAGCGAGTCAAAAAAGTTGTAAATGACGATGAAGCCATTTTGAAGTACAAAAACTTCATAAGGTCCCTACATGGTGAAAATTTCATTATGTCTACGCTTCGTCTCTATACTAAAAAACTCGCTAAGTCTCTAATATCTCAATTAGAGTAGGTAAAATTAAATGCAAGCATTTATGTCAGCAGTTCATGGTGTAATGGACCTAGAAGTAGGTTGCACCTGGAAAAACTATGGCGATATTTATTACTTGACTGAAGAACAGCAAGCTTCTCCATCTGTAGTTCAAGCAATTCATAAGAGATGGATTATTTCTGTATCAGATGCAGAAGTTCGTTATGCCTCTATGGACAGCAGAAAAAACGTTGGTCCTAGGCCCCCCGTTCCTCAGTCGAATAACGTCGTTAAGCCTATGGCAGTCAGCAAAGCTGATGCCAATATGGATGCCATTAAAAAAGATATCGCAAAGCTAAACTCAGATATTCAAAGTTTAGCGGGTTCAATTCATTCTATAGTTGACTTGTTAGCAAAAGGAATTCCAGTTCAACAGGCACCTGTTTCTGATTATAATCATGCCAAGCCTGTTATTGCTGCGATACCAGACAGTGTTGCAGAAGAGCTTTTTATACCGACATTCAAAGTTAAAGATGATGTTTCCCTAAAAGCTGATTCTGCAGTTGTTGCAGATGAAATCGCAGATAAAGCTCTTGAGGAGCTTAAAAAGTTAAGGAAAAAGAAGAGTAATACCGATGGCTAAGAAAACTGATATTAACCCAGGTAGGGGACTTGACGCTGGTACATGTTTCTTTGTTTCGGCAGTTAAAAATGCTTCAGGAGAAGTAGTTCTTACAAAGATTAGAGACTCTTTTATAGATGTACCTGATGAGCCCTTCATTAAAAATACTATCAAGATGTCCGGTGCCAAGCTACTTGAGCTAGGTGGCAACTTCTATATTATTGGCGATGAGTCAGTAAACTTTGCAAATCTACTTAAGAGAGAAGCAAGAAGGCCATTAAAGGATGGTTTAATATCCCCAGAAGAGCTAGCGATTTCTGGGGATATTCTAGCCGCTATTATTAAGAGCCTACTTGGTGAGCCTGCAAAGGAAGGTGAGGTTGTTTGCTATTCTATTCCCGCAGATCCAGTAGATAACAAAGGCGTAAACAATATCTACCATACAAAGGTTCTTGAGAGGCTAGTATCTAGCCTGGGATTTAGACCTGTACCAATCAATGAAGCTATGGCAATCATTTATGCTGAGTGCCAGGATAGCAATTTTACAGGTTTATCCATGTCTTTCGGTGGCGGTATGGTCAACGTTTGTTTTAGCTACATGACTATGCCTATTCTTCAGTTCTCAATTCAAGGTTCCGGCGATCAGATTGACGCAAGCGTGGCTAGAGCCTTAAGCACCACAGCTTCCCGCATTCAGATCATCAAGGAAAAAGGCGTTAATATTATGGCCGATGATTTTAGTTCAAAGGAAGAAGAAGCTATTGCATTCTACTACCAGACTCTAATCGAAAGAGCCGTTTCATTTGTAGTCAAAGAGATGAAAAACGCTAAGGTAGAGCTTTCTGATGCTATTCCTATCGTAATCGCAGGCGGTACTTCTCTTGCAGGCGGTTTCGTTGATATGTTTAAAAAGGTATTTGAAAAGCATAAGAGTAACTTCCCCTTTGAGGTAAGAGAAATTAGACATGCATCTGATCCACTTACTGCCGTAGCTAGGGGTCTTATGGTTGCCGCACAGCTTGAGGACAGTGAGTGATCCCTATCCTAGTGTTAGTTGGAACGATCAGAAACATTATTTCTGGTCGTGTCAAAATAGCAGCTATATCTCTTGATGAGATTGTGTCTTCTAAGTCAAAACTAAATAGAAATTCGCTAAACTGTTCAACTGGATTACTGAACTACTCTGAAAAAGATAGCATCTATGTATACAAAGTAGTGTGCTCAGAGAAAGATTCAAAAAAAGATGGTCATAAGGTAAGTATTCAGATTTTAGATGATCCTACCCAGGTAGAAGACAAAAAAGATCTAAACATAAAAGTAAACTGCGACTGTCCAGCTTTTCTATACCAAGGCGGTCAGTATAACTTATCTCAAAAAGATGCGTTACTAGGAAACTCAAGAGGAAAGCTTGTTCCTCCTAAAGTAAGAGATCCTGTAAGGGTAAATTATGGCTGTAAGCATATATTCGCTTCAGTAAGAAAACTTTTAGATAAGTTTAAACTTGATATGCCAATTAAGCCTCAAGAATTACAGAAACCAGAAGAGGAAGAAGTATCAGCATTACCCTCCTCACCTTTTTCTGAGAAAAAAGCTCCAGAAAAAGGCGTAAAGCCATTATTTAAAAACAGAGCTGTTTCAGAAATACAGACTGTCCCAACCACGTTGCTACCTAAGGACATTGATACTAAGGCGGTAGAAGAAATGGAAGAGGATGTTATTCCTGCAGTAAAGGGAGTCCCTAAGCTTTTTAAAAGGGAAGAGCAAGAGGGTGAGTTCTCGGCATTCAGGCCAAAACAAGAGCCTTTTGAAGAGTTTGAGGCAGAAGAAGAGGCTGCTCCAGAAGAACCCGAAAATATCCCTCCTTCACAGAAACCAGAGTTCGACATCACACCAAAGCATTTAGATGTAGAGGAAGATGAAGACATAGAAGAGGCTAAGTCTCTTAGAGATAAAAATCGTTTGAATAGGCAGAAAAAAGTAAAATCCCTATTTGGCGATTAAGTTGTTTTAGTTTGTTTTTTATTCTTTGCTTAGATACTTTTTGTAGGACTTATCGTTAGAAGGACTCCCTTTAAATGTCAAGAGATCAAGAAATTGCCCGCGAGCTAGCCAAGTTAGCTAGTTTAATGGTTCCTGGCGCTGAAGACGAAATTGGTGTTGATGATTCTTTTCAGGTTCATGACAACAGTGGTCGCAATGTAGAAATTCATAATCATAACTTTTCAGGCATGAAGCATGTCAAGGATATGCCTTTATCCGCTGTTCTTCCCCAGGAAGATTGGAACCCACCTTCATTAGCTGAAGTCCAGGCTAGAGCGCAAGCTGTTTATGGCGATCAGGCTCATAACTCTGACTTTTACCCCAAGGGCTTAGATGCCATCAGCGATATGCTGATGGGCCATTCTCCAGTAGTTGCTTCTAAGAGGAAGGCATCTAAAGTTGCTAGCCTCTATGCAGAAGAGTACAACTTAGTAATGGGAATTGCTAAGGAACTAGCCAAGTTCGCCAACTTTGACGCAAGTTCTATCGGCACCGCCAGAAATGAAGGCCCCGCAGTTCAGGACAGGATTGATTCTAATAAGAGCCTATCTTCTGTCAAGGCTGTTTTCCGTCACGAGGCTCTTCCAGAAGTAACTTCATTAGGCCATGCTCCTTTTGCTCAGGCTGATGATTTAGGAGGCTTTGAGGGCGCAATGCCTGTAAAGGCTTCTGCTGATTCTCCTGTCACCAAAAAGAAAGCCAGTTTCGTTAAACTCTCAAAAAAAACGCGGTAGTTGATAAAAACGTCACTAAGGCGTTAAACTACTTAGAGAACGTAGCTGAGTCCGATAAGTCATTCGGGATGGGGTCTTTGAAAAAGTTCAAGGACTCCATTTCTTATGCTAAGCAAGTTGGCCTACTAAACAAAAAAGAACTTAGTACAAGTAGTGGCGGGCAAACGTCAAAGACTAATTTGACAAAAGCTTTAGATAAGTTTGTAAGTGACCCTGGCTTAAAAAAACTACCAAAGCAAAATTTGGATAGCCTTGGTCAAGCTTTAGATAAGCTTAAAAAGAAAAAAGTCATAAATGAGCTACCCGACGAGACTATAAAATATTAGGTGATACGTCATTTATTATCAATTAACTAACGCCGTAAAGCGTAGATTAATACGGGAGCTTCAAGGAGCTTTTCGTACTCATCCTATTTACGACAAAATTACTGTAACAAACAAATACCAACTTGATGAAAAAAGCAAGTATGGTATTATCGTTAAAAATAGTAGTGCAGAGCAGATAAAGCTATCTCCAGACAACTATCTTGGTCAAGTTCTTTCTCGCGTAGGCTTAGTTAATATTTCTGGCTCTGCTGTAGAATGGGTAAGAGAAGACACTCAAAATCTTGTACAGTATCATGTAGATGATGTATCAGACCAGGTAGATGGTGACAATGTTTTATTTGAGTTATCTAATCAGCAATTGGTAGGTCTTAGTAAGTTTGAAAAAGAGATCGTATCCTTAAATAAAGATGACGTTGGCTCCATAAGCGTTTACGTTGATGGGCAGTCTGTAACTCCTTTTCAGATTTTCCCAACAGAAGGTTTAGTGCAGCTTAGGACAGCCCCGCCTTCTGGATCTTTAGTTAAAATAGCTTACTACTCTTTACACTTGGCTCATGTCGGTGCTTACGGGGTAGAGATTGTATCTGACACTACTTTTATGGTAGACCCGTTGTTATACAGGGCACCTTTTCCTATTAGTACTTCAAACTTTAGAAGAGCAAAGATATATTTTAACGAAGAACTTGGATCTGATATTTTTACAGACTTAACTGTTAGAGTAGATGATGTTGATGTAGATAGCAGTAAGTATGAGATAGATGAATCTTTACGTACTATTACCTTTAAAGAAAAGCAGTCAGGTATTAACTTAAGTATCGTACAGGCCAGTACCGACGAGACATTACAATCTGGCTTTGATTACTTTGTAATAAAAAGAGTTTCAAACGAACTTCTAAAGAGAAAAACTACCGGTACAGAAAGTATACTTGACTTAGAGTTTTCAAAAACAGTAGCAGGTACCTTAGAAGTTTGGTTAGATGAAGAAAAGCTTTTTAACTACACAGACGAAAATACAGACGTTTATAGCAAAGATAAGATAACATTTTCTCTAGTAGATGGCTACAAGGTAACTTTTTCAAAAAAGCTACCACCAGGATTAAGGGTAACCGCTAGCTACTATTATCTCAGCGAATCCCCCGGTCTTACAGTTCCTATAGCCGAAGTGTTTGATGATTCTTGGAGAATAATGCTTCCAGATGCTGGCATTGTAGCAAAAAGCGTTGATGTATGGGTAAAGAAAGATATTATATCCCATGAAGTTTTCACATTTGACTCTGACACAAATGATCTGATATTCAATGAAGCTATTCCTGAAGGTGAAGTAAAGGTAAGCTATTATTATGCATTAGACTCACAGGGTCCTTACGAATTCTCTGCGTATGGTGCAAATAATGAAGCAATAGAAGGTTGCGTTTTAAGTTTCGCAAAACAAGCTCAGGTAGGTGGGAGGCAGCTAGTTTTTATTTCGGGTGATCCTGAGCCAACTTCCCATGAGTATGGGGGTAAATTTAGAGTTTCTTTTACCCTAGATATAGTTGCTTTAGACCCAATTCAGCAGGAAGAAATTACTGATTTAACCGCCATGTATCTTCTGTCCCTAAAAGAAAGATTTGATTCCGAGGGAATAATCCTAGATGAGATTTCTATACAAGGCGAAGCAGAAGAACCTTATGATGAAAATACAACAGATCAGTACTACATGGCAAGTGTAAGTGTTGTTTTCTTAACGGACTGGCATATTAGAAAGCCAATTCCAATAAAAATACGGGATGTACATTTGAAGTTTATCAGCTATGCGTATTCAGACATTAAAGATGTTCCTGTATTTCAAGAGCCTACGCTTTTTCCAATCATAGAAAGCCCTATACTAAAGTCTGAGAGGGTTACGTAAAAATGCCAAAGTTTGATTTCTTTTGTAAAGAATGTGGTTTATTATTTGACAAGATAGTACAAGATAGTCAGGTTTCCGAGGCAGAGTGTAAGTCTTGCAAGTCTATGTCTCCTCGTCAGTTCAAGCCTCATACTGTCGGCATCACTTATCAAGCAGGTATGCCACCAACAGCAACTATCGATCAAATAGTTGGCTCTGATGCGGAAAAGAAATGGGAAAAGATTAATTCCTTACATCAAACCGCTAATAGCATCAGAAGAGAAACAAACAGTCATTTAGTTGAACTAACTGACTCCGGTAGTTTAAAAGCAGCTTCAAATGAGACAAAACAGTCAAGAAAAGAAGTTGCTGATATCGTCATTAATAATCAATAAATTTATATCTTAGGAGAGTCTAATAACGTGGAAAAAATATCGCAGAAGCTTAATGAGCTAGCTAGTGACTTAGATCTACTTTGGGATAAGTTTAGTGAATGGCAGGATAAGTTTGAATCTAATACTGATGATTTAGAGTCTTCAGAAGTAGAAAAACTATCCGATGAACTTGAAGAGTTAGATGACCTTGTAGAGGGCCTTTCTGGTGACTTAGACGAAGTAGAGAGCGGTATACATGATATGATATCCGAAGAATTCGATCTAAGTGAGTTATCCTGGGAAGATTATTTGTCTTCGGATGTACTAGAGAGTTCTTCATCAAATTGGGAAAGCAGTGATGCGGATTTTGAAGACTATCTATCTTCAGACCTACGTGATTCTGAAGACATGAGTTCATCATCTTCCGATGGCGAAGAAATGTCACTATCAGACGAAGATCAGCTTTCCTCTTCTAATCCATTTGAATCATCGGATAGCGATGATGAACACGATGGGTTTTTAAAAGAAAACAATAAAGAACCAGTTCTAGGTGAACCTTACGACATTAAAGATGGTGCACATAACTACGGTTTCTAAAAAGCCAATAAATTTTTCTAGTAGGCCTTCATATTAATGGAGGCCTACTCCCTATATGGGATTTAAATTTATATTGGCTTTTTTCTATATAGATAGAAATTTATATTGTAACTACTACTTTTAGGGAGATAAATATGGGTATTGGTCCATTTACTACTTATGTTCCGCCTGGAGTCTATACGAACACAATCGTATCTACAGAAGGCGCAGTTGGTTCAGCTGGTTTAAGAATTCCAGTTTTCGTTGGTGTTGGCGAAGAAACCTACACAGTCCGTAACTTAGAAGTTGTTCGCGGTTCATCAGCTTCAGTAGATGTTATTTCTAACCGTGAAGATATGACAGGTCGTTTCGTAGATCCTGACACAAATCTATTAGGAAATGCAGACGGCGAGAAGTCTGTTGTTCGTGTTCGTAACGTTCCTATTACTTCAGGTGATGGCACAGGCACTTTAGCCACAGCTCCTTCTCAGGTTGCCGTAAGAATTAATGGTGAAGCTGCAGGTGTTGCCAGAGTTAATGGTTTACTAGGTGAGGTTTACCTAGCTCAAGTCGTACTCGAAGATGACGTTGTTGACGTTACTTATTACTGGCATCGTGGTGACCTTCTAGTTGAATTAGAAGTTCACAGCGATCTTTTAAGCTCTCCAGTTGCAACTGGCACTCGTCATGATGCTTTAGTTAGCATTAACACTTTCTATAGCCCAATTGTAGATTCTACTGGTAATGGTTCAGCATTAGCTGGTTCATTATCTGTATCCAGTGGCGTTGGTATTATTGAACCTGGTAGTCCTAACCTAAATCCAGTACTCGTTTTTACTGCTGGCGACGATGAGACTGTACTAGAAACTTCAGTTGTTATTGATGGTCAAAATGGTGTCATCCAGCTTCCATTAAGCTCCTTAATCCCTACCGGTACTGCTGGCGTTTACGGTACTGTTAGTGGTCTTGTTGTTATTACTGGTGCGAGCGTCACTTTAGGTGAAGTAGTCAGCAGCTTGAAGGTATCTTATTGGACAAATACCTATCAAGATACTTCTGATCCGTTACCAAACAAGCAGGTTGTTGAGATCATTGGCGGTGGCGTCGGATCAAGCCCTAACCGCAGCAGCGATTATGCAGAGGGTGCAAGTTTCGTCAATGAAGGCGATCAACTAAACTGGGGTTCCTCTGCTTTAGTTTCTGGCGCTGTTCATACTCCAAAGAAAGAGTATTTCGATGACACCCAGGTCAAGGTAACTCTAGTTGACAGCAAGTTTGTCAATGATGTGCTATCTCCAGTTGATGTCGTAGATGGCGCTACTGCAGTTTGGCAAATGACTTTCACTCCAGTAGATGGTTCCGGATTAGGCAGAGAAACCCGTGACTTAACCAAGGTTTCTGTAGATGGTGGTACTCCAGTTGCTCTTAGCGGCAATAAGGTTATTCTTTCTGAAGCTATTGCGGATGATTCAGTTGTACTCGCTACTTACTGGTATAACCAGTTACGTGATGAAGTTTATACTGTTACAGTTGAGTCTGCAGGCGCTGCTGGAGCTGGCACCTACTCTATCTCCTCACAGAGCAGCGGTTCACTAGCTCACGCAGAGCTAAATGCCGATGATAGTGATGTTGATGACGGTGACTGGAGTGCTTCAGAGGTATGGCTAGAGACTGGATCCGACTTACAGACTGTCCCTAAGAAGGCAGTAGACGAGATAATTACCATTTTATTCGGTAGCCCTACTCAGTTTGTCGTATCTTCAAATAATGCATCTGGCACTTCTGGTTCTGGTGTCGTAGGAAGAACCTTCTACGATCCAAGCACAGGCGTTAGATTCACTATTAAGGACTCAGGTCTTTATGATGCCGATGACTACCTAATTATTGATGTTACTGTTGACCCCACACTAACTGCAAGTAATGATTTTGTTCTTGACGTACCTGGTATCAAGTTACAAGTTCTAAACACATTAGACTGCGGTGACGGTGATACTGCCATTATCAAGACCTTTGATAAGAGTGGTCCTGAGCCATCCATCGGTGACTTCTATTATGTTTCTTATAAGTACCGAAAGGAAGATTTCAGCTCCAAGGTATTTACCAAGATTAAGAACATTGAAGCTGAGTACGGCAACATCAATATTGACAACAAGTTATCATTAGCTGCATACCTAGCATTCTTAAATGGTGCAACTGCTGTTGGCTTTAAGCAAGTTCTTAAGACTCCCGGCAAGGCAGATGCTTCTGCAGCTGCTTATATTGCAGGTATCACAGATCTTGAAAAGAAGATTGAAGGTATCTACAATGCAGATATCGTTGTTCCTTTAACTACGCTTAGCGAGGTCCAAGGCTTTGCCAAGGCTCACGTAGACAAGATGTCTTCTGAGAGATTCCAGGGCGAGAGAATGACGTTCCTTGGCTGTCCTTTAGGCACAACACCTTCAAAGGCTCAGTCTCTAGCCAAGGGCTTAGTTGGCTCAAGAATCGTCTTACTTTACCCAGATGGCGTTGTTCTAGGTATTGTTGATGAAGCTGGCGTTGAGAATGAGTATCTAGTTGACGGCGCAATGTTAGCAGCAGCTCTTGCTGGTAAGGTTGTAAGCCCTCAGTATGATGAAGCTACCGATATGACCCGCAAGGAATTAGTTGGTTTCAAGCGTCTATCCAGAATCCTAGATAGCGTTGAGGCAAATCAAACTGCAGTAGCTGGCGTTACTGTACTTGAAGACTTCCGTCCTAACATTCGTGTTCGTCAGTGGTTTACTACTGATATGTCTTCAGTGCTTACCCGTACTCCTTACGTGACTCAGGTTATCGACAAGGTACAGAAAGACTGCAGAGCTTCACTAGAGGTCTTTATTGGCCAGAAGAACCTACCTTCTCTTCTAGCTTCAATGAGATCAAATCTAGCTGGTTCTTTACAGTCTCTAGTTTCCGCACAACTTGTCTCAGAGTTCAAGAATGTTGATGTTCAAGTTAGTCCGCTTGATCCAACCATCATTCTTGCTGAGGCTTTCTACAAGCCTGTGTTCAGCGTCGCTTGGGTAAGAGTAACCCTTAACATTAAGGCATAGTTGATTAAAAATGGGGCGTGGGTCTATTTATAGGCCCACGCTTTGTTTCTTGAAGTTTATTATTTTATTTCATTAGTTAGCTGACTAATTTTTAGAGGTTGTTACATGAGTGACATTTATAGAAAAGGCTTGAGTCCTCAAACAAAGTCTATTTCAAGTTCCAGGAATAGACTTTTCGCCGTATCCTCACAGTCAGATGCGGTACAAGTTGCTTTAGGTGTTGTAAGCAGCTTTGCTCCATCTGACGCCAGAAACACTGAAGCAGTAAGAGGTATTGGTTTCGGTGACCAAATTGCAGAACTAGTTCCTGGCATGTCTGATCCTATCAGCATTACCTTAAACCGTACTGCATTATATCATATGAATATTTTCCAAGCCCTAGGCTATAAGGGCGGAATAGATGGCGTAGTAAGAGCGCTTAAGCATCATCGTTGGCCATTTGACCTCAGGCAAGAAGTTGTAATATCTGAAGTAGATACGTTAACTGGGGGAGGTATCGGCGAGGCAGTAGGTGGTACTGGTCCAGAGGCAGGAATAGACGCTCCTCGGGTTATCGCTACCTTGTATGCGGGCTGCTGGATCACCCAATACGGCTCTACTTTCAATGTTGATACTGCTCTAGTAGCAGAAGATGTCACTCTAACGGTAACTGATATCTTCGCATGGAACGGAACCAATAAAGTTAATACCGTCCCTTCAACTGACGCAGGTTCAAAGGCAAATAGCCAGATTTACCCAGGTTCTAATACACCTGCTTAATAGACTACGTAGTTTTAGTCTATAGTAAATCAGCTAACTTAACCAATCAATAAAGATACATCATGGACCTAAATACAGTTTTATCTAAAATCGAAGAGGCCAGTCGTGACTTCTACCGTGAGACAGACGTACAGATCGGTAAACTAAAAGTCACGATTGGCATACTCGGTGCGGAAGAAGAAAGTGATATTCAAGACTATCTTTCTTCTGAAGTTAAGATGGCTTTCATTTTTAAAATGAAGCTTGAGACTGTATGCAGGTCCATAAAGGCTATTGATGGTTACAGAATTGATAACGTAGAGTTTTTTGAAACTGGCGAACAAATTGATGGTGTAGCTGTAAAGGTTGAGCGTCTAAAGTACCTCCGTGACTTGGTTGGTAAATGGGGCCAGGCTGTCATAGATAGAATATTCTTTGCCTATGCCGAGTTGGTTTCAGAGCTTGAGAGGGACATTAATCCAGATAAGACAGAACAAGAGATTGTTCAAGAGCTTATTGCTCAAGTTCAACTTGCTCAGTCTGTAGACGAGCAGCAACAAACAGCTTAGGCAGAAAAAAGCACAATGGCAGGACATTTTGAACCATTACGAGGACGTAGAGCAGCTTCTTTTTAAGGGTTTTCTTACTGAGAGCTTACACTTCAATGGTTTTGACTTTGTTCTTAAATCACTTAACGATTTAGAGTTTCAGCGAATAAAAGATCGAACACCCAGCAAACACCCCGCTAAAGAGATAATTTACGATTGCTGGTACTTGGCTTATTCAGTACTTCAAATCGATGGCGTTTTATTCTTAAAAGATAGAGATGATAGCGCTTTAAAGTTATTTAACTCCTTACGAAAATGGCCATCAAAAGCAATAAGTAGATTAATACATAAGTGTTTGACCTTTAATCGTAGGATTACAGATGCCTTTGGTAAGCTAGAGGCATACTGCTATGAGCCTCAGTCCAGGGTTTATTGGAAAGCATATTTAAATACTACTCTAAACTCCACCACAGTTACTGGATTGCAAGGAACTGACCAGCTACCTCTTAACTCGATGCAGGTTCAGTGGATAAGCTACAACCGGGCTGAAGATGACAGACAAGGTTTTGATGTTCAATGGAGTTATGTCCGTTGGATGGGTGCTTTTTTAAACGGAAAAGCTGTTGAAAAGATTGACAAAGAAGTCACTGACCAACGGTCAAAAGAAGATGACTATAGAAAAGAAGTCATGGACCGGGCAAAAGGTATTTCCACCAGTTCAGACTCCTTGGTCAATCCATTATCCAACTCTTCTAGAGAAGATGAGTACAAAAAGCTTTTATATGATTTAGATGTTGTTGTTAACAATAAAAAAGATGCTCACGAATTGGCAATGGATAGCGCCAGAGATAACGCATTAGAAGGGTATAGAACGTTTAAGCGAGAAGAAAGAGAACGTAAGATAGAAGCTATAAAAGCTAAAGCTTCAGAGCTAGAAAAATCTTCCGTTGCTGAACCATTTACTATTTTTGATGAAAATAAGATGCAAGACATCACTGATTTTGATCAAAGAAGAGAGTTGATCATTACAGTTCTTGGCGTCACTAAAGATGAGCTTGACCAAATAGATAAAGAGTATGAAGTTCCTAAAGATTTATATTCATCAATACTACCAGTTTCAAACACCTCAAGATCAACAATACTTCCAGTAAATGTAAATCCTGGCAATTTCTCAGGGGAGATAAAGCGCGGAGGCTTACCTGTAAACAATCCCAGGAATCGTCCTAAATGATAGAATTTGGCGACGACTACGCTTTCCTTGAGCGAGAGCTTAAAATAGACTGGGATGGCCTAGGATCGGATAGAAGCCTAAAACAGGTAGCCAACTTCGAGAGAAGCCTTGACACTTTAGTAAAGCAAAAGTTTCCTAATGTGAGTTCTAAGACAGAGAGGTTCAAGTTAGGCGGTGGCTATGTGTTATCGCAACCTGAAATACAAACTTACTCACAAAAAAAACAAATAGATACTGAGGTAAGGAAGCTTACTGAGATACCAAATTTAGTTTGGAAATCAGTAAACAGCTTTAGTCTTTTAGCACCAAATAAAGTTCCACCTTCTGTAGTAAAAGAAATAAATGATAGACGTATCTCGATAAAAAATATATCTCGTCAGATTCAAGCAATAAAATCAAGTAAAGAAGAAAGTGATTTCACAAAAGAAGAGATCAATAACTTAAAAAACTTACTTTCTTTACTTAGGAAAGAGTCTACTAACTTCACCAAAGGTTTAGACCCTAAAATGTTAGCGATTGCTCAAGCGACCTACAACTCTACTTTGTTTAAAGAGAAATCACTAGATGGGTATGATGCATTTTTAACTCCATTAGAATCTGCTTTTATGGATTTAAAAAAATCTGGAACCGGAATGTTTAACTTTTTTTCAACCGGAAATGGGCTACCGAGTGTCGTTAACACAATACTTCAAGGCTCAAATAGATTATTTGATTCTATTTTAAAAAAAAGAGCCCAAGATATAAGGTCTGGTAAGTATTCTGGTCAGTTTTTTGCAAAAAGCTCAAAAAATGTTCTAGCTAAAGAGTTCAATGCTAACAAAGATTTTAATTCAGTTTCTCAGGTATCTACCAGCATTATTCACTCAATGGGTAAAATAGTCGGTCCTTATGGGTTTTTACTTATGGTCCTGGCAAAAGCTGCTCAATATATAATTGCCGGTAGGCAGCAGCAGATAAGCTTCAATCAGAGTATAATTAACCTGTTTGGCACGATCAATCAGTTGAGTATGGTAGACCCTAAAGCTCCCAATAAAGAGGCAGCATTAAGCTCATTTTACCAGACTTTGTACGATTACCTTAACGATAAATCTTTTTCATATACAATAACACGACCAGATGGCTCAGTTGTTAATCAAGATAGTTTTTCCATACAGCTAAACCTGGATCCAGAAAAATATATAAGCTTACTTGACCCTTTAATCAAATCAGGTTTAACCATACGTGATTTGGAAGCCGAGTTTGGTAGAGTAAACCTGAAGCCAAATATGATTGCCAACATAAGAACAGGGCAAATTGCAAATCTTAAAGGACCCCTAGAAGATTACTATGCAATATCTCAGGTATTTCAGTCTGACCCATCAGAGCTAGGTAGGGCTATTGGGGACTGGCGGTTTAGCTTCGGTGATTTATTTAGCACAACCACAGATTCTTTCAGGAATCTAGCAAATATTGTATCAAGCAGCCCAGTAAGTCCAAAAGCATTTTTAGCAAATGTTATTTCTCTATCAGACTCATTTTCTTACTTTACGAACAGGTCAAGGCAGTTTGGTACGATCTTAAACAGTTTAGTTAGAAAAAGAGCACTGAGCGCAGATCAAGGTCGTGATTTATTAAGTAATGTGTTACAAGAAGTTATGGGGTATAGCACTTCACAAATTATGGGTGTACTTGGCCCTCTTTTTTCAGAAAACCCAAGAGCAGTTTCTAAGTTTTTAACAAAAGCTGCATCTACGCTCCGTGAGCAAATAAAAGAAGAAAGCAGAAAGGCTAAGTTTGTAATCAATAAAGCTGACAAAGACGCTGCTTTAGCTAAAGTTACCGAGCTTCAGTACATGTTAGATTATGCTACGAGACAAAGGAAACTAGTAGGTTCTGACAGAAGTAATCTTACTCAAATATCTAGCTTTGCTACGAATTTGATAAGAATGTTTCCGGATTTAAGTTTTGATCTTTTAGATGATGCAGTAGCTGCAAGATATAGAGTAATATATAACGAAAGAATGGGGGACAGGCCCCCAAGCTTATCAAAAAGAACACTTATTGAAGAAGCAACAACCACGCTTGGTCTTGGTTCAAGTATTTCTGAGCTTATTACAGCAAAAAGATATACATCTAAGTATAAAGGAAGGCCAAGTCCTCCGCAATTAACGGCAGAAAATATTCAGCAGTTGGTTATGAAGTCCGCTTTGAGTATGAACTTAAAGACTATAACTGTTGCTGAGTCCTTAGATAAGTCACTAAGGTTTATTGGTTCTAAGATACATAGTACATTTATGCAACTTTACAGTGTAGGTCAGACTTTATGGAACTTTATAACCAACGCAAAAAAAGTTCCAGCACCCGCTTTAGAAAGTACCGGAACTTCTCCTAGCTTAACTAGCATATCTCCTGGTCAAGTTGTTGATTATCGTGGAAAGGTTCCTGCTTACAAGTTAGGGAAAAGCAATAAAGGCGAAATACAGCGTTTGCGTAAGATTGTCCTCCACTCTACTGAGGGAACAGCTTCTTCCGCTATAAGTGAGTTTACTGGTGGACCAGGAAAAACATCAGCTCATTATATAGTTGGTCGTGACGGTAAAATTTATTACATGGTCGATGAAAAAAAGATAGCCTCTCACGGCGGTGCAATAGGTCCAGGAAGCAGTTTACTTTCTGAGGGATTTAAAATGGGTGAGTCAATAAATCCTGCAGCGTTAGGCATTGAAATCGAGAGATATGGAAAAAGTGACTACACTGAAGTTCAGTATATGGCTGTTGCTCGATTAGTTTCTTCACTTATGACCCGATATGGTCTTAGCTTAGAGGATGTTATTTCGCATGAAGAAGTTGCAAGGGGAAGAGAAAGGGTAGTTCTTCCTTCCGGTAAAAGACTAGGCGAAGTAAGAACTGACCCTGTAGGGTTTGACTGGAGTAGACTACGTTCTTTAGTGAGAACTATGAAAACTGGAGTAGAGTCTGCTAAGGCCCCAGAGGGAAATAAAAGAGCTGCCGTAAGAGCTTACCAAAATACAATACAGGAAGATACTTATTCTCAAAGGTTGTTTGAAAAAGCTTATGCCACGGAAACAGCTATAAATACCAATATGTCTTATGGGGATTTCGTTAAAAAGTCGGAAAACTTTCTTGAGAGATATGACCTTCCTCAGCTAAAGCGAATAATTCAAAGTAACGGCAAAGAAAGAACCGCACTCATTCTTAATTTTTTTAGAGACTTTAAGATTGAAGTTAACCCCGAAGTAATACTCGATGTTGTCAGGGGTCAAATCAGAAGAGTTGAGTCAAAAGAACAATACCTGAAACAGATGGCCCATAGACAAAAGCTAAAAGAACAGGTAAAGCAGTTTTCTTTAATTGCGAAAAGGCTTCAGCACTCTCAACGAGAATCCATTCGGCATGAGAGCGTAGTAGGACTTGATGAGAGTTTTAGAGAAAAGTTTGCCCAGCATTTAAGCCAACTTTCCGATGGAAAATCTATTCTTATAGAACAGTACAATATGGACGTATACATTAAGGATTCTTCTAAGTTTATTGACTACATAATGATGAATTATAGGCCAACTGTAGAAAAAGGCGTAAGCAGTGGCTAGCTCAGAAGAATTAGAGGCTTTCATAAAAAGCTTTAGATCTCTAGGTAAGTCTTTATCCGTTGAAGATATTGATATAAGGCTAAACTTACAAACTGAAGACTGGGATACTTTTATAGAAAGTGCCGAAAAAGCTATAAATGATTTTTCTTCAACCGACAAGAAAAAAGAACAGCTTATTAAGCTACTAGACAAGCTTAAAAACAGTTCATCTAAAGTCAAGTCTGAAATTGAGTACATTATAAAAGATCTTCTACTTACTTTTAAGAGAAGGCCAGATGCAAACTTTGAACCAGTAAAAGAACGGATTGAGCAAGTTTTTTATGCTGTAAACAAACTAGAAGAGATTCTATTCGAGAGATCCAGGTTATCACCAGCAAGTATACCTGACTGCGAATCCCAATTAAAGCAAGTTGAAGTCGTCAGAGGTATGCTTGCAGGATTAGGCGTAAAGACTTTAGAAGATTTAGATTCTATATCTGTAGCAAGTCTTGACGATAATATTGTAAGATTACTTTTTAAAGAGGCAAATAAAATTGAATCTTTAGCAGTTGAGGTCATTAAAACCGATAGAGTTTACAAAGAAGCGGTTGAGCAACTTTTTAAACAAAGAGGAACCTTTTACTCACTTAGAAGCACAGTTAGTGCCTTTAATGATGTTAAAAATAGTTTTACTTCAATTCAGGATAGTGGAGATGGCCTAAATAGTGCAATAGGTACTATTTGGGGGATTGCTTCTCGGGCACTTACTTCTGCTGCTGTTTCCATAGAAAGAAGAAGGCTACTACAAAGTAAGGTATCTGTAGACCCGGAAAAAGAAGCGAAAAATGCTTTTGAGCTTGACAATAGATTAAGTAAAATAGGATCTGCTATGACCAGTGGATTTAAGAGTATGGTAAAAAGCATCAATTCCATCGGTAAAAGCGTTGGTTATTTGAGCTTCATACTTGACCTTATGCTGAAAGGGATGAATTATACCGCTGAAGTAAACAAATCCATAATAGAACTATTTGGCACACAAGAGTTATTATATGGAATCGAGCCAAACTCAGAAAACTTATTCAAGAGAATAGATTCACTAAACAAGCAACTTAACTCAGTTCAAGACGAATTTTTACTTGACTATACCGATAGGGTTAAGGGCATTTTAGCCTACAGAGAGGCTGGCGGCTCAACTAAGAATCTTGAGATTAGTTCAGCTAAGGATTTCGGTGATCCAGAAAATACAAGAAATATATTCAGCCCTATAGCGCTTTCTGCGAAGTACGGTCATCTGCTCGGTATGAGTTTTGAGGAGGTAATGTCTAAAGTAGGCAATTTGACTTTTTCTTCTCAGTTAACCACGAGTCAGGTTGAACAAGTTTTTGAAGAGGCCAGGGTTGGTGCATATAAGTCAAGAACAAATACTTCTTTAGCTTTAAATAGCCTCATTGAAATATCTCAAAAGTTTGGTGGGGTCATTAACACATTTACGATCAATAGTTCTATTTTAACTAAAATAGCCAATAGTACAAAATTGAATGAAAGTCAAGCGGCTGATTTTGTATCTTCAGTTTTAGATAACGTAAAAAGTCAAAGATTCGAAGATATGGGTACACTTATTACATTAGCAGGCTACGATTTAGATAGTAGCACAGATTTGTCATTACTTAGACAAAGAATGAGAGAAGGCTATCTAGCAGTTAGGAAGTCTTTAGAAGCACAAAGAATAGATATAGGTAATCGTCTAGGCACTCAATCAAATGAGTACCTTCAAGTACAAATACAGTTAAGCTCTCTTGGATTCTATGAGGCTCAGTTAAGTAATCCAGATATCATGCTTACTCTTTTAGAGTCCGCAAAGGTATTTCCTCAGGTTGTTTTACCAGTTTTTCAGCAAGCTATAGATGGGCAAATTAAACTAATATATGGAATTGAAGCTGATAGAGTAATGATCAATGCCCTAAGCTATAGATCAGCGTTAGACTTAGCTAGCAAGCAGATAAATATACCAGAACAATTTAAAGATTTACTATTAGCGGCCAGATTTGACCCTAATGGTATAAGGAAGCTTGATGATCGCGGATTATTTAAACTAGAAAGTTCGCTGCCTCAAGCCCAGGATCATAGAAAAAATATGACTGATATTGCTGCAAGAATGGCTAAGCATACAACATCTGGTGTCAAGACACTTAATCAGGCAAAGAACTCTATATTTGCCGGGATTGGCAGTTTGTTCAGAAGAGCTCAGTCTTTGCTGTCAAAGGCAACTTCTTGGATACAAAGTGTTATATCCGCCATATCAAGAGGACAAACTCCTGTAATCGCTGGCGCCATTGCAGGAGCAGCGATTGCAGGTGGTGCTATATTTGGTCTTACTACTTTAGGAATAGGTCCAATTGCTTTGGCAGCTGGAGCAGGGCTTTTAGCTGGTGGTTCTGCTGGACTTGGTATCGATAGAATGCTTAACATCAGCCAAGCCCCATTAGACTCTGCTTCTCTATATAGATCAAAGATGTCATTAAACCAGTCTAGCGAAGAAACCAAGCTAGCTAAGAAACTTTTATTAGATACTGCATCTGATCAACGTATTTATGGGCCACTAATGGCCGTGGCAGCGGAGTATAATATAAGCCCTGCATTACTTTTCGCGTTAAAAATACAAGCCACTGGCACAAATGTACGAGCAAACTCAGATAAAAATGCCAGACATTTACCAAAGGGAGTATTTCAGCTTATACCTGAACAGTGGAAAGCTAGGAAAGAACAATGCATGGATATTATTTCTTCAGCAAGACTTGTGGCAGAAAGAGCAGCCAGTAACATACAAAAGATTGTCAGAATTAGCAAGGAAAGAAATCTAAATTTGGGTGAAGGCGATATATTATCGTTAGCTGCTGCCATGCATCTTGCGCCAGATTTAGTTGAAGACGTGCTTAGAAATCGTTCAGGTAGGTATAGAGCAGGAAATAGAGACATATCTTTTTCGCCAAATCTTCCTGAAGGGTCTTCAGCAGATAAAGTAACTAATCAGATAGACCGCGCTATGCATGTTTTATACGGCATATCCATGGGAGAAAAAACCCCATACGATCAAGTAAAGGATAAAATAGCTGTAGGATTAGGGCTATCAGAGATTTCCGGAACTGGATCAAATATTCCAAGAACTGCAGATAATATTAGTGATGGATTAGTTAGGCAGGCCAATCTTCCTACAGGAAAACTAAATCTTCCGAGACTAGATAGTCAGTTTACCGCAGGAAATCCAGCTACATATCGTGTTTCCACTCAAAAAGTAAAGTCTTCCCGGTTACCTAGATTAGCTCCTCGTATTGAAGTAGGAACCGGAAGAATTACGGATTCATCGTTTGGCAAGAAAGACGATGTTTCAGTTCCTCAATTTATTCTTGAGCAATTGCCAGATACTAGGGACGGCAGAAAGTTTAGGTATATTGTAACACCTAAACAAGATGTAACGCCACCTAGTAATCAGGTCTTTTATAAGAATGTTCTATATGAGACCTTGTACCTGAATGACGCCAATAATTTAATCCGGGTCTGGGAACGTCTCGTAGGAAATAGTGGCACCTAATAACAAAGCAAAAAATCGTTCTAGCTTATCGTTTAAGTTAGAACTTGGCTTTGCTAATTCAGCAGAGTTTCTTAAAAGCATAACTGAAAAAACTAAAACGTTCAACAAGCTTTTATTTGACACAGCTAAGAATGTTGAGGATGCTTATGATCCTGAGCTTTTCGCGCAACTTAGAGAAACAGCAAATACACTTAGCCAGGAAAGAGACGAACTAGATAAATCCTGGGAAGAGATCGCTAATGAAAAAAATTTAGTACAAGTTTTTCCGAACATCAGAGAGCAAATTTTAGAAACAGTAAGCTACGCTCAAAGGATTCAAAATATAGGTAAAAGAGCTTATTATCAAGGACTAATTTCCTCACAGGATATGTCTAATCTTGATAAGAATGTAAAAGAAGTTGAGTTTATTCAGCAATCCCTGCAAAAGTCTTTACAAGAAATTGCAAGAATAGATAGAAAACAATTCGATAGCGATGTAGAATACGCAAATAAACTAAGACCATTACAAGATTCTGTAGCCAAAAAAACAACACAACTTGCTCAAGCTAGAGATACCCTAAAACGAGAGTCATCTTCTCTAGTTGGGTATCAAAAAGGCCTGGATGAGATAGCAAAGAAAACTCTTGAAAAAGGCTTCGAAGGATTTTTTGAAGGTGCCCAGGATGCGGCTAAGGGTTTCATTGATGGCGTTAGAGCAGCATTTTCTTTAAACCCAGCTGAGGCAGAAAAACATTTCAGAAAAGCTGAAGGCTTAGGGAAAGCCCTTGCTAAAGTCTCGTCAGATAGAAAAGATCAGTCGAATATAGATAATTCTTTATCTGCAACCCAGAAAGTAATAGAAAGTTCTCTTTCAAAGTTTACTTCTGTCGTGGGAAAGATATCATCTTTTGCTAGGTGGGCTTCCGTAGGAATATCCGTAGCCGGTGGTATTGTATCTGTTCTAGGTTTAGTGCTTAGCGCAAGCGATAAAGCCAGAGAACTTAATAAGACTCTTTTATCTGGAAGAAGTTTGGGTGACTTAGGTTTAGACCTTCGAGCTCAAGCAGATTTTAAAACCGTAGATTCAATATTTGACAAACTTAAAGATGAGTTTACTAGTATATACGCAACAGCTGATGCTACTCAGAATAAGTTTAGACTATCACCTGAGCAAGCAAAGGAAGAATTGGCAAAATATGCCGGATTGAACTTACCGAGGCTGCAAGGAAACCTGCAACAAGGCGCCGGGGTTATTTCTAACCTGAATAAGTTTGTCAATATGGGTTTAGCCTTGAGCTATACTTGGGGAATCAGCACAGATGAAGTTGCTCAAAACTCTATGGAGTTAGTGAATGAATATGGGTACGGCGAGAGGCAGCTTCAGTCCTTATACGGTGGCCTTAACAGGGTAACAAAAGGTAGTTATATTAATGTAGCTAGATTGCTTGGTGCCACAAAGGGATTAGCCATGCAGTCCCCAATTTTTGGTGACAACTTAAAAGCTACAGCATCTCTATTCACTAGATTATACGATACAAAGATACTAGGGACACGTGATGTTACTTCCTACATAGAAGCGGTTTCCCAGGCATTCCAAGACGACGACTCTACTCAAAGAATGGTTGCTAGCCTTTTAGCACAAAAGCCATCCGAACTAGTTGACATTTTAGAGACCACTGTTCGAGCTATGCCTACCGGAACTGAAGGGCAGCAGAGGGCTAAGGGATTTGTAGAACAGGCACTAAGAAAACTGAAAGATATTCAAAGCAAAAAACTAAACCCAACAGCAGCAGATCTTAGGGATATCGCTTACGCCTTAAAGCTTGTTCCGCCACAGACTAAACAAGCTATCTTAGCTCAAGCTTTATATGACAAGAATACTTTAAGTATGAAAGCTTCTGACCCTGGCTTTGATAGAGCTATGCAAATGACCATGGAGCAGTTTACAAGGTCAAAGCTCATAACGGGTGATGAGAACGCATTATTTACTATTAGACAGTCTTTACTTGCATTAGCTAAAGCTAACCCTACGAAAACTCTAGGCGACTTGCTTTCTATGCTTCTTGGTGACATAAACGATCAAGCAGAATCAGATGCGTCTGCGTATCAAAAACTTGAGACAGGCTTAGCAAATAATGCCGATCAATTGGTACCCCCTCTTAGAGGTGTTACCAACGCCATTGAAGGATTACTTATAAAAGTTCAAGGCTTAGCAGAGAATATAATTGACTTTATACAGCATGGTTTACTTGAGTCATCCTTTGCAAAATGGATAGCAAGTAAGCTTGGCATCGCGGCACCTACTGAATCATTATCTGGTTCTGATTTTATTAAGCAGCTTGGCGACACTTTAGCAACTATGAGAGAACAACAAGCTAAGATACTGTCTTCTAATGGACCACAAAGAGCCGAAGCTATTCAACGTTTTAATGAAGCTGCGAGCAGGTTGGCAGATTTAGCACAGTCTTCACCGTCTCAAGTTAAAGCATCACTAGCTTCTCAGTCTCTAAACTTCACCAACTATTTCACCGTAACAGGCCAGAGTGACTTTCCTGCTTATATAAAATCAAAACTCGACCAAGAAATGAAAGAAGCTTTTAAGTCATTTATCGTTGGTAGTAGCCAAGCGCCGGTAGCCACTACCTCAAATATCGGTACGGCGGTAAGACTACCAAGTGCGTCTCTCAATGTACCCGCCTTAAAGCAAGCCGCTTCCAGGAGAAGTGTTTCATCTGATGGTGTTACAGTAAAAATTCCAGATAGCGTATTAAACTTAACAAACGAGCAAAAAGAGTTACTACGGTTACTAGAAAAAAATCCGACAGATCCTAAGAGCTTATTGCTTGAGGCTCTTAGGATTAAGTTTGGCAGTTCGCCTCTTTTCTCTTTTATCTTAAGAGAATTTTTAGACAAAGCTGCTACAGAAAAAAACCCAGAAAGATTGCTACACCAAGTATTGTCATCCATAGACAATAACAGAACAAATATTCAAAGGAATATTCTATCTTATAATCAGAGAGATCGGCAGTCTGTTCAAAAAGCTTTAGATATAGGCTTCAACGCAATTAGACAGTCAGCAAGTAGCCAAGCTAAGCCAAAGGAGCCAACAGCAGAACAGCGGGGTCAAATTAGGAAAGCTAAGGATTCAGAAACCACAAAGACTGCTGCTACCCAGTTAGAAAAAGAAGCAGAAGAAATGCCATGGTACGCAAGGCTAACTAGGGGTTTTGCATCTATACTACCTGGTTCTTTAGGGGATAAGGCGCGAAGGGACATAAAACGAGAGGAAGATCAAGAAAAAAGGAAAGTTATGGGAAGGGCATCTGCTTTACCTTCTATAACGAGCAGACTTCCTCGACCAGGACTAGCACCAATCACAGGTGATATTGATTATAAAGTAAGAAACGTCAAACTTAAAGTTATTGAAACCACTACTGATGTTGCAAGCATAGCAGATCAAGCTGTCTCAATTAGACTAAATGAGATTAGCCAGTATTACAACATCACTAAGAGGGGCTAAAATTGTTTAGTATCATACAAGATCTTAAAAATTTTACTGCTAAACAAAAAAAATACTTTGAATCACTAAAGAATTTTGATACAACATTAGAGTCATTTGATCTTTCGCCAGAGTATAAAGCCCAGGGAAACGCCTTATCTAACCTTGAGTCATTGAATGATTCTGTAGAAGTTATCAGAAAGTCTTTTGAGTCTTCAGCTCGTGATATTTCGGTCTTATCGAATGAAGTCTTTGGTTCATATGATTTGTTTGGCGACTTCATCAGAGACCTTAAAGAAGCGGAAATAAGGAATAGAAAAGCCAGAGAAGATTTCTTTGAGCTTGCCAAAACTTCAGATTTATTAAATCCAGCTGATACAGCTAAGCTCGCTTCAGTTTCAGGTTTGATTAGTATAAAAGTAGCTAATCAATATGCTTTACTTAAAAAGTTAGCTAATACTCTTGCTGAACAAGGAAGTTTACAAGATATAGACTTAGAAGAGCTATCAAAATCACAAGAATCTTTGAATGAGTCTATAGTTGAGTTAAAAAAACTTCAGGATAAAGCAAAAAATCTTACTAAAACTGCTCAAAGTGTTTATCAGAATGTTGGTTCAGTAAATCAGGAAATATTTAAAGAGGCAAATGAAGCAGTAAGTGAGTTTAAAAAAGCTTTCAGTGCTGTAAGAGAGCTTAATATAAAAAAAGCTAAACATCACTTGTCACAAATGAGATTAAGAATCGATACTGCATCAAAAATAAAAAAACAATCGACCAATTTTGGCGCTTCGCCGTCGTTGGCATCAAGTGTATATCTAGGTCTAGTAAAAGTCTTTAGCAACATTATAAAGGGTCTTGAGTTTTTAATACAGCCCATACAAATGTTTCTTAACGTTGGGGTTTTTGGCTTAGTAGCCTTTGCGATTAAGGCCATTGCTGCAGTTCATAACTTTAACCAGGAAATACTTAAGACAAGAGGAACACGCCAGCTACAGTACAGTTTAAATGTAGGCCTCAGGGAAGACTTAGTTGCTGCTCAGTTGAATAAGGCACAAAATGAGTATGTAAGTTTACTACGAGATACGAATATTTCCTTAGAGCAAAATTCCACAAATATTTATAAACTAACCAAAGATCAAATACAACAACTTGACTCCATGTCTTCTAGCATAGATTTAAGAAGGCTTATAGACGAGTCAGGAAAAGCTATAGATGTTAATCAAGCCAGAATGAAGCTTATTAATGAGGTTATTACTTTTCAAAAAGGACTTGGCGTAGAATCTGGTCAAGTTGTTGAAGCCTTTGACTCAATGATTGACGGTCAACAGTTTACTTTCGAAAAATCATCTCAGGCATTAGCTTATCTCTCTAAGGTAGCAGCGACTGGTGGATTAAACTCATATCGACTTTTTATGTCATTCAGGGGTCTTCAGGGTAAGATGTCCGGGCTTAATACCAGAGTAAGTAGTTTAATTAATCTCATCTCTACTATTCAAAAAGCCAGGATAATGAACAAGAAAGGGGAAGATAACTTTTTAAATCAACTACAGACTTTCTCTTCTGGCACTGATACCCTTTTTGTTGATATTTCAAATCAGCTTGTGACCAGAAATGATTTGGAAGAAATTTTCAAGAGTAATCGTGGCGGAATTGTTGGCAATGAAAGAGCAGAAGCGATCAATCAGTCTTTAGCAGACAGGGCAATAGAAAATCTTTCTAAAGATAGCGGCACTAATTTTGAGTCTGCGGCTTTAGAGTTACAAAACTTACTTAAGTCTGATCCAAGTGCTCAATTTGCCTATGGGATTGTCAAACTTAGAAAATTGCTACTACCTCAAATTGACATACTCAAGTCTTCTCCGGAGAAGCTAGCCAGCTTTATGTCAAAGAATCTTAGAACTATTGAGGCAGCTGCTGGTGTTCAGTTTGGTCAATTTGGCATGGATATGTTAAGAATATTACTTAACCTGAAGAAAAGCAGCCCTAAGCCTTTAGACACCATAAAAAAAGTGACTGAGTTTCAAAAAATCAGAGATATTAATGGTGCGAGGATAGACGAGTCTACCGCTGCAAAAGTTGAGGCACAAGATTTAAAAATACAACTTTTTAGTCAGAGGCAACACTTTGCCGACATGTTTTCTGACATAAAAAACTACCTAGACTTTTTATTTGTCGATGTAAACAGTATATTTACCTCAATTTCAGGAAAGTTATCTGCTCTATTTACAGGAGGATTGCCAGTTGCCCAGCAGTTTATAAAGTATACGTCTTTGTCACGAGAAGTAGATGGTCTAAAAAGGAAATATTTGTCAGGAGGTCGCACCGAAGAAGACAGGATGGAGTTAGTAGATAAAATTAAAGAGTTAGATGAGTACAGAAAATTATTATTTGAAAAAATATCAAAAGATAGTAAACTTGCTGCATTAAAGCCAGAAATTGAATCTCGAACCCCTAAAATTACCAATAAAGAAGTACCTTTAGAGGATCTTTCTGGCCTTAATGAAGATCAACTATCCAGGTACTATGAAAACTATGCTAAAACTATGTCCGATAAGACATATCAAGCCATATCTTCTGGTAAAAATAAAAATCCTGAGATAGTAAAAGCTGCCGCTTTAGATGCCTATTCCAGGATTCCTAGTTTACTAAAAGATAAGATAAGCTCCCAGCAGTTTGTGCTTCTGTTTTCTTTACTTATATCTTCAGGTAGGTCTAAAAATACAGAACAAGCTGAAAAAATATTAAAAGATTTCCTAACTGAATCCTGGTCAGCTGCTGACTCCGTACAGCGGTCAAGTATAAGACAGAAGCTTGATGTATTCGGTTGGTTCAAGGATAGCTACTATAAAACATCCGGCGCAGACATTATGCAGAAAATGCAAATAAATCCGGCATTAATGAAACCTTTAGTGGATATAGTAAGTTCATCAACAGACCCAGAAGTAAGGAAAGCCCTGCTCAGAGGGTTCTTTAGAGCAGCTGCAAGAGTTCCTGAAGTAGTAAATTTAGTAGATCAATCTAGCAAAAATCTTACTAGACAAGAGGTTGAGTCTGTTCATAAATTCGAAAGGCTATTCAGGGAAGAGTCACGTTCTGCCGCAGCAGAGAGTTCTTCTCTAAGAGCAAGCATAAGCAAGAGAAAGCAAGTATACACATATACATCAAACTATAATCTCTTAGGCAGGCCGGTAAGTCAAGAAAAGTCAGATTCTCCAGAAGCAAAAGCTCCAGATATGCCTTCATTTTCTATGCCAAGCCCGGTAAACTTACCAAATCCGGTTAACGCTATTACTGGACCAGCAACAAGATTTTTACCTAATCAAGCGAGTCTTTCCTCTTATGGGTACAAAGACCTTGTTATTGGACTATACGATGCCCCTACAGCAGACCGAGACCTTGGAAACATAGTTGATCTCATAGTAAGTTCAGGATTTTCATCAGGTGAATTCCTGGTAGCAGACATTGAGATAGATCAGATGATCTATACTAAAGTAGACCCTAATACGAATAGTCAGGTTATTCTTGATGTTAGTAGGAATGCCAAAGAGATTGAGCAAGAAATTCGCAGGGTAGCAGTCAACAAAACGAATGACTTTGTTACATATTACTTAAGGCAGAATAGCTAATGAGCGAAGGTACTTTTGGTAAGGCACCAAATGATTCAAAAAATCAGTTGGTTCGCTTTTACCCAACTCAAGAAAGTTCATTAGTATACATAAAAACACCTGATGGAGAAAAAGTTTATTTTTATGTAAATCCAAACTCTTGGAACATGAACTATAAGCCTAAAATTACAAGACGACGTAGTCATGCGGGTTGGATAGATGAGTTATGGGGAGAGGAACTCGACTCAATCGGCGTAGAGGCAGTTTCAGGGGGCTTTCAAACAGAAAGTACTGGGTTTGCTAGCTTTTCTGACAGTAAAACAAGTGATGCATTTACAAGACTAGAGAAGATTGTTCAAGCATATCGTTCTGGCGGTATAACGATAGACAATAACTTTGCTAAAGATTTCATACCATTAGAGCTACATTTTGATCGGTTTATCTATTACGGTTTCTTTGAAAGCTTATCTTTAGAGGACTCAGTAGATAAACCATTTATGTTGAGTTTTAGCTTTACGTTTAAGGTACTCGGTACAGATGTCACTTTCTAAAGATGATCTTCCTGGAAACTTTAGCGTAGATAAGATACCTGCCTTTGACGTATCTGGTCTTAAGCTATCTCAAGCTTATGTAGATACAAATAAACTTCTTAGGTTTAGTCGCGTAAAAGTTATAAATCAAACTATATCTTATGTTTCAGGTTCTCAGATTTATTTAGATATAAATCCAAGCAATCTCGGTATTTCTATGTCAAAAGCAATAAATGCAAGTAACTATACTAGAGCTGGGTTCATACCGCAATACTGGGGTGATGAACTTGATATAATAAACGCCCAAGGTAAATCTGCAGCATTTTTACATAAAAACGATGGACTTACCCGACAAAAGGCAAATGAAACTGTTGCTTATAAAAACTTTATGAATCTTCTTTTGCTTTATAAAAATAATAGTGTTAATTTTAGAAACAGTAGTTTATTAAAAGAAGAAAGAACTGAAAAATACAATTCTATATCTCAGATAAAAAAATCATACAAAAAGCAAGAAAACACCGGAAGTAATCAGAGTTTACTTGCTTCGTCTACAAGAAAAACTATAGACACTAGAAATTTAGTAGAGCTTAAGTATTTAGACCTTTTATGTTATGGAAATTTTGAATCTTTTGCTTACTCACAAAGTCCAGAAAATCCGTTTAACTTTGATTATACTTTTGAATTTGTAGTATTATTCTATAATAGCCCTCCTTTAGTTGAGGGTCATATAGATAACGCATGAACTTTCAATATCAAAAAAATAGGCCTGTCCTACTTTTAGCTCCAGATGCATTTGTAACGATTAATCAAAATATAGATTTGCCAGTATGCAGGGACTGTGGGGCAAGCTCTCTTATTGTTGATCTTATTACCAGATTAAATGTCAATCTATCGCTTGAGAGTAATCCTGGTACTGCCTCATTTGATTTAGCTGTACCTAAGCATAACAGTTCACAAGTTTATGAAAACGGCAAGTTGAACATACCTCTTATGTCTGAGGTGCAGATCTTTATAAAGGGTAGGTTTTTAGACGATTCAGGACAGCCACAGTACTATCTAGTATTCTGGGGCCTAATAACCAGTATAGAGAAGTCGTACTCTGATGGCTTCTACTCCATGCACGTCTCTTGCGAGGATATGTTGAAGTGGTGGGATATCAGTAAGATTATAACTTCAGACTCGGCGCTTAATAGTCTTAATGTAGGTTCTCCATTTCGAGCATTGTCTAATGTGTACTCAAACTTGACTGGCCCAGAGATTATTTATGCTCTATCTCTAGCCATGTTTAAAGACCTTGTTGGGGTTGATGCGCCATTAATTGGAAACACTGACACAGTAAGAAAAATAGTAGCTACTAACGCCAAATCTTATGCTACAGCTATGGAGTACTGGAGAAACAGATTCGGTTCAATTACGGATCAGTCCATGAAAATACTAGGGCTTGATAATCGCAGAAAGTCCGCGATAAAAAACGCAATAGAAAAAAACAAAGTTGATAACGAAGTCATTTTCAAGACTAAAACTTTTACACCTATTTCTCTAAGCGGTGGCACTTTTGGTTCTCCATCAGAATCTTTGCCTTTATATGCAGAAATAAGTGGTGGTCAAGACCCGTTCAATTTAGGCATAAGATCTCCTCTAGAGGTAGCCAATGAAGTAAAGAATAGAATTAACTTTGAGTTTTTCATGGATACTGGTGGAATAATAACATTTAAGCCACCCTATTACAACTTAAACACTAAAAGTTTGAATGAGTATAAAATATCAAGTTTGGATTTATTATCATACTCGATTACTCATAACCTAGACAATATTTATACCCGTGTAGACATAGAAGGTGCTTTTATGCACGATTCAAATTCCGTTAAAAAACCAAGCATATTTTATATAGACACAGAAAAAGCAAAAACATATGGAATAAAGCAGAATAAAGTTTCTTACAACTATGTAAGAGATGTTCAGAACTTATTCTATCTTGCAGTTTCTGAGTTAAATCGTCTTAATACTAAAGAATACACTGCAAATATTGAGATTGCAGGAAGGCCAGAGCTAAAGCTAGGTATTCCAATATATCTAGAAGAAGAAGATGTTTACTGTTATGTTAGGACCATATCTCATGATTTTAGCTTTGGTCAGAGCTTTACAACAACATTAGGCGTAGATACTTTAAGAAGGAAAGTGAGCACATCTGAAAGGTATCTAGTTTTTTCAGAAAACAAAGATCAAAAGAAAACAGCTATAGTTTCCCAAATACAAAACGTACTTGGTTCAGATACATCTAGTATAGAGGCTCTTTTTATTCAATATAAAAATCAAAAAGGATTAGTGCAAAATACTTTTAGGGAATATTTAGCTAAAAATTCACAAGATTTAGATAATTTTATAAAGTTTGTAAGGGATAAACAAAACAAAGAAAACAAACCTGAGTTAAATACGGCTCAAAGTACTTTATCAAGGGTTGATTCTATAATAGACACAGCAAATCTCAATGTAAGCACTATAATTAGTGATAAAAAGCCAAAAAACCTTAGTGATCCATATTTTACGATTAGCGATAGTAATGGGTATGACTTAGTACCAGGATTTGCTTATGGTTATAATATAACTTCAATTGACATAGAAGCAAAAGTTGAAGCTATTATCTTAGAAAACTCAGCCGTTTCACAAAATGCACAAAATATATCAACAAATAGTATATGAAACTGTGAAAAATAAGTAATTTTTACAATGAATAACATTTGGAGTTGGATTACATATAAACCATCCCCCTATCAAGTAGATAGTAGGGCTGGTGACACTCAGAGTCAGATAAAAATTGGCATCGTAATGCGGGTCAATAATGAAAAAATGACTTGCGATGTTCAGTATGTCTACGGCGGTCAGGACCTCATGCGTGATGTTCCTGTTAGTTTCCCTTATGTCACTCGTCGTGGCTTCATGGGCGGCATGCCAGAGGTTGGGGCTAAGGTTGTTTTATCTTTAATTCCAACTACAGCTACTAATCATACGCCGATCATTACTGGATTCTTGCCACCTTACTTTCCAGTTTATGCTTATAACTATGACAAAATGTCTACACCTGATGCTCAAGTTCCTGGCTTTAGAAGCACTACCGCAAAAGCAAGGGTAAAAAACCAAAGACTTTACCCAGGTGAGATTTTCCTTTCAAGCGATCAAGGAAGCGATCTTAGGGTAGACGATGACATTCTTTTATCAAACAGAAAGCTGAACGAAATTCAGATAAGAAGCTCTGATCAAAGTATTGTTCTTAATTCTTTGCAGTACTATCGAGCTACTGATGCTTCGGTAAGGATAGACGGCATGATCAATAGGTATATGGAATGCCATTATGATCATGAGGGAAATCTTCTAGATAAAGACAGTAAGGTTCACGAAAACTTTGGGTTAGACCCTTCTTCGGATAAGACAAAAAGATTTTCTTTAAATAAAGCAGGAAGCATAGATCCTTCTCTAAGTTTAATCACCCCTGACTTAGAACAAAACTTTATCATGTCAGACGATGGAAGTTATAATTGGACAAGAACTTTAAGCGGTAAGCTTACAATTGACGATCCTTACTTAGTTGCGTATCCGTCCAGCATGAATGAACAGACTCGTCAGAAAGTAAGCCAGGAAATACTTTATGGATCATTACCACTTACTGAGTCAAGGTTTTCAATAAAAGAGTTAGGTGACGGAATCCTTGATCAGTCATATCCATTTCTGTTAACAGATGTAGATACAAGGCTATCTGGTTCTGAGAAACCTATATCCAGTGTGCCTAAAGATGTCTATTTGTCTAAAAATCTGATTGAGAGTGTTCAGGGTACTTTAGTTGGTTATGACTTTTTTGATAAGCCAGAGAACTACGGTAAGGTATTAAGGCATCAGCTTTTTAATAGCCCTAATACTACGTCAGTTAGCTCACAAGAGCTAGCAATTACGGATGACACCTTTCCTGATTTTGCCAAGACTAGGACCTGGTCAGTTGCAAGTATGTGGAAGATGCCGTCATCTGTTTCACAAACCAGATTTTATGTGAATAAAGAAGGCTATATAAGTTTTCACGTTGGTTCTACTAGAGCTAAAAAAGAACATGTATATGCATCTACTGAGGGGGAAAAGCTAGTCCCAGTAGGAGTTAATCCAGTTGGTGCCGGAAGAAGTGTCGAGGGTAGTTTCGGGGGTAGTGTAAGGCTTCTCGTAGAGAAAGATTATAAAGAAGAGTCTATTGAGCTTACGGCAATAGGTCGATCTTTTATTAATTTAGGATGCGATGACAGGGTTGATTATGGTATAAGGCCAAAAACTTATTTAGATAACCGTGAAGTATCCGTAGGTGTTTTTGATTCAGAAGATTTAAGTAATACTAGAAGCGAAAGAATATCTTTAGATCTTACAACCGATGGCGGGATTATTATGCGAGTCGGGAGAAACAGTCAGAATATGGCCCGCAGGCACCGTCATAATGGCTACGACCCAACTGGTAAGACTCTGAACCCAGAAGTATACAAGACCTCAAAGAATCTAGATAAAAAAGAAAGTTATTACCTTGAGGGCGATGCTCCATACCAGTTCCATAACATGATGATGCCGTCGATCAAGCAAGGTTACGTCAATGCTTCATCTACGCCTATTATCAGCAACCCTAACCGAATGGCAGGTTCATTAGACGCACACTTATGCGGTGATGTCATGCTAAGAATTGGGTCAGATCCGATAGACAATAAGAGTCTTGTCTTGGACATGGCAGGGGCTTTAGTTGCCGCGATTGGTAAAGATAGCCACAACTCAAGAAGCATACAGGCCTTATTAGACGGCGGTATTGAAGTAGATATTGGGAAAATTGGCGACACCGGCAACGCATTACAGGGTATATTACGTGGGGATATAGATTTACGTATTCTTCCATCGAACCCACATAAAAACGAAGATGAAGGTGGATCAGTTAATCCTTTGACCCATGAGCAAAAGCAGGGCTATGGTTTAACTACTGAAGGATTCAAGGCTAATCTTCATAAGGGTTCAATGAAGGCTTCGATTGAAGGTTCTGTAGTCACGCATATTCAAGCAGACCAGGATATTAGAGTAGGTGGCGCTCATAACCTAAATGTCAATGGCGATATCAATGCTTTTGCTTTAGGTGGTTACAAGATGAATGTCGGAAACGCTGGCATAGCATTGGGTAATCAGATGGCTTTTGAAGTTGCAGTAGCCGCTGGGTCATTAAGGCACGGTACTTTACTTGGTGATATTAAGCATGATACCAAGGCAGGTAATGTTTTAATGAATACTCTTCTCGGCAACATGGACTTCAGCACCAAAGCAGGTAATGTTCTTATGTCTACTTTAGCTGGAAACTTTGACGGTTCTACTATTTTAGGAAACGCTAAAGTCACAACTAAAGTTGGAAATGCAGAGCTTTCTACGTTAACTGGTAACGTAGATGTTACTACAAAGCTAGGAAATGCAACCATTGCTACTGAAATTGGTATAGCTGCCATAAAAAGCAAGATACTTGCGGAAGTTGTCTCTGAGGCCCTTGCAGTAATAAAAGCAAGAATAACTACAATTGATTCTTCTTTGATTCAGCTTGGCGGTTCTACTTCCGTTCACCCCGTACCCAAGGGTGATGTCTTGCTTACCTGGCTTATGACCCATGTTCACGGTACACCAGGCACCCCTCCAGTTATTCCGCCACCACCGAGCATATTATCAACTGTTACTCTAACCTCTTGATAAACTATAATTATGTATGCACGCAGACTGGAACAAGGTAAAACTACCTACTACTGAGTTAGGCGATTTAGGCAAAGAGCTTTCTTCGTACTTAGATAATATGCGCTCAGAGCTTGAGAGCGAAAGTAAGAAAGTTCAACATTTATTAGACCTTGTTCTTTTAGAGCTACAGAATCAATCTAATCAAGACAAGTGACTCGAATATTCCCCCCTGTCTTAACTCTGGGTGTAACTTCTGATACTTTTCAGTTAAGTGTATATCCAGAGATATCTGGCGCCGTTTATAGGCTTTCAGATATCTCCATGGCAGATGTTGCGGAAGTAACTGTAGATGGTCTTGTCACCCCAAATGGGGTTGGTCAGGTTTTCATTGACTATACTCTAGCTAATGAAGTTCTTAGTACCTGTAAAGTTGAAATAATTAACTCTATTCTTCCTAAGTCCTCTCATATTATTGATGATAATGCTAGATTCGATCCATACTATAAAGAACAAACTTTGGATCAAGGTGATAACCTATTTATTTACCCTACCGTAGTTTATTCTGATACATCAAGGATAACTGCTGCCAAATCTAACTACACAATTTTAGTGTCAAGAGATGGTAATGAATTTTATAACCTTTTAGAATCTGAAACTTTAGTACCAGAAATTAAAATAACCTCACAAAACTCTCAGGGTAGGTTTGCATATAAGATTTTAGGCATTCATGCTAGGACTGAGCCTTTTGTCGTAAGAGTTATTTTTACTGAGGGGGAAAGAAGTTTAACTCAGGATATCTATTTGAAAGTTACTGGCCCGGTAGCAGTAAACTATGAACCATACTATAACACAAATGGATTTGAAATTGATTTAGGGACTACCCTGGATATTAACTCAACTGTTTCATATAATGATGGAAGAGCAGATAGCTCATTAGTATCCTACTCTAGCTTAACTCCAGATGTTATTTCTGTTGATAGTAACGGTACTGTAACCCCGATTAGAGTTACTGATATAAGTTATCCTAGTTATTCAAATACCAAGAGTAAAGTTTGGTCATTTTGTAAAGCAAGAAATAAAAATTATGTATCTGCCCGTAATAAGATTTATGAGTTTACTCACGACTCTCAGTATGGGTATGGTGAAGTTTTATTTCAATTAGATAACAATATAAATATACGTTCACTCTCTTCGTTGCAGGATGTAGTTTTATACTTTTACATTTCCGTAAAAAAGCAAGATAAAGAACCACCAAAGTCGGTAGTATACCGTGTTTATGTCAATAGACCTATCTTACAGCCTGTTGGTAAAGTAACCCAGGAAGGCACTGCTTTTTGTCTATCAGAGGCTAAAGATGGATCTTACAGGTGCATATTAGCGACAAGAAAAGATAATTTAACTTATGTTTATAACTTTTCTCATTCTAACGAAAATGCTGATATAGCACAATACGCATTAAGGATAGATCCAGTTATAGTAAAGGCAGTACCTCTAGCTAAAGATTGGGTTGCGTTTTTAGATAGCTCAGGTGTTGTATACAGGTACAACTTAACTTTAGGAACGTTATCACCCTTAATAACCGGATATTCTGGTATTAAGTCTATAAGCTCTGAGCTTTATCAAGAATCAGCTAAGAAACAAATCCATCGTTTATGGGTCTATCAAAAAAATGGTTCAGAGGTAAAGTTGTACCGACAAGATTTAGAGTTTAGTAAGACTTCTGTAACAGATGCACCTGTAGCATCTAACCTTGTTGACTATGGAACACTAGATACACCAAATGGGGCTGATTACCTGCACAAGGCAGATTTAGTAGAATCCAGGCATCATCTAGTCTTCACACATTTACCGCCTGATGACTCATACGCAGATCCTCCACCTTCAAATCCAGCGTACCATGGGCTATCTATCGATATAGAGCCACAATACTTCAATGAAAGCACTGATTTCATAAACGATCATGTCGGTATACTTGACTTGTCTAATGAGATTGTTGGTAAAATAAAAATCTCATCAACAGAAGATCCATTTATCAACTCAACTGCTGAGTTTAAAGTCAATCCTAGCAACACGAAACACCCATATGCGCTAAAATATTCTGGAGGTCCTTTAAACTTACCGACTTCAACCGATAATATTGTACCCGTACAGGCAGTACTAAGTGATGGGACTCTTGTTTCGACTGTAAGTTCTTTATCTGGGCCGAATACTTTTATAAGTGGCGGATACTTGTACACAAGAGAAGAGAATGAAATTAAAAGCACTCTTTCCCTAACATATTCAGGAAATACAGCTTTAGGGTTATCTGTTGAGGCTAACTTTTACCACAGGCCTGTATCAGTCGGAATAGGAAACATTTCTACACCTAGTCCATTGATTAAAGTTAAAGAGGGTTCAAGTTTAGAGATTCCAACATACATCTTTATATCTGGAAATAGGCAATACGATAAGGCATTAAAGTTTTCTAGTGACAGTAATAACATCGTATCCTATGAAACTTCAGGGACATTCATTTTATTATCTGGTCTGTCCTCTGGTGTTCACATAATTAATTATGAAACTCCCCAACCCATAACGCCAGTTTTGTCAGGTACGATTACTGTTCAAGTTAATCCACTAGCTGCTCCTTATAGGATAGATATTCCAGACATTATTGGCGGAACTCTAAAAGTACCATATAGGCCTGTTGACCTTCTACATCCAGAACCTTTTAGCTATCCTGTTACCATATCAGGTCAAGTCATTTATTCAGACGGCACTGCTTTACCTTATAACTCTGGGATAGTCTGGGTTGTAACTTCAGGTAGCGCTAATTATTCATGCTCTGGTTCTACTTTTTATTTTACTCCTCCACTTTCTGGACCTAATCCAGCAGGCCGTGCTGTTGCAATTTCTGAATCTGATCCTACAGTTCAACGAGAATTTATTCTATCTGCTTTAGAGAGCCAAGATACTACTCCTGTTCGTTTAGAGTTCCCTAGCTACGTTACTAAGTATGATAATTTTATTAAGTTTGATAGTATCCCACAGAAAAGAATAAACTTCTTTGTGAGAAGGGCAAACAATACACTCGTATATGGAAATAGCTTAGCGACTTTTACAACCAGCGGTAATAGTATAAGAGTTATTGAAAACTCTTTAGGCACTCTTGCCATAAACCCAAATAGCTTCGATATAACGACATTAGATATATCAGTGGGTGACTTGACTTCAAGTGTTTTTATTCAGGTAGCTGGTCCAGAAAGAATAGAACCAAATCTACCATTTTACCAGGTTGACGCAGGCTCTACTTTATCTTATGTTACTGGAAATATTTACGATTCAAATGAAGCTTTATTTACAGAAGCAGACTTAGTAATAAAATCTAGCAATCCATTTGAGGTATCTAACTCTTGCTCCGGCACTCTTCGCGGTAAGTTTACCAAGTATTTGCCAGAGCCTCTTTCCGCTCCAATTTTATGGTCTAGTGTGAGCGACGAGGGAACGCTTTCGGTACTTAAGGAAGACGGCTATTTAACCTACTTTGATAGCAACCTATCTTCTAAAATTAATAAGTATTATGACTACAAGAATAAAAAAGCTTATTTGTTTGATTTGTTAAGACCAGACGCTGGCGTCATAGCTTTTAACGATGGTAACAGTACTCGACTTTTCATTAATGATGGGAAGACGGATTTTTCTGACTGGGGAACTTTATCCGGTAACGTAACGGATCTTTGTATCTTAAAGTCAAGGGTTTACTTTACTAGACAGATTGGCAACAGCAGGCAAATTGGTTTCATAAGAAGAAATGCAAAAAAACCAAAAGAGGGCGTAACACTTGATTATGCCACTACGATAGTAAGCGGTATCTCGCACCCTTACAGGTTAAGCAGGTCAGGTCTTAAGTTATCTTGTCTGGACATCAGCGGCTCAGTATTCTTAGTTGACAATAATAACGCTACAGGTTTTGTACCACTTCAAATATTTTCCGGATCATCAATAGGATCGCCAGATTTTTCTATAAACCAGGATGATTTAGTTTCTAACTTAAATCAAAAAAACATAGGGCGTATCCCAGAAAATTTATACAATTTAAGTGTTGGAAGCTCTTTTTACTTTAGCGATGTCTTAAAAACTTCTGTTTATCGGTATACACCTACTTCGGTATCGAGCACATCTTTAGTTTTTACACCAGAAGGGTTTTCTACCCAAACTCAAGCGGTAAGGCCCATAACAGTTTTACCAAGTGGCACAGGAATTGATTATTACCTAGATTTTTCTATACCAGATATTGATTTAATTTACATTGGGGATACTAGAAAGGTATCCGCTAATGTTTATAACAGTTCTGGTAATAAGCATTCTAATGTTGATGTTTATGTTAATGGAAATAAGTCATTAGATACCAATGTCACCTTTACGCAAGGCGGTATTGCTGAGATAAAGGTGGTTAGCAGAAATAACCAAAACGTTTATGCAGTTAAAAACATTGCGATAAACAGAAGAGTGTCTTCTGTTGAGTTAAAAAACTTCTTGGAGGATGACGGAGCAGTTTCAGTTAATGCTGAAAGTTCTGTACCACTAGAGGTTGTAGTTACTTATGAAGATGGGTACACCGACTCAAACGCTGAATTAATAATTACTATTGAAAACCAAAATTACATATCCTCACATCAGATAAACAATCTTATCTATCTTGATGGCATTAACGTAACACCAGGAAACGCTACCGCTGCCGCCAGTTTGGTAGCTTTAGAGACTCAGGTTACTAGCAGTGGCTACCGCTCAATTCCGTTACAGGTAAAAGTATATCCAGCTGGTACACATAAGCTTTCTAGTGTTTCTTTGAGCCCTTACTATGAGATTGATGAGCAAGGTATAGCTTCAGCTTCCGCAAGTTTTTACTATACAGACGGAACAAGTGAGCCTGTTTTTGATGAAGGGTTCCAATTAGAGCTTTCTGGCTTGCAGACGTTTGAAACGATTAAAGATTTGACAGTATCTTATGATAATAGCCTATATGTCCTACTAGATAACGTCATTCACGTTTATACAGAAAATGGCGCCCTTTCGGAAGTTATTAGTTTACCAGAAAACGACTATCCATTTAAGAAAATAAGAATTTTAGATTCAAATGTTTACTTAAGTGACGCTTTTAGGGTATTTAAGCTTGTTGATAGTGACCTAAATGTTGTCTACGGTACAGTATCAGGGGATAGTCCTTCTAGCGTAGTTGACTTTCATCTTTCCTCTAGTGAAATTTTAGTTTTGGATGTAACCGTCGCAGGATCAAAAATAGTTTCTATAAAAGGCGCCTTGCCCCCAGAATCTCGTAGTATAGCTATAACGGACTTATCAGGTTTTACAGTATTTGATGATGGGTCTGTATATCTACTAAGTCCATCTCTTGGTGTCATATCAGAAGATAGCCAGGTTATCTCTGCCGTTCTTAATGCTAATGGAATATCAAATTTTTCTGATGAGCTTTATGTAACATTAAATCATCGTATTGCTCGTATTTTATCTAACGGTACCTTAGATTTTATAGCCGGTGGTGTCTTTCCAGGATTAGTAAACGGAAATGATCCAGCTACGGTAAGATTTA